AATCTAGGTATCTCCCATCTTATTTTGTTAGCTAAGAACTATGTAGGTTATCAAAACCTATGTAGAATAACCGCTGTTGCTCATACAGAAGGTTATTACTATCAGCCCAGGATTGATTATGATATCCTCGAGAAATATAAAGAGGGACTTATAGTTAGTACCGCTTGTATGTTTGGCGATTTTAGTAAGATGCTTGAACGTGGGCTACTTAAAGAGGCCCGTGAATTTGCCGGCCGAATGAAATCTATTTTCGGGAATGATTTTTATATCGAGATTCAGAACCATGGGTTTGATACCCAGGCTCAGGTTATTCCACTAGCAGTAGGGGTGGCTAAGGCTTTAGATATACCACTGGTAGTATCCCAAGATGCTCACTATGCAAAGCCGGAACATTGGAAGTTTCAGGATGCTTTATTTTGTATGGGAGCCAAAGCTAAGTGGGTAGATGAAGATAGACGTACTGCTTGTCGAGAGATGTATATTAAATCACGCAGTCAGTTAGAAGCGATGTTTAGTAAGTTTAATGTGCCGGCTTCTGCTTTTGATAATACTATGGCTATCTTGGAGCGGGTAGAGAACTATGAGTTAGCTCCCAAAGATTGGCTTCTTCCAAAATTCTTCCCAGATGCTCAAACATCCAAAACAGTTTTAAGAGAGAAATGCCGGGAAGGCTGGAAGCGGCGACTTATTTCTATCGTAAAAGATAATCCCGCTCTCAAAAAGATATATGCAGACCGTGTGGATTATGAGTTAAATGTTATCAACTCTATGGGTTTTGCAGATTACTTTTTAATTGTAGTTGATTTTCTTGACTGGGCTCGATCTCAGAAGATTCCTATAGGTCCAGGTCGCGGTTCGGTATGCGGATCCTTGGTAGCCTATCTCCTTAATATCACAGAGACTGATCCAGTCAAATATAATCTTCTGTTTGAACGATTCTTAGTTGAAGGTCGGCCGTCGCTTCCTGATATCGATGTTGATGTCACAGATCGAGATGCTATCCTGCATTATCTAGAGGGAAAGTATGGCAAGGATAGAGTAGCTCCTATCTTAAATCGTGCTACCCTAGGTTCTAAGGGGGCTCTTGGTAAGGTTGCTTCTATACTTGGCAATCATAAATTAGGTCTTGAGATTAGTAAACTTATCCCTTCGGATAGAGGAAAGACGCCTTCCTTTGAGCAGGCCTATAGAGATATTCCCGCGCTTAATGTGCAGAAGGCTTCTAATCCTGAGTTGTTTGAGTTAGCCGAAGGTCTTGAGGGTGTCACAACTCATGTCTCTGGTCATGCTAGCGGTGTAATTGTCTCGAGTGTTCCCATTACCGATGTAGCTCCACTTCAGCGGGCTGAAAGCCAGGTCTATGTAGCTTATGATAAGAAGCAGTCTTCTTATGTAAAGCTCGTAAAGATGGATATTCTAGGGCTAGACATTCTTAAGACCTTATGGGGTACGCTTAAGTTAGTTAAGGATCGCTATGGAGAAGATATAGATTTATACTCTCTACCACATAATGACCCCGCGGCGTTTAAGTTACTTGCTAATGGAGATACTGTAGGTATCTTTCAGTTTGAGTCACCTGTAGTGCGTAAGATGTTTAAAGAGATTCAGCCAGTATGTATGGATGATATCTCGGCCGTTAACGCTCTCAATCGGCCAGGTCCTTTGGACTCTGGGATTGATAAGGAATATCTCAAACGTAAACAAGATTCTTCTCACATTGTGTATCCTCATCCTTTACTGGAACCCGTGTTAAAAGAAACTTATGGGCTTATGATTTACCAGGAACAACTTCTAGCCATGGCTGGAATCATGGCCAATTATGATGTTCGTGAACGTGATTCTCTACGGAAGGCTATTTCAGATAAGAAGGAAGAGGATATAGAAAAACACCGTGGTCAGTTTATCGAGCGGTCTATCAAGAACAGTTTCCCAGCACCCATGGTTACTTCTATCTTTGAGCAGATGAAGAATGCTGGGTCATATATGTTCAATAAATCCCATGCTGTCGGTTACGCTTATCTTGCGTATTTGTGTGCTTATCTTAAGACGCGGTATCCTCTTGAGTTCTTGGTATCATGTCTTAATACTCAACTCCAAGCTGAGACTAAGCCCGAGCTTGCAGAGATTACTAAATTTGTAATCGATATCGAAGCCCATGGTACACAGGTTCATGCTCCAGATGTAACAAAGTCTCAGTCCTTATTTCATATAGAGTACGGGCTTGACAATAAGGATAAACCTGTAGTATACTATGCCTTGGGTGCAGTAAAGTCTGTGTCCCCAGATGCTGTGGGTATCTGGTTAGCTAAAAGACCTTTTACTTCTTTAGATGATTGTGTTCTTAAGGGAGTGCAATCGGGAGTAAGTTCAGCCCAGCTTCAAGTATTAGCAGAGATTGGTGCTTTTGCTTCGTTGGCCCCGAATGTATCGTATACCATTAAGACGATGGAAGATAGAATCGGGATGGCCAAGAAACTTATGGCCAGGGTAAAGCGTCAACAAAAGAAAGAAGTTATAGAACAAGGGGAGTTGTTAACTGTCCCTGCTGAGATTACTCTCAATATGGGTGATCAGGTTGAGTTAAGTGGGGTGTCTAAAGGTGGAGGGAGTGCCAGACTTAAAGCAGAGATGGAATATATAGGATTCACTCTGAGTGGCACGTTGTTAGATCCCTATGTAAATCAAGTACGCGCTAAGTCTGACGCTTTACCAAGTTATTTTATACAACAGGTGCTTGATGGTGATAATTGTAGAGTGGCTGGCGTAATACAAAAATTAATTAAACGCCCAGATCGTAATGGTAATATGATGGCTTTCTTTGAGCTATCAGATGGACGAGTAGGAGCAAGAGCACTTGTTTTTAGTTCGACATTTAAACAGTTCGCAGATGCGACTTGGAGAAATGGTCGCGCTGTGGTAGTGGACGGTCGGAAGGACGGGGATGCATTAATTGCATCGGACGTTCGATTCCTTTTCAAGGAAGGTTCCGACCAAGATGAAGAAAAGAAAACGAAGCAGCCGAAAATTAAAGATCAAACTGACCTCGGAGAAGGTCCGGGATTTTGAGATTGTTGCTAATCAAGGGTTAGTACATAGGGTAGCTCAGAGATACAAGCAGTATTGTTCTAATACATCTATATCCTATGATGACTTGTTTCAGGAGGGGATGACCGGCTTAATTGTAGCCCGGGACAGGTATGATCCGAAACGTAGGGTGAGGTTTAGTACCTTTGCTAATTATTGGATTACTGCCAGAATCCTTAGGCTGTTAAATCGTTATTGTTCAACGATCCATGTGACCCATTCAGCTTCAGCCACCTATCACGATTTGGTTAAACGTATTGGTGGTAGTGGGGACATGGTAGAAGATCTCCTGGTTAAGGTCCAGGCTCAGTATAGAGATGGCGAGATTAGCTATGCTGACTATAAGAAGTTTATTGGGGTACTCCGCGCTAAATCCCCTGAATCTCATAATCATATCTCTTTAGAGAATGAATATCAGTTGTATGAGGGTGGAAGTGTGCCCTCGGATTCAGATACTCGATCTCTAGAGATATTAAAGCATACAACCCAAGAGCCCAGTACTGAACAAGCGTTAAGTATGAAAGATACTATTGACACAGTAATAGCTTTTCTGACCAAGGATGAAGCCAAACTTCTAAAAATGTATTACGGTTTAGATGGGTTTGAACGACATACTTACGAAGCTCTTGCTGAAAAGATAGGTTGTACACGACAATGGGCTCATAAAACCCATAATAAAATATTAAAGAAATTGAAGAAGTATTTGGATAGGATGTCTAGGAAAGACAAGATACCTATACAAGAGTTTCTACAGGATCTAAAGTAATAGGAGTTAGTCATGGTTGAGCCAGTAAAGAGGAAGTTTAAATTCAATTGTTACCTGCATTTTTCTCTGGAGGATACTGTTGAAGTTGAGGCCTCCTCATACAATGAGGCTTATGACCTCGCCATCAAAGTAACTGATCATAAGTTTACTGATGCTAAGTATGAAATGGCTGAGTTATTACAGGACGAAACTGATGTAGAACTGGTGACTGACGAGAGCAATGAAGCCCAAGAGTAAGCCACGGAGGGTAATCTTTTTCATTCAGCGAGATAAATACTCTTGTGGCGCTATAGTGGTTATGAATGTCCTAGCAGTATTAAGACGTAAGATTAAGAGAGAAGATCTTCCCAAAATAAGGAAGATGGTTAATTGCCAGGAAAACGGTGGCACCGAGGAAGTAGATTTACGGCGGGGATTACGTCGGTTAAATGTGAAATATAAGTTTTACCAGTATGGTTCAGTATATAACAATAACCTCCAGAAAAAAACACTTCCTTCTTTGGGGCCTGGAGTTGTTGAAAAACATCTCCAAAAGTATGGCCCCGTGATACTAACTCATTATGTAGGAACGGAGTATGAAAAAGATTCTCGAAATGCTATGGGGCATTATGTTTTAATAATCGCTACCAAAAATCGAAAGTTTCTTTTGATTAACCCGCATGGGCCACATAATTATATCTGGATAAAATGGCAGACGCTAAAGAAGTTTATTCGGCGTTCAGAGTGGTATCCGTCTATTGGTTATGTGTATTGTAAGAACTGGAGCACTAGGGAATATACCCTAATATAATTAAGGAGAGGTTGGAGTACTATCATGAGTAATACTAATTGTTTAGATGGGATGAGTTGCCCGCGGTGTGTATCATTCGGTCCTTTTACTATTCGGGCTGAGGCCACATTTACTGTAACCGATGACGGTACCGATGACTATAGTGATGTTGATTGGACTGATGATGCTAATTGCGTGTGTTGTCAGTGCAATTTTGGGGGAACAGTAAAGGATTTTAAGAAGTAATGAGACATACTAGAAAATGTACATGCCCACAGTGTGGTGACATAACCAAGGTAATGGTGATCCATCCTGGATTCAGTAGACTCATCACTCGGGAAGAAGCAGAAGCTACCTTTAAACTATCGCAGGATCCTGCTTTCGTTGAGAAAGAAGTACAACGATCTTTTGTTGAGTTTGAAAAGAGAAAGGCTGAGGTTCCTGAGAAAAGTGATCCTGCTACTATTAAAGCAAATCGGTTGGCTGCGTTAGCTAAGGCTCGTGAGGCTCGCAAAGCTAAGGTAACTGCTAAACAAGAAGTTCAAGAAGGAAAGCGAGAGATAGTAGAATGAATATTGAAGAGATGGTTACAGAATTCCAAGAGCTAGAATTAGATCCTTCCAAACTTGATGGAAAAGTCATCTATCAAAAGGTTCTAGCGATTAAAGAATCTATAGACCTTTCTAGTTCGGCTAGATGTAAGCATGCCGATTCTGTGATAGCTTCTCTCTTCCAAGTAATAGCGGCCAAAGCTGCTCGTTGTCGTTGGTGGGAAGATGTGCTCTTTCAAGAGTTGAAGCATCTTCGAGCCAAGATCAAGATAGCTACACATAGTGACGATCTAACTAAAGATCAGATTCTTGATCTAGTTGAGGTCAACCCAGAAGTTCAAACGTTAGCTAAACGACAAGCTGTAGCTGAAGCTTCTAGGCGGTACTGGGAGTATATGCTTGAAGCATTGAAAGAAGCTGGTAAGCGAATTGATAGTGCGGGTATGTTAAATGCAGTTGAAGCACGACAAAATCCAGTAGGAGCAGGCTAATGCCTTATTATACGTTTGAGTGTACTGATGAAAAGTGTAAGTGTGTCTTTGATATGTATATAGATTCATTCTCAACACTTGAGAAGGATGGGCCTCCTCCTTGTGAGAAATGCCAGAAGCCTACTATTAAGATCTTCTCACCAGATACTAACATTAGGTTTATTGGCTTGCCTACACCTACGCATCAGAATCCTATGAGGCGATATCCCAAGAATTTTAAGGCAGGATGTTAACATGGGTATCACTAGGGCCCAAGTTAAAGCTATTCATGATGGGCTAGATGAGGTGATTAAGAAGTATATTGAGGCTCAGAATTATAGCCTTACCACATCTAAGTGTGGTTACTCAGAGAATGGTATTTTAAAATTTACTATAACTATAGGGCCTAATGGTGTAATTGGAGCCTATGTAGATAGTAAATTACAAAGTCATGGATACTATGGTTTTTTTGAGGGTTGCCAGATATCTGTGGGTGGTGAAACTTATATTGTTAGAGACATTACTAGTCGTGGTAGTTTGATAGTTACCAAAGAGGGAAGCAATAAGAGATATAGGGTACCAGTTAGAAATAGAAGTAGAATTTCTTTGGTCTCGGCTCCAGCTAGACCTGTAGTAGAGAAAATTTTAGATTAGGAATTAAAGGTAAGGGATATTATACCATAGAAGACTGAGGGGTTTAATGGCTGCAATGTTAGTGACGTTAACAGTTCAAGCTGAGATTGAGTTTAAGAAGTTTAATGAAGATGGTGAGGTTTCTCCTGATTATCAAAAGAAACTTGATAAACTTATGGAGAAACTAGAGAAATTAGGTCTTGATGTTGATCTAACTAGTGAAGATATACTTGATGATCAGGTTAAGGAGTAAGAAATGCGTCCAATTGATGTTGTTTATGATAAGATTACCGCGGCTCAAAAAGAGATCGAGGAGATCCGTGCCAAGTGTACCCATCCCAAGTATAAAGTAGGTTGGTATTCATGGCGTATAGGAGCCATGGACCCCAAGCGGTTGTGTGTAGATTGCGATCAGATACTAGAAGGTGTGACTGAAGAAGAGGCTAGAGTTCTACGAGCAGAACTCTTTAAGAACGAAGATGGTCACAAATATGAGAATGCCTCTGAGAGCGTAAGGCTTATTGTGCCTTGACTTCTAATGAAAATAAGGTATAATAATATCCATTGTAGTGCAATCAAGGAGAAATAAAGAAATGGCTAGACCCGGCAGGAAACCTAAGGTACCTCGGAATGATGGTGACCTAGATAGTTTGAAGAGCAAAACACCAAAGACCCCAAAGAGAAGCCAGACTGATGAGATTAATGATCAGTTAGAGGCTACTATCTTTAAGGGATATGAGGAATTCTTTGAGGCGGTACCAGACCGGCGTAAGAATTTATTCAAGTTAGATATCCCCTCGTTTAATCATGTTATGGGTGGTGGTTTGCCTCGTGGTCAGATGGTACATCTATATGGACCAGAAGGTACAGGCAAGAGTACTTTAGCTCTTCACATGGTAGCTTCTGTCCAGGCTTCAGGTGGACGGGTTTTATTTATCGACCAAGAAAATGCTTTGGAAACTTCTTATGCCAAAGCTCTTGGAGTTAATGTGGATCCTCCTTATTTAAAGTATATGAGGAAAAATCCTAATGGTGAGGTAGTTCTAGACATCATCGAGAAGGCAGTGCGGTCAGGGCTATATGCTTTAATCGTAGTTGATTCCGTAGCTACTTTAGCTCCTGCCAATGTCCTAGAGGCTTCTAACCAGGAAGTCTTTGTGGCGGCTCAGGCTCGGATGCTTACTCAGGGCCTTATGAAATTGAATCATGCCGCTGTTAACTCAGATACTATTATTCTTTGGGTGAATCAGCAACGGTCTAACATTAGCAAGATGCCTAATGCTCGGCAGTTTACAACTCCTGGTGGTAAGGCTCTTCCTTTCTATGCTAACATTAACATCCTGATTCAGAGATTCGGCCCAATTAAAGAGGGCGAACAAATCATTGGCCAACAGGCCAAGATCAAGGTTGAGAAGAATAAGATTGCTGCTCCTATGCGTGAAGTCTTATGCAATATGATTTACGGATATGGCTTCCGTAAGGATTTGGACTTAATCATTTCAGCTAAAGATGCTGAGATGATTCAGCAAAAGGGTAGTTGGTTCGAATATAATGGAATTAAACTTGGTCAGGGTTTAAATTCTGTTGTAGAATATGCTAAAGCACATGAAGAGTTTCTAAAGGAACTGGAGGATAGATTGTATGGAGAAGTACCCGTTGCCGTTATTGCCCCCATTGCAAGTGATTCGGGAGAAGTCGTACCCGCTTCCGCAGACGGGGAGCCTGTCGCTTGAGACTTGTACACCATTAGAAGCTCTGCAAGGGCAACTTTTAGATGTGAAGAAGCGGATTAATAATAAGAAATCCTGGATTGCTTCATTACAAGGTATGGTTTCTTTTCAACAGTCTGAATTAGGTGTATTGGAACGTACTCAGGGTGAACTAGAAGAGAGTATTAAAATTTTAGATCAGATAGGGAGGTCGTTTTAATGGCACAAACTACCATTGAAAAAATGGCTGAGAAGCTAAAGGAACAAGAAAAGAGACTGGAGGAAGTTGAGACTCTAGCTCATAAGTGTGAAGCTTTTGATGATGAACACTTGCCATTACTTGGAGCTTTGCAGCAAACTGCTATAGCTAATGAAGCAATCACGCAACGATTCTTTATGGCTATTCGTAGCCAACAGGTTTTAACTGAAGCCCTAGTGCGTTATATCGCAGGATATACGGCAGAGGCGTATGAGGCCGAAGTTAATCAGGCTGTGGCGGATAGTGGTAAACCTGGCGGGATGATGCTAGGAAATACTTCTAAGGATTTTGATACTGATAGATTCCGTTCTTTGTGCGATAAGGTAGCTGAGGTTACAGCTAACCTGGCCAAGAAGGCTCGGGAAGATCGTGAGAAGGAAATGGAACGGCTTCAGGCCGAAGAGGATAAACCTAAGATTGAGGTAGTATCCCCAATTGGGATGCCGGATCTGAAGAATCCGAATGGCTTGAAGGCTGTCTAGATTTAGTCCAGCCCTTTCGATCCCTCCAAATCCAGAATTCTTTTCTGCCATTTGGGGGGATTTTTATTGTGTCTATTTGAATTAGGTCTCGTTTATACTTCTTTTTCTTAGGATTCTTCGCAGACTTTTTCTCTCTCTTACACTGAATAAACAATATCTCTTGATCGTTCCAGGCTACTAGATCAAAGGCCGAATGGGATCCTGCAGAACGAACGACATAGTAGCCGGCTTGCTCGAGTTCTTTCTTTCCCCGGTATTCTATTGCCCGCCCTCTAATATAATTAGCATTTCCCATTTGGGGGTTCATCTTTCTTGGGGAGCTTAAGAATATTAAGATCTAGAAAGTTATTCCCTGGAGCAATTTCTTCGGGAGGGATCAGTGGAAGAGACTTTTGAGGTGGGATAAGCATATCTCTAATTTGATTTAGCTCTGGATGATCACCCAGCATACCTACTTCTTCCTGGCTATCACTTGTATTAAATGAATCTCTTATAATTTGATTGGTAAAGTAATGAGCCTTAGAGAACTCATTCTTATCCTCTACCATAGGTATACCAGTAATCATATATTTTTCATTATATTTGCCGGGAGTTGTGGGGATTATGTCTACGGTTAGTGCTAAGCGGAGGGGAGTACCACTAAGGGCAGCATATTTTCTGAATTTATCTAAGATATCCGATACAACAAATAACTCTTCCCAAACTTCTGGTTCTTCATCACCATTATTCTCATGCTCAAAAGGTCTATCACCGGGTGCAGCGGGTGCCATTGTGAACCTAACCCAGGGCTTTGAGTATTGTCCCTGCTATATTTTTAGTATCTTCATAATGCCAAATTTCTACCAATTTCCATCCTTGTTTTTCACATAGTTTCTTTTTGAGACTATCTCTCTTTACTTGTTTCTTAAAATTCTCTTCAGCTTGAATCTTGTCTCCATCAAAGGCTACTGGTTTGCTGTGTTGTTCACCATGGGCTTCAATGGCTATTTTTAGATCAAGTATAAACCAGTCTACATGATACTTAGTATGAGGGATAGGATACTCTTGATATACACGCATTCTTTTTAGAAGAGTGTCATTTCTTATTGCTTGTCCGACCATTGTATGCAAACTAGAAGCATTTTCTCGAAGTTCAAACTTCAGCCGTTTACGTGACATCATTACCTCGGAAAAGAAATAGCCCCACAGGCGCGATTCCCATGGGGCTGCTCCTTTCCCTTATAGTACCACTACCTGTCTATTTTGTCAATGCTTAGAACAAGTAGTCGCTTAAGGCTACACCAGAGGCTGCAACAGAGCCATCAGCATTGAAGATAATAGCTGTTGCATCCTCTACGTTAAAGGTATGTCCGCCGCCGGCTGGACAGTAGTAGACGTTTCTTGAGAAATCAATCTTCGCAGTAGATACTGCTTGGCCTACTGGAAATTCGATATCTCTCTCAGCGTGAACCGGGCATTCAACAGCCCAGGTTACGGGAAGTAAGGTGTGCTTTTTGATGCCTGTACGATAACGCATTTTTACTACTCCTTGAGGTACTAGTTGAGAATAGGTAGTTAATTACCCGCCGTAATTATAAGGATAGGCCACACCATTGAGGCCGGATCCTGGTACCCCATCCTCAAGAAGAACTTTTGGATAAGGATAAGTCTTGCCACTGGTTCTGTCCCAGTAAGGATGACCATTTAAGAATGAGATAGGCATACCACTTAGGGCTGCTACACTCTTTCCAATGTCTTGTCCTGATGCTAGCTCCACATCTTTGTTGCCATTGATGGGATCTACGTAAAAATGTCTTTGCAGCAATCCTGGTACGTTGGGATTGGCGCACATCACTACGTGGAGCCCTGGCACACCAGTAGGTAGAGCAGCGTATTGCTTTCCTGTCATGTCATAACCCATTTTACCGACTCCTTAGTAGTTCTATTAGGTATACTGAGATCCACTTGGTATAGCATAGATGTGATCCGAATTACTTAAAGCAGCACCGGCCGGCATATCTGATCTGTCTAGTATGGGATAAATAAAGAGGAAGTGACAGCTATTGCATCCCCAGTATTGTTCATAAGCATTAATGTCATCATAGACAGTTGTTTGATCGTAGCCTAGTAGAGTGCCTTCATTAAATCTTTTCGTGTGGTATCTAGTTAAACCAGATGGTGCCGCCCGGAAGGGACCATAGGTATTGACGTTCCAAGTTGGGCGTGTGATACCTGAAGGGTTAATTAATCCGCTATCATCTATTGGTCCGTTAGGTTGAGCTAGTCCACTGCAATCATATTGATTCCGATAGGCTGGGAAAAAGATGTCGTCATCACCACATCTGGGGCAAATTTTTGTTGAATCTATGCCTACGCCATTAATGTAAGTACGTACTTTGTAGGGCACAGGTAACCTCTATACTGAGGATCTAAAGTAGTTCATAGATATTATAACAGTAGATAGTTAGGATATTATGAAAATTATGTGTTATTGTTATAAGGGATTTAGGAGGGTTTTGGCTTCTGGTAGAGAAATCCTAGCTCTAACTTGGCCACTTTTTTCCATGGCAGTTCAGCTTTGGAGCCTATGAAACCTAATGGTATTAAATGAATATCTAACCATTCTAGCCAATCATCTGAACAAACATGGGGTGCCTCGAGGGCCGATATAAGACCAAAGTGTTCTTCAAGATTATCTGGTCTGGGTTTATTTGGTGTGGCTTCTGTAGTCTTTATAAGATGATGTACCCCATGGAGGCGGGATCTATATTTGAGATAGTTAAACCATGGGTTCTGATCGATAAATGAAACCCTAAAACCTGGTAACATTTTAGCGGCACGTACAGAAAACTCTCCTGTTTTTCCGTAGTAATCTAGTATATTCTTAAAAGACTTTTCTTCTTTAGCTAAATATGTTTTTGCCCAACGGATCATTTCTAGTTGATCTACATGGGCTTCATCGCATAAGCCATAAAGAATATCTACATTGTCCCCGTGTATGGGAGCCATAATATCTTGGATAACTTGTAGTTCTGAATCACCAGTAAATGCTGATATCCCATGTACCGCGGTTCTGAGTATCTGGGCTACTATTCTAGTAGAATCAGGGGAGACGCCTGATTTTTCCATCCATTTAATACATGATGGTTGAGTCATTTTCCATCTGGCTAATTGGACTATTGAAGTTGGGGCGAATTCCGGCATCGCAAATCTCCTTTATTAAAACGTTATCCTTAAGGGGTTAACATCCGTGTTAACCTTACTAGTATTTTCTTGTGATATAATTTGTTTGTTATTTTGAACCATTTTGAATGGTGTTGAATAGCTAGAGTATAGTAGTAAAAGATTTGACACCTTTATTCTTGACAAGATCAGCAAAGATTTCTTCTACTTCTTCTATTTGGTTACTATTACTTAATACTATTTCGAATATCTTTCCAGTTAAGTCTAGTTCTGAGAGTTGTCTAACTATATCTTTATAATCAGCATCCCAGACATCAATTGATATTCTTTCTGCCCAGCTAATTCCTTCTTTTAAAGAATTGGTTTGAGTAATCTGACCAAGAATTTTTTCTTTCTTGATGTTATACCAACTCTCTATATCAAGAATAGGTTCCCCGACGTAGAGTACATCATGGCCTTGTTCCGCAAGTATTTTAGCTGTACACAAAGCTGTGGGATGATCACCTACGATAGTTAAATTCATTGTATATAGTCTCCTAAGTTATTATTATTACGAGTTAGATTAATAGCTACTGCGCTTGGGTAAGGATTAGTTTTAGCTGTATCATTGATAAGAATTCGTTGCCCGTGTGGAAGGTCATATAAAATTTGGTGGTATTTGATACCAAGTTTATTTATTTGTTGTAAAGTTTCAACTGAGCTTGAGCTTTTTCGTGATGTCGTAATAACTATAAAGACACGGCCTGTATCATAAAGGCCATTAATTGTGGCTATATTTTTTTCTAGTCCTTGTGTGGTACCCCATAGTGGGGGGAAAAATTGAGCACTACTTTCTACTAATGTACCATCTAGATCTACAAAGATTGTTTTAAATGTCTGGCAGTATTTTCTCCACTCCTCAAGAGTACCCCAATCTTCATATTCATTACACTCTTTTATCTTGAAGTTCTTCCCATCTAGTATCATATTGTAGATAATATGGGATATGTATAGATTTTCGTTATCTTTTAATTTCTCATAATATTCTACAAACTCTAGTGCTTCCTTAAAACCATATCCTCCTGTACAAATATAATTACTGATGATTTGTTTCTCTACTATATTGGTAATATTATCTTTACCATCTGTAGTAATAAAACTTTTACTTGATAGTTTACTTATGTCTTTTGATTTATTTATATCTAGTACAGATACAAAGTCAGTACTATCTGGGGCTAGAGTAAATTGATTATCTACATCCTTAATAAAAATAGGGCCACCAAGATCGAGTCTCTTAATAGTTTGATACACTGTCTCGGGTTGGTTACGAGTAGGATTCTGGAGTTCTAAGAATACAATTTTAGATCGTAAGGCTTCTGAGAATAGATTAAGAAATTCATTCTTGTTGAAATTCTTGCAGTGTTCTTCTAACAGAGCTATATAGATCCAGGATACTTCTGATAGATCAATTTTGGCGAATGACTGGTTAAGCATTAGACCATTTAATGGATGGGTTAGTTTCCATTTGGGTCCAGTCTCACCGAATCTAGTTGATTGACCAGCTGCCGGAATAATTAAACTATACATTACTCTCTCCCATCAGTTTTAGTACCCAACTCTGGAGCAGTTGTTTAGTATTGGTATCCACATATGGGACTATTCTAGCCAGATTCATTACCTGTAGTTTAGAATATAGTTCTTTATAAATTGGGTACTTCTCCCAAGCTTTTTCTAATCTAGTATCTATATAGTTCAAGAGTATTCCCGCCCGGCAATTATCATACTGCTTGTTGGCTCGTAAGTAAACCCACCTATATATGGTATCTTGTTTTAATTTTACCATATCTATTAGTGGACTGTCAATAAAGGAGTCTAAGAAGTCAATCAATATTATTTCTTTATGGTAGTTATCTACTAACATATTGGCCAGAGTTAAGTCTCCATGGCATAAACCAACTGGTAATACTAGCCTATCCATGGTTAAATATTCTTTAACATCTTCGAGTATAAGGTCGTTAACCTTTAAATTCCATATCGCAGTCGTGTCTACCTGCGTACAGGAGTTCATTTCTCGGTCTATATAATTAATTAGTATATCTATCGCCCAATCTATCTCTTGTTTATCTGCTCGTTCTATAAAGTTAGGGAAGGAAGGAAGAGGGAAGTACTCCATTGAAATAGAATTGGATCGTATTTCATTGATAGAAGGTATTTTTATACCAGGTATTTTAATAATGTCAGTATATTGATTTTGTTTGAACCCCTGTTTTAGAAGACGTTCTTTATAATTATCTGGGGCTATCTTTGTAAATACCCCATCCTGGATTTTTATAGTACATCCAGAACAACCTTGTATGTTTTGATTGTCCATGTTATTTTCTGATATAATATTTGGGGAAGGCAGTCGGCCGATAGGGAACACGATTAAGTTCTAGTAAATTAGATAATAAATGTTCTCCATTAATACTAGTGCCTACTAGATGATTCATGGTTATATTATCCCTATAATCCCAAGCAGCTTGAAGGAGTGATGGTTTAGCTGTTCCTGCTTGATCGCTAACATATACTCTATTACCCATACAGAGAACATTGTCATTTGGGAAACGGTACATATTAGGGGTAAACATTTCACTGTTAGTAGGTAGGGGATCTGTGGCCCACATTCTGAGATCGGGTCGGATCCATGTAATATAATCGTAGTCTTTATCAGCCATCCACTGTGTTGCTTCGCGTTGGCCATATAGGTAGCGATAGGTATTTTCTGGTAGCCACCATCCATTATTTAATCTATGCACGGGCATGCGGGCTTTTAATATTGAGAGAGCCTCTTCTTTGGTAGGCTCGGGTATTAAACATACTTCTTTAAATTCATTTGTATCTGCTAGTTTCTTTGCTTCATCGGTTTCCCATGCATGTAGATAGAAACTAATATCGAAGTTACTATATATAGTACGAAGTGCTGTAACTAGTTCGGCCCCTCGTTTATAATCAGGGCGCACTATACCTCGTAATAGAATAGCAACTTTCATACTTACCCTTTAGAACAGATGAAGTTCATAAAAGATTTTCGTCTGGCTATTTCCATTAATTGTTTCTTCCCAACTTCTTCGGTTACATACCCTGTTTCCATAGAAGAAGCATGATCAACAAATTGTATTAACCGAAACTTTCTAGCTACCAGCCAATCCAAGAAGTTTCCCACATCTTCTCCAGCATTTTTAAAACCATCAGGCCATAGTTCAATAATCATGTTAAGTTTATCACGAGAAGCGATAATATTCTCTGCCCCGCGTAATACCGCCGGCTCGGCTCCCTGGACATCTATCTTAATAAAAGATACCTTGTGCCAGTTATCCTTACCTATATAGCTATCTAGAGTAGTACAAGGTCTTTTAATTATTTGGATATCTTGCCCATCTGCCCAGTTAGTTTCAGGTTTATAAGCACGATTATCATGGTTCCCTCGAGTACATAACCAGAAATCGATTTCCCCTTCATGATCTAATATTGCACCTTCATATAGATTAAACAGAGCATTATTATCTTTTGCATAGCCGCGGATAATTTCTGCTTGAGAAGGTGTTGGCTCAAAACAAAAAATATCAGCTGCGTTATTTAAATGTTTGGCAGCTACAAGGCTCCAGTAGCCTACATCACCACCAACATCTAAAATGGTATCACCAGGATTAATATTATCCATCATGTAACATAGGTCCATCCACTCATAGTGTTGATCATACAACATACGGGCTGGTGTTCCTCCACGAGGTACCAGTTCTGGTATATCACTGAATTTGCGTGTCATGATGTAGTCTCCCAAGTTTATATTCCATCCTCATACCATTAAGGGACATGGTTTGAAAATGATCTTTAAGATATTGATTTGCCGTAAGTGCAGCAGCAGTATTAACATTTCCATGGTCGTGAAATAAGATACATCCACCTGGCATTACTAGTGGGCCATATTGATTTATATTTCTAGTTACACTATCAAAGTCATGTGCCCCATCAACAAATAGAAACGCAATGGGTGCAAATTTTTCTGTGACAATTGGTAAGGCTTCTTCAGCCTTCATTTTTAATGTATTAATATAATCAAAGAGACCCAGGTTTTTCATGTTGAATTCGTATTGGGGCCAGGTAGTTCCATTAAGACCAGGCATTAGATTATCATGCTCTTCTGAACCAACAAAATGATCAATAGCTACCATGGGCTGTTTACGGAGTATGGCTGCGGTAGCAATAAAAGCAGTAGATCTCCCCATCCATGAACCAATTTCTACGAAGGATCCAGTTTTAGGAGCATCTTTAGTTAGATGAGTAAAGAAGGCCATGCCATCGTCTTCATTAAACCAACCACCTATTCCAAGATCAGCTACTCTTTTTCTCAGTTCGTCTAGGCTAGTTGCGTGGGCCACTTGAATCCTGCCTCTCTGATTTTATCAATTATATAGTTCATACGATTATAGCATGTATGATTTGCCATTGCAAACTCATATCCCTGTCGGCGTATTCTTTCTCTTTCTTCATCATGTGAAAGATAGTAATCAATCTTTTCTTGTAGCTCTTGCTTGTTTCTAAAACGATCTAAATGAACACCATTTAAGAATGGAGGTTCAACTAACTGATCATAATCTTCAGTAAGAACAAAAGCTCCAGCTCCCATGAGTTCCCAGAATCTTTTACAGTCATTACCACCGCCAATAAAATTAAGGCTTATTTTTGATCTGCGGGCTAGGTCATAATATTCATTACGATTTTGATGATCCGTTGGTGGGGAATAACCCATATTAATAACAGAAGGTCCTGGGATTTTTATTCCTTGCATATAGTCGGCACGGTGCCATTTGTTGTTGCGGAAAGGCCCTGATGATCCACGGAAGAACACATTAAGATCTGGGTTTACCCACTCTAGTTTGGGGTATTTAGCTGGCTCTATTGAGAAGGGTAGAGGATGTATCCAGGGGGGATGAGCATGCTTATTGAGTATCCAATCCTTTTCGTAGTCTGGATATAATGAGAGTTCATGTTGGAGAGTATTGACTAGTCGGAATTCACGCTCAAAGTAGATGTCTACTTCATTTTCTCCAACCTGCCATCGTTCTCCATCGGCCCCGTCTATAAAGATTACAGGCCATTCAGTCCTATAACCCTTAACCTTTTTCATATTATTCCACCATTCCCAGATAGGGCATCCGGGATTAGAAATAATAAGAGCTTCTATTTCCCCACGTTCACCCGCGGCTACTATATCTTCATATGATGATTTGAGATTCCGCTTAAAATTATAATGACAACTTCTGTAGTCGGTGTCTGGTATATCTTCATAGAATCTGGGACGGTCTGGATAGGTAATTACCCTGTCTGAACCATATGTTTTTTTGAGAGCATATAGTATAACATCTTGGTAGTCTAGTTCAGGATTCGCCAGCCAAATTATCATGTTAGTAACCATGGATCATTGGTAATAAAACACATTGCATTAGCCCCTGGGCCTATTCCACCATAGATACATTGCCAAACTTCATCAGATTCTGAGACTTGTTCCCAGTCGAACTGGGTACATCCTTTAGGTATGTCACCGATTTTATCAATATGATAACCATACCGTTTCATAAATACTCGAGGTATAGTTAGGTCATTCTTAATCTGGTTATCTAGATTCTTATTATACCCTATCGGGATTGTAATAAGATAGTTTTTACTTTCGGCTATGATTCTTTTAATGAGTGTTATGGCCGACGTATCACTTAGTTTTTGTTGTTGTTGATTGGGATCGTAATCCCCAGTTCCCATATGCTCAATCGTAGAGATAGATAGTACGTCTTTCCCCTTATAGTCTACGGTTGAAGCGTCTATATTCTTAACGAATGGGAGGCCGCTTTTATCATATAGATCAACTACATCATGATACTTAGGTGACTCTGCATGAATGGGAAGAACATTACCAACTTCAATAAAGTTGTCTAAATCCTTGCATCTATTAAAGAAATAGAATCCTATTGGGATCTCAATGCATCTCTCGGATTTTTCGAGATGATCAAATACATGTCTCCAGTAATAATATGGGAAGATTCTCTTGCCTAGTTCGAATGTTAGACGTTGATGCGTATTCGCCATTATAATTTCCTAGAAATTTATTTAATAGCCCACACATGTACGTTAGTATCTATATCAGTTTTTGGTGTAGTTCTATCTTCTGATAGATGTTCTATATTCTTGAAGCCTATCTTTTCCATTCGTTCCTGGATATCATCTTTACAAAAGCCAGCCTTGTGGAAGTTGCCCGGGTTATCTTGGTGAGCATATATGCCATCCATTGCATGATGAAAGGAGCATTTGTTCTTAAGTATAGCTTCAGCCCATCCCTTTAGATTAATAGCCTGTATATATATCTTGCCATTTGGCTTAAGCACACGATACCATTCTTGTAGAGTACTATCAGTTTCGCGCCAGGAGATATGTTCTAGAACATCTCGAGCGCAAATCTCATCAAAGTAATCATCTGGGAAATCTAACTTGCGGGCATCCATAAATTTAACACATGGATGCTTGAAGTTAAATTGGTCAATGTTGATCCAAATAATTTCATTATTTGAAAGTCTAACGTCGTTGTCACATCCTATATTCAAGCGTATCATATTAGTTAGCACCATTGCAGCATAGAAAGTATATGGTCTATCTGTTTGTTAAACCTAATTTGTACTTGGTAGACTGTAACATTCTTTTTTGTAGCCATTTCTTCTAATGTTTGTATCTCTTCTCTATCTATTAGATGCATAGTGGAGTCGCGTGTAATTATAATATTCCATGGGTATAAGTCGGTATGTACCCAGCTTAGATCTCTTAGACTATTGAGTTGTTCTTTTATATATCCAATATTATAATAAGGAAGGATACCAAACTTTAATATATCAGAAAGTAACCGCCCATCTATCCAAGGTACAGGTCCTTGTACTAAGTCATTAATTGACTTATAGAGGAAGTGTTTACCATCTTGATTTATAATACCATAAATATTAGGAAGATTTTTAAGAGGATAACCCACATAGGGTTCATTAAAAAGAGAAATGATTTGAGCGGGTTTCCCCTCTATCTCTATTGGAATATTTAGATTACGTGTTGCCATATAGAGAGGTCTGGTAGTCCCTATGTGCGTTCTAAGAGTAGCGATTAGGCGCACAGTATATTTATTGTCTAGGACATTAGTGATCTGATCTTCCCAATAGTCATATGGATTAGTATCCATAATGTCAGCTTTAAGTTTTTTGCCCCAGTCTGGCCATTCTAGATGGGTAGCTTGTTCAATAAAGATATACTTAGCAGTTTTAGCCATCTGGTCAAACATTGGTTTTAGTTCAGTTAGATTGTTATTGGTAGTCATATGATGAGAGACAGAGAGTAGAAGATAAATCTCAGCAGGTGGGACCTGATTAGGATCACGGGCATCTGCTAGAGCTAGGGAGCAACGGGACTGAATCTTGGAGGCTATATGCTTGGCACAACGGAGGAATTCTGGGTTATTATCTAAACCATATAATTTTCTAGAATGATCACCACAGTTCTCAGATTGAAATAACATCCAACCCATATTGCAACCAATGTCGCATATATCCCTATTGAAAAAGTCTTTATCACCATAAACTTGTATAGCTTCGTTAATAATATTAAAGCGATCTACACACCGTCGCTTATGATTCCCATCTTCTGCACCAAAGATTGGTTGATAAAGTTCTGGTATATCAAAGTTTTCATCATAGACTTTAATTGGCATTACTTATCCCGTGTTACAGAAGTTAAAATGGCTCGATCAATATTATCTATGGCATGTTCCCTTCTCAAGTTAAGAATACTTAACTTATCTGTTAAACTTCCCATGGTTTCCATCTTATAACCAATCCTTTTCAATCCGTGTAATAACATCTTCTATTTTATCTTCTTCTAGAAAGATCTTATGTTGTGGGTATCCCCAATAAGGGATCCTATCTTTTAATCTAGTGCACCAATAGATGAAACAATCATTATCAAGAGCCGCAGCTATATGCATAAAGGCTGTATCAATCCCCAAATGCTTCTTACTATTCGCCATAACAGCCATTGCTCTTCGGAGTGAGAGAGTTCTTAGGTCTTGTTTAGCTCCTCTAATAGTCGGGAGCACTCTGATATCTGGGCCTTGCCAGCAATAGAGAACTCGTTCTTCTATTTGATATACGTCATATTTACTATTAAGGATACTTACTACTCTCTCCCAGTTCTCAGTTGTCCAGTCTTTACGAGGGTCTGTTGAATTAGCGCATAGGATAATTGTAGGTCTATTGCCACTTAGTTGTTCTAATGTACGCCGGCCGGCTTCCAATTCAAACTCGTCAAAATGGATATCACCTTTAATTTTTGGATTCTCTATTCCAAAGTGTCTACATTTTTGCTGGATATAATGTCCTGTGCCAACATCAATACTATTAGGAATAAGCCCTTCTTCTAACTTCATGATGTATGGATTGTTCTTGAAGATAGTATGATCACCATTGCTTTTAACTGTGATATCTATCCCAGGCCACTTTTCAGCAACCTCACGGATTACTCCAGTTAATAGTAACTGATCGCCTACACCACGAACATCAACATGGTTACCTATTAAAACGCTAGTATGAGGAGATTGGTTAACTGACATTAAGAACCTCAAATTAGGAAGGTATGTTATCTAGTTTCTTTTCAAAGAACGGTCCATCAGGGATATCTACTGATTCAGCCCAGAATTTATTGAGCTGATTTTCCTCATGCCATAAAGCATTAGGTACCCAAGATCCTAGCTCAGCTCCAATGTTTTGTGTGCGGGCAAGTAGAGGTCTGATTTCTGAACGATCTTTTCTTACTATGTGGTTGATCGTTGAATCCCATGAAGCTCTTGCTCCAGCAAAATCCCACTCCTTAGCCATATCACGCCATCTATCTTCCCATGTGGCCCATCCCCATGGAGTGAACCATTTGAGGCGATAAGCAGCAAGATAGTTGTCTGAAGAAGTTGTGTCTTTATTGTAGCTACAAACATTCATTACATCTTGGTCATCTATATATTTTTCATAAGCCCACTCAAAATATTTTAGACAATCCTTAGCCGGCACTACATCATCTTCAAAAATGATTACATAATCAGAATATTGGAAGCCACGATCCAAGCTCGAGAATACATTACAGTTGCAACCAATTCGTTTTTCATTTACGAATAGGGATAAGGGTAATGACTTCTGGAAACTTTGAACAGTATCCAAGACTTCTTGGAAACCTGGTTCAGCATTAACTATAATCGTATAGTCTTCTATCCCAGCACAAGATCTAAGACCTGATAGAACTCGTGCTGTATAGACTGGACGCCTATAGGTGGGGATGACTATGACTTTTTTATGGTTCATATTATTTACCGTGTGAGAACCGTATATTGTTTTTCAAAGTCTACGTTATTCATGATTATAACAAATTGATCATCTTGCGGGCCGGCAATAATCATGCGTGACCATCCCACTTCTAGCATTGCTGTAGGTGGAGTTTCTGGTTCAGGGACTGTTTGTTTTTCTGGATTAATAACAGGAGTAGTATCAGATATAGTTCTAACAGCAGTTAGTACTTTTGTTTTAGGATAACTAATAACAATAATCCCTGATCCCTTACTAACAATATTGATAGCAGTATAGCCACAATCAGTATTAATCTGTGCTATTCTTGCATTTAGCGCTACAGGATCTCCGCTTACACTTAATGAATAGGCTTTTACAATCTTATGTGTCTTATTATTAATTGCATAGTCCATTTTTATTTTCCTTTAATTTAATAGTGGTCCGAACGCCAAGATTTGCACTTGGTCTTTATGATCCCAAATCATAAGTGCTACTGTTGACACCACGTTCGGTAGACGGATTAGAGTTCGCTGACCATACCCTTGATTTTTCCCAACCACTTTGCACCCCAACGCTTGGCGCAATAAACTGTTCCAACGATTCCAACTACTAACCCAAAACCGAAAGCCATAATCACATCCATCTTAATTCTCCTAAAGTTAAGTTTTTAACTTCTCTACTATTCTATCAAAAACCATCTCTGGTTGTATAGTTTTAATACAACCGATAGGTCCTAGAGCAGCATCAGTACAGTGGTTTACACAAACAGGTTGACAAGAGATAGGTCTATAGGCATCAATGTATAAAACATTGGGTCCTATGGGGCCTACGAAGGGGCCCAGGGCCTTCTCTGATGCCTCTAGCTTGCATTTAACAGCCTGTTTTTGAGAGTTTAATGCTCTATAAGCCTCTAGATCCCCAAATTGGAGGCCGCGGGTGGAACCCATGACTAAAAAGGTAGGAATATCACAGGATCCAGCTATATAGGAATTGCCCGAATCCCCGCCTACAAAGAACTTGGCTTCTGTCATTATAGCTTTAATAACCCGGAAGGGGGTTTTACCTAGAAGTGATTTGACATTCCCCATAGTTATTTTATTGTCATTGGTAGACCCAATTTGAACCAGAGTGATATCAGGGTATTGTTTTTGAAGCATTATGGCTAGGTGGTTGTAAAATTGAATCGGCCAGTCTTTTGTTTCTAGTCGTGATGTGGTATGGATGATAGCATACTTATCTATACCTTCTAGAAGTTTTTCGGCAGCTATGGCATCTTCTTCATTGTAGTCTAGAGTAATTTGATAATCATTTAATGGATAGGTTATATTCGGGAGATTTGCTCGAGAAGCATACCAGTCCATCATATGAAGTCCAGTTGATTCTGGATTGTGATGCCAGCAGGTATCGTAGTGATTTGCCATTCCTATTGGGCATAAGAAATCTGACTTGCCACCAGGAACAAAGTTCTGATTTAGTAGTTGATATACTTTAGTATAATCGCCTTGGTCATAGGCTACAATATGATTTAGGTCGGGGTTAAGTTCTAGAAGTTCTTTATATTCAGTATTGACATGCCATCGTAAATTTGCGTCGGGATAGTTTTTACGAATAGCTCGGAGGATGGGGGTACATTCTAGTATATCCCCGAATGTTTGGAAGCATACTATATCTATATTAAGCATATTACCCCACCAGTTTGATTATTCTATTTATATACAGAGGAGCTACTTTTTTCCAGTCCCATGCTAATATATCTTGTCTAGCTTTTTGGCCAAGGACTTTGAGTTCACCAGGATGTTCATAAGCCCAGCGCATTTTTGTTTTAAGGTCATTGAGATCTGGCTCCCACCAATAGTGCCCACCTTGGTTAGCTTCTCTCATGAGCCATGGAATGTTGTCAATGAGTTTCTTTTCGCATTTGATCAAAAGACCATTACTCTCATTCATATATGCTAGATGCCCAGAAGCATTAGTCATAATAGCTGGGATACCACAGGCCATTGAATTTGCCGAACCATAACTGAAACCTTCGCCTCGTGTGGGCAATACATAACATGAGGCTAGTTTATGAAGAGAAGGCATTATGTCGTCATCAACGTTTCCACCAATGAAAAGAATACGAGCAGAAGATTTATTTTTTTGTTTGAAGTTTTGGATAATGTCTTTAATGGCTCTTTGTTGATGTGGATCAATACCCCCACTGTAACCCTTGAATATTAAGGCCACATCATCCTTATGAGAAAATTCTTGGAAGTAAGCATCGAGGAGTATATCAAACCCTTTACATATCTTGACATCCATCATGGTAAAGAAGTTGAATCCTCGAGAGCCTTTAATTTGAGCAGGTTCTATATCGGGGGAGTATTTATCAGTTTCTATACCTACAGGGAGAACTTGAATTTTACTTTCAGGTATCCCTCCAGTAATGAATGTATCTTTATTGAACTGTGTCGGAACCCATAGTTCTTTAATGTCATATTGGTCAACTATAAGATGCCATAAATAGGGGATTCTATCTGTTTCAAATATACCCCAACCCGTATTAGGAACACCTTCCTTAGTGGCAAAAATATGATTAGGCGGGCATTGATTATGAAAGATGTGTCTCTTCGGAAGAGAAGTAGAGCGCATGGATTCTAATTTTCTTTTTTTAATTTCAGGTAATGAGGCCGGAATTCCAGGCCACCGTTTTAGATCATGAATTTTTACAGGTATTCCCAGGTCATATAGATTAATAGCCAAGTTCCGGGCTACATAAGCTATTCCCGAAATATCACTAAAAGGTCCATGCATTTCAATTCCGAAGTCAGACATTGTTCGAGTTCCTTGCTTCAGTTTCTAAATCATAATCTACCATTAGCTCCACCAATTCTTGGAAGCTAATAGTTGGACGCCAATCCAAAAGTGTCTTTGCTTCTGTAGAATTCCCACAAAGGGTATCTACCTCTGCGGGCCGGGTAAATCTTGTATCTCGTTTTACATATTGCTGCCACTCAAGTCCTACATGTCTAAATGCTGTCTCAAGAAATTCTTGTACTGAGTGGCTTTCTCCTGTGGCAAAAATCCATTCCTTAGGTATGCTATATTGCATGGCTAGATATAGACCTAATGCATAGTCTTTTGAATATCCCCAGTCTCTCTTTGCATCCGTATTACCCAAAATTAGTTCTTTTTGTTTTCCTAATTTTATATTGGCTACTGCCTTGGAAATTTTTCTTGTTACAAAATTTTCTCCTCGCCTTTCACTTTCATTATTGTACATAATAGCAGAAATGGCAAATAAATTATAGGATTCTCTATAATTAATTGTTGCCCAATGAGCAAATAATTTAGAAACTCCATAAGGACTACGTGGATGAAAACGTGTATTTTCATTTTGAGGTGTTTCAGTTACTTTGCCAAACATCTCAGAAGAGGAAGCAGTGAGAAATTTGGATCTAAATTCTGAATTTCTAATAGCTTCAAGAAGACGTAGTGTGCCTAAGCCTGTTATATCTGCAGTTGTTATGGGTTCGGTGAATGACATATGAACATCAGATTGGGCTCCCATATTGTAAACTTCATGTGGTTTTACACTTCTTAAGATTCTATCAAGACTTGATTGATCGGTTAAGTCGCCTTGTACGAGTTCAAGCTCGTTAAGAATATGTTTAATACGGCTGGTATTAGGTGTAGATGTCCTTCTAACTAAACCATATACCTTGTATCCTTTTTCTAATAATATTTCTGCCAAAAAGGATCCTGTCTGGCCTGTTATACCCGTACAAAGTGCTCTCATGCTCTCTGACATGATATCTCTTTCTCTTGAATTAATTTTGTTAAAGTATTTTTCCAATAAACTCTATTAAAACCTGTTTTACCATGACAGCTATTACATAATGTTATTAAATTTTCAGGATTTGAATTTTGCTTATTATAGTCTATGTGGTGAACAATACTACCATATTTAGCACAAACTTTACAAGAGAAATGATCTCTTTCTCTTATAAAAGCTTTAAGCCGGGGTGAAAATTGTAAACTATAATTCTCATACGATATGCCGCCTCTCCATGCAGGATTTTTTTCTAATCTTCTTTGTTGACTAAACAAAATTTTAGTTTCATTTTTATGTTGCCGTCCCAGACGACTCATTTTTAAAAGAGCTTGTTTGGTATGCTTTTTACCCCAAAAGGGGTTTTTGCATCCAGACACTCTAGCAGCTAGAGAGGTTTTGAACTCTTGTGTTCTCTTTTTCCCGGTATTCGCTAAAGAAATTTTGAGTCTTGTTTTTTTGTTATGTGTTCTTCCATAAAAGGGATTATTTTTACCTGAGAATTGTTTTCTATGAGCTTCTTTAAATTTGCTACTACGTTTTAGCCCTCTGTTGTGAAGTCCATTATATCGTTTCGCACAAAAACCTGAACAGAAGATTTGTTTTTTTCTTTTATTTGGACTTGTTTTAGGATTAGGGAGGAAAGGGGTAGAACAAAGTTGACACCTTTTCTCTTGTCCTGTGATCCCCGTAATCAAAACTCGTTTCTTGTCGCTCATATGATATCTGCCTTAATCTTTCCTATCTTGTTTTTGTTATCTTGAAGCATTGCATCAATAGTTTTTTCCCATTGTTTAATGAGAGGGGGCCAATTAAATTGACTCATGGCAACTTTAGCATTACGTCCTGACTGTCTACGTAAAGCTTTATCTTCTGAGAATGTATTGAGCAGATGGATAAGATGATCACGCTGGATGTAAGCCCTGCGTATGTGACTAATCGGTTCGACCATGAAGGCCCCGATATTAATTAGGGCTCCTGCCTTATGTGCAGCAACCAATTCAGGACCAACCGTATAGGCGGTGACTAAATTAGGTATGCCGCATGCCATAGACTCAGCAATAGGTATACCAAAGCCTTCACCTGTTGCTACATTAACATGGATATCCATTGCGTTATAGATTAGTCTTAATGTTTCTAGACTAACACCCTTATTAGGAGAAAGATTTTTGGGAATATAAACCTTGTCTTCAATATTGAATTCTTGGGCTAAACGGGTTAGTAACCAACCCTGATCAATATTGCAAGCATGGATAAGTAATCTAGACTTGGGGTGGGTTTTTACATGCTCAGAAAAGGCTTCATAGAGAGCTGGTAAATTTTTTCTTGGTTGATTACGAGCAACACTTCCAATTACGAAAACATCATCTGTACCAAAGATTTGAGTTTTAAAGGCTGCAACATCAGTAGGATTTACAGGTGAGGACCAGAAGGGATAATTAATCCCATGATAAATCATTTCCACTGGTTGTTTTAAAGTATTCTCTACAACCTTTTTACCAAATTGGCTGAAGGTTATTGGTTTATCTATCTTCATTAAGAGGTCGGCCCACTTATCGGGGATAGGTAAACCATCGATAGGAAAATATAGGATAGAGTTAGTTTTATTTAATATGGTATCTTTTAGTAGCCACTCTACCATATAGATATCGGAAAACCAGATAGTAATATCAGGTTTAAATTGATCAATAATTTGACCAATATTTTTCTGACCATCCTTTGCTTCAGGAGATGGATTGTTCCCAGCATCAGTATGGAATAACTTGAATGGGAAAGCCGAGGATGATGAGGCCTCATATTGATATGAAGGGTTATCCTTGGGTTTTTCGAACCAGGCTTGACATGCTATTTCATATTTACCTGTAGCATGAAGACGGGTTAATATCTCTCGAGAGATAATTCCATAGCCTGTATCTATCGCAGGAGACTGAGAGCACCAAAGAATACGTGGTTTGTCTGCCATTATTAATCCTTCGCATCCTCTTTAGTTACTTCTACTTGCTCTGTTCTACCTGAGTCAGATCCACTAATCTTGACCTGAGGCTTGCCTTCTTTATCTGTCTTATATACATTACCCTTACCATCTGCAATATACTTTACTACACCAGATTTTGGATCCCGGAATCTCATCTGCCCTGGTCTACCCATTTTACTTCTCCTCTTTTTCTGAATTCCATCTGCCTTTATTGCAGGTGGGTTTGTAGTCACAGCCATGGCATTTGTAACCATAGTCTGGATAGTAACGATTTTCTTTAATTGATGCTGCTATATTCTTAACTGTTTCAAAAAGAATTTCTTTTTGTTCATCCCCGCGGTGCGTTATAACGAGTGGGTTATTTATATTCTCTAGTATAAAATAACCGATATCTAGGTCTTTTGTCAAGGTGGAAAGAGTTGTCTTATAAGCAACCATATCTAAACTATTGGCCCCATACATTTTTGAGGCCTCATAGCTACTAGTGGTTAATTTAAGGGCAAGGAGTTTCTTTTTGGTGTCGTCCGTATAGAGGAGTAGGTCTATAGAGCCTATAAGGTCGAGATCTTTTTCTATTTCTATTGTAAAAGGCCAGTCAACACCACCAATCAATGGGGGATTTTGAGTAAAGAATCGGTGCATTTTTAGTAGATCGAGCCAGCCTGCATTTCCCAAACTGCTAAAATTTCCAGATCGACAATCACTAAAGTCCAGAGCTGTTCTATCTATGTCGTCATACCAATTTTTTTGCCATAGGTTTTGACAAAAATCACTTGATGGTTGTTTATCTTCTTGTACCCATGTCTTAAAATAATCAATGGCGGTGACTTTGAGACAGTCCCGCCAATGTTCTTTTGCTTTAATTTTGAATAGAGGGCTATTATCTACCCAGCGAAACTTGTAGTAATAAGGGCAACGTATATAGTGATTGAGTTCTGTTAACGACAAGTTCAAAGTGCATTACCCTCTAGTGCGAATTGTGCTTTAATCGCTTTAGCAGCTGGAGTGTCTATAGAATAGACTTCGAGACATAGAGCCATATGCTGAAGTGAAGTAAGACCATACTTCTGAGCAGCAGCAGAAAGCATTCCCCACTGTTCATCTGTCTTTACTTCACTTAACCCGCATCCTAAATCTCCCAGAGCAGCAAAAGCAAATGCCTCATAGATATAGACTTTCCCAGTTGTCACATCCATAAACACAAGAAAGTTTTCCCCACGGTGTTTTAATTTCCCGAGGGTCATCATGCGATTATTGGTACCAAAGAGAATTGGTTTCTTACTTAGAAGCTTGATGTGTTCCAATTGAGTATTCCGTGGAAGGAATTACTGGGGCTTTACTTTGACCGCTTGGCTGCGCCCATCACGACAGGTTCCTAATTCGTAGGATACCTTTTGGCTTTCGGCAAGAGTACGGAAACCTGGCATATCAATATTACTTTGATGAACGAAGATATCTTTCTTTGAGCCATCTGTACCGATTTCATCTGGGACGATAAAACCAAATGCCTTGCTATTATTAAACCACTTCACCACACCAGTCAGAACTTGCGCCATTTCAATTGCCTCGTTTATATAGAATATGGGTATTGCTACCACCTATAGTATTGTAACCTTTTAAGAGGACTATTTCCCCGTTTTGTTTGACCCACCCAGATTACCAAAAGCGTCTGTGCTACCCCCTGCTGGCTTTAATAGGTTTAATACTGTGGATTTTGGGCACTCTTCAAAACGACCTTGTTTCTCGTGCAAATAGAAGTATAGGTTATCGGCAAAGCCACTCTGTTTTGACTTGCCTACCCTTATTGAAATAATAGGCATCCATTTTTGTATCCCATTTTCTTCATAGGGGATGGCCATCTTGGTCTTAGGTTTCCCCTCTATGTTAAATCCTGTTTCTTTTAATTCATTCCAAACGTGCATAATTACATGAAGGTCATACTGCATCTGACCTGAATTATGGCAGTAAATGTTATTGGCAATGAAATTATTATCGCCTGGAATAATAATATCCCACACCTGTTCTTTCCCAAGTGGTATAATTGTTTTAACTTTTGACCAATAGATATCAGAATAAACCCACTTATACAGTTCTTTATTTTTGGTTTGTTTTTGTATTTGTTGTCCCATATCCCGTGAGAGTTGATTTTTGGAAACATAAAACCCGGACTTGTATGATTTACTCATACGCACACGGTTGAATTTATTAATAATTGCCTGTTTGGCAATATCGCATGCTATAGGTGGGAGATTATCAAAATGGCATGGTTTGTTAGTTTTTTCTTGAGATTCTTCCGAGACATACTTCTTAAGCAGCCTATACTTGCGTCCTATTGGCGTTAATATATTGAGAAATTTTTGTATGTCTTGTTTGTAAACTTGGACTTTGTATTGTATACGTCTTGCTTTGGATCTTGATTTACCTGGGAGAGTCAAAGATATAGAGTTTTTTATTCCAAGTTGAAGGAGTAAAGTTTGGAGATCAAGAGCCAATAGTTTACTACATGTACTAAAACTAACTCGAACAGTTGTTATGCCTCGTATTGTTGTCGCTGAGACACTTCCATCTGTAGCTAGAAAACCAGATAGATAGTTACCTTTAATATTTTGATTATTAAGTTCTAAAATAGATGTTGGTATTCTTTTTTTATCTTCTTTCTGTCCCCATATTCCTAGTGTTCTTATCCAATGAGTAAGAGGATTTTCAGTATTAGAACGATACTTGTCTGCTTTTTTAGAAAAAGAAAGTTCAATAGAACCCTTGTTTAATCGTTGTTTTATATCTAAAATATTTTTCGGGTAGTGTTGTCTTATAATTGAAGTTATATCTTGAATGTATTCGGTATCTTTATTTATAAAGGAAGGTGTATCATAATAACTTCCATCACCCGCCATATAACCAAGGAAGCGTGCTTGGTCATTGTTTATAATGAAATTATGGGAGTGCAAATATGATAACGGAAGTGTCCGGGGTGTAGCTATATATTCACCTTCTTTTAATTCTGATATCTTTTTCCAGCCATTTTGCGTAAGTAAGGGATGATTTGCAGTTCCTTTAACTGAGTTCCCGGATGAAGTTGTTATCTCAAAAACATCTTGTATTCCTTTATCTAGACGCTTTAATACAGTTCCTGTAGATAGCTTCTGTTCTTTATTTATTGTAATAACTTTAGTTCTGGGTTCAATATTATCTATACGAACTAATCTACCACTCGCAGTATAAATGAGAGAATCGCCAGTTAAACATTCCGCAAGCGCATGGTTGCTCGGAGGACCTTGCATACCCTCTTTAGTATATTCCATTGTGGATAGAATGGCTGCGTGATTTCTTTCAGCCATAAGTTTTAGAAGGTTGGACATTCTCTTGAACCGAATACGTTCATCTAGTTCTACGAAGTCTTGAGACTTATGGAAGTTATCAAAGATTACTAGGAATCTTTTATCAGAAGCTTTTTCTTTGTAGTACTTAATCATGCTCTCGGTATAGTTGAGTGTAGTTCCATGTGTCGAGTCTTTAATAACTAGTTTGCCACTCTCGAGTAGATCGCCAATATTCTTCCGGCCGGCATACCATTTATTGCGGAGTTCTTCCCAGATTGCTGGATCCACTAAACTTTTATAGCGTGTGGGATTAAGAACAAAGTTAATATCTAGTTGTTGATCAATAGCTACAAGCCGAGAGAAAATAGCTTCTCTCCCATCATCAGTTGAGTGAAAGAGAACATGAGCATTGTCCACACCTTTAGCAACGTTCAAAGCAATAGTACTAACGAATGAAGATTTGCCGTGGTTTGGATTACCCCCTATACCAATAGCCTTACCTTCTTGCATCCCGTTAATTGCTTCGTCAAATTCAGGGAATCCTGATTTGATACCTATGATGGTATCCTTTCTATTGGCCCAACTATTAGTGAGTTCTTTAAAAGCTTGAACGGTTTCTGTTACTCCTAGATTGTCAATGGACCCAGATTTCTGGTATTGATCTATCATATCTACGTAAGAGGCCATAATTTCTCTGGCCCCTCCGGGATTACGTTTTAAGTCTCTCATAGCAGCTGTAACAATAGATCGGGTACGTTCTGAATTTTTAAACTCTTCAGCTCTAGTTAGTCTATCTACTTGACCTTGGATAGCTTCAAGACGAACACCTGTTTTATTGCATAGTTCGCGCATCATACGTTCTCTACGAATCATGTGAGGTTCAGTCAAGATAAGAGGAATCATCTTATCAGCTACTTCTTCGGGAGCAGTTCCTTCTGGGAAATGTCTAAGTCTCCACTCAAAGCAGGAGATTCTTTCTAACTTATTCCAGGCTTCTAGACGTTGCTCTATAGGTACTGATCTAAGGAAGTCGTCTGGATCCTGGCCTTCTGGTAGTATAATGATATCTACCTGCATAGGCTGGTCTGCAATTATCTTATCCAGGATTCTTTCCAAGGCAGTATTACCACCATTGTCATTATCGAGACATAGATATATTTTATCTATTCCCATATTGAGTAGAAGTTGTACGTGGTTTTGCGTCAGAGCTGTACCCCCGACAGCAGCACAGTTCTTAACTCCAGATTCTTGAAGAGTAATCCAATCTGGATACCCCTCTACAATAACTAAGCCTGAATCCTTAGCATATTTTTTACTGAGATGGAAGCCGTAAAGGATCTCCCGTTTCTTATAAATAGGGCAATCTTCTGACGTGTTAAAATACTTTTCTGGTTTCTTGTCTGGAGGAGCAGCATCATAGAGAGAGTTACGTGCGGCAAAACCTACTGGTGTTCCATGATGATCTAAGATAGAGAAGATCATATTATTTTCGTTAAAGAGTTTTGGGTTATATAGATCTATGGATTTAAGAAACTGTTCTGTAAATCCAGCGGCTCTCATTTTGGTAGCATAGGTATTAAAGTTTTCCACGAAACCTATACCATATTTAGCACTAATACTAATAGTCTCCCAGCCTCTAGTTTCAAGTTGGGGTTCATACATGTTCTGGCGAGAGAATCTTATAATGTTGTAAGCTTCTTGATAGGCCCGTTGAATCTCCAAGATTCTTTTCTGTTCTTCTGATAACTCAAAGGAAGGAGGTTCAATATTAAACTGTTTACATAAAGCCGGGATCATTGTGTTAATGAACCCAGGGCCTGATATAGGCAGACCATCAAAAATATTAGCACAGTGAAAAATAGAAAATGAATTTTGACATCCGAAGCAGTGGAGAATATTTGTTCCTGGTACCATATCCGCAGAAGGTGTAGAATCTTCGTGTTGGGGGTTAATACATTTACACTTACCATTTGCTTGGAAGTGTACTCCCTTACTTTTTAGATATGGGACTATCTGCTCTGATAATTGATCTATACAACTATCAAGCGCCGGGTTATCTGTATACATTAAGATTGTACCTCTTAAGAGAGTAGTGCTCGACCTTCAGAGGTATTCTAAACTGTTTCGCTTGACAAGTCAAGTAGGAATTGGTATTATATTAAAAATAACTGGAGGCCCACAATGGCTATACCGAAAAAAAGATTATCACCCCAGGGGTTGTTATCCCGGATTGATCACTTTCTTACTCACCCTCTTGGACTCGATACTCGTGCGCGGCATTTTTATCCTACATCAGCATCATGCATAGATAGTAAAGGCAAGATTCATGGAGCTTGTTTGCGAAAAAATGCTTACGAGTTTTATGGTATTGAACCTACTAATCCTTTGAAGGCTGATGCCTTCTATACTTTTGGTGTCGGTAAACATATAGAGTTAATGTTAGTGGACTGGCTTCAAAAGATGGGACTATTCATTGACCATAATGTAAAGTTCTTTAATCCAGATTTTTTCTTGTCTGGTGAATTGGATGTGGTGATTCGGGAGACGCCAGGATCAGATCAGATGGTTTGTGTAGAAATCAAATCTTCTCACGGACCATATTTTACGATGGAGAATGTTACTGGTAAGGAAGGACAACCACCCAAGCCAAAGGAAGACCACGTACAGCAGGTAAGTCTTTACCTGGACAACTTTGATAATCTCCCTTATGCTATCCTGGTCTATATAGGAAGGGATAATTTCAGTAGGACTGAATATATTATCCGGTTAGTGGAACAGGATGGAAACAAATACCCTGAGATTACTCGAGCTGATGGTTCTTCATATGTAGACTATAATCTAGGTCTAGCTGATATCTATAATAGATACCGTGACCTATTGGATTATATCAAACATAAGCAACTACCACCTCGGGATTATGTACCCCTGATGGATCAGAAGATGGTTGATAAGTTATATGAGGCTGGGGAGATTACAGCTAATAAGAAGAAGAAATGGGAAAAAGGTGAGTGTCTAACGACTGAGTTTCATTGTACCTATTGCAATTTCCGTAATCTTTGCCGTGGTATGGATAAGGGAATTGTAACTGACTTCGTGGATAGATATAATAAGGGTGAATTTAAGCCTATGGCTTATCCTAATAGTATGGGAGAAAGATAATGAAAATACAGTGTCCTAATTGTCATTATAAAGAGATGAGATATAGAAAAAACCCGAGTGATATAATGGATGATTTATTTGATATGATGGGATGGTTAAGTGAAGGACCAATATATGAGTGTCCTAATTGCCACTATACTAGATCATCACCTATTTTGACTTCTTTACTTTCCTTACATGTTTGGGAAGGTTCTTTGGCACCCCATAATTGGCTGCCCAACGTTTAGCAACAATAGGATGTTTCATAAACATATAGCGCATTTGGCTTGAAGATTTAAAGGGCATTTTAGAATCCTATTCCTATCATTCCGACAACACCAAATTCTGTTAGATCTTTTAATCTAAATGATGTAATATCTTGCTTATAGAACATAGCACCAGTACGAAGATTAGTTGATATATTAAGAACCATGCCTAGTGCCCCAGTTTGCTTAGTGCCCCAACCCCCTAGTAGTTCACCCTTACCTCTCTTAGTAACAGTTAGTTTTTTATAGACAGCTAACTGTTCCTCAAGGTATTTATTGGTTGTCTGGAGTTCTGTAATAGTCTGCTTTGCTTTTTCATCCAGAATAACAATATTGGTAGCTTTAGTTTTGCGAGTTTTGTAGATAGGATTACCCTTACCATCTAGCAAAGCCTTGCCATCAGGACCAAGTACTGGTTCTTTTACATACTCCCAGTTCTCATTGATAGTTTTCTGAAGTCTGGAGTTTTCTGTAACAGCATTTTTCAAGCTAGTGGTTAACTCGGAATTCTTAGTACTGAGTGTAGTGTTTTCTACTAGGGTTTTTCTATAGGTAGGGAAAAGCCAGCTGACGAGACCCAAGAGGGATAGAATTACTATTCCAGTTAGTATAGTCTTCTTATTTAATTCCATTTTCTTTCTTTACCTTTCGTTATACTAGATCGACTGGTGGAGGTGGGGGTTTGGGAAGAGATGTAGTAGCATTTCCATTCTCTGGTGCTACCACAATATCTTTCCCCTTACCTGCAATTCTTTCAGCCATAGCTTCCACAAGTGGTGGAGTGTATTTACGAGCACATAAGTAGATGGTGGCAGTTAACCAAGTGCCCAAGAAGGCCAACCCCATTCCTAAATAGGTTATTAAGACGCTTGTAGCTACATGAGCTTTTACAAGAAAGACTAACATATAGGCATAGCCGATCAATACTAGTGTAGCCGAGAATGCAAAAAATGCGGCCATTGAAAGGATGTCTATCATAATAAGAGTTGCTCTGTATTTAGCAACCTGCCATACAGTATCCCGGCCGGCTATCTTTTCAAAGTCTTTATAGTTTGCCATATCTTCAGCCATTATCCAATCCTGCCTGGATGATCGTTTTTTGCCAGGCTCCATTGAGATATTCAGCAAAGGCTACTTCTCCATCATGATTACCATTAGGGCGACTAATGTGTATACAACCCCACTCTTCAAGTAATTGTCTAAATTTAGGGTGTGCAGGATCGGCTAGACCCCACTTCATTATAATTTGAATAGCTACATGAATGAGTTGAGGTGAATCAAACCCCTCAATATTAAAATCTACAGCATCCCCATAAATATGTTGGCTAGTTGGGGATCCACCGATTCTTTTGTTTAGTTGGGGACAACGATAACCACTGGAGATGAATATCTTCCTGTCTGGAAATAGAGAGCGAATAGGTTCTAGTAGGTTAGCAGCTACCCAGGTTAGATGGGATAAAATAGGTTCTTGCCCACCAATGACTCTATTAGTATCTAGTAGATCTCCAATGGTTGTAGTTGTTAATTCTTCAAAACTGAAATTGGTTGATAGGTGTTTGGGCATATTAGACTTCTTTTGTCGGTTCAATACCTTCTTGATAAATGCGATTAAGAAGTTCAATTGCTTCTTCCTGTATCCACCATAAATCTGCTGGTTCGGTTCTTATATTTACTAAGGAATTAAGATAACTAACTATCTGTTTGTCGGTGACCTTTGACATTATCACCTCAAAGATTGTGGTTGTTTTGGATCCTTCCTATTTATGTGTGAGAAAAAGCATATGAATTAGGAAGCAGGTGGTTCCACCAGCCATGGTCATACCTAGATCTCCTAGGTCAAAACCAGTAGGATGTGTCTTATAACAATCGTAGACTTCCTTACTAGTAGCGGCAACTATTAAACTAATCATTCCTATCGTAGCACCAAAAAAATAGGCTGGTATAGAATAAGTAATTACCCCACAGATATAATGGAGTTTCTTATCACCTGGGATAGTTTTTGGGGGACAGTTATTTAGGAATGTGATAAGTTTAGATAGCATGGCACTATTATTATAACATCATTGCTGTTTGAGAACTGCTAAAACCTCTTCAGGGGAAACCCATATATTATTGGAACAAGCAACACCTTCCCATGTATCAAATTGGTTGGCGCGTAGATTATTTCTACTCTTAAGTAGATTGATATTCTCCTGATGTCCAAAGATTAAGGGATCACCTACACCCCATAGGACAATAGCTCGAACTCCGATATCCCAGCAGAAGTGTTGAAGGAAGCTGTCGCAACAGACAATATACTTGGCCTCCTTAAGTAGACCTGCTAGTTCGTCTAAAGGTAATTTAACAACTTCTACTACTTCATATTCTTTCTCAAGTAGTTCAATTAGTTGTTCCCAAAATGGGTACTCCTTAGCGCTCTTATTGCCATTACGAAGAGGACGCACACCTTTAGAGATTACTATGAGAGGTTTCATATTTCAAAACCTTTTAGTTTATTTAGGATAGTGTTAGGTAACTTACCTAACCGAAAAAGCTCGGGAGTATTGCAATCCTCTACTGTATCTTGTATTTTCATCTTAATCCTCTTTAGTTTTATTTATCTTTCCACTTTCCTTGAGAACACACAAGGTCTAAAGGGATTGATGACTAGTCAGTTACTGCTTTTAACTTGCAGACATACTGGACATATATCCGGTATGTTATCTATTTTAACAACGGGCGGAATAATGGGGACATGGTATTTGAGCCCCTCTTCTATTGCTACCTCCGCAAATCCCTTTCCACAAAGTGTCTTGCATTCTTTGGCATCACTGTGATTATGGTTCCATGTCCAGTAGTAATAGGTCTTTTGATCTACTAGGTGGTTCATTTATTTATAACTCTTTATCTTTTCTAGAAGCCCTGGATTACGTTTCCAAAATTCACTATCATTTGATAGTTCCCCAAACAAGTTTATGAACGCCTCTCGCGGGTAATGACAAACTAAAGCGTTATAGAACATTGTAACATTGCGTTGATTATGTACTTCTTCAGCCCATGCTTCCCAAATAGGTGCTAAATCAGGACGTTTCCACGGAGGGTGCCCGGGAGACCCCTCAAGAAATAATACTGCAGCTGGATTTTTCTCTAGAGCTTCTCTATTGGTAATGCAGGTACCAGGTAATGGAATAGGCGCTTCTTCATCATACTTATAAAGCTGTGCACCCTTATTTTCTTTAGATCGATCTATTACTCCTTTTACCATACTAGTCATATAAGGGTGACAGCATTTCCAACAGTATTGATCGAAAGAATAGAAATAATGATTTCTATTTTCGGGGTCTTGGAGCGGATACTCGTAGTCGAAGGGTTTCATTATATCTCTACTCCGTACATTTTAGTCTTCGGGGACAACTGTTTTTCTTCGTTCTAATTCCTTCTTAGCTTCTTCAATGTTTGTATACTGCTCGCAGTATGAAGAATATTTATAACGTCCACCTGTGGAACAAAAGTAGACTTCTGCATATGGCTCTCCAGGTATACGACAACATATCATATCCCCGCCAACGATTTCTGATCCTTCTTCTTTATGGTCATAAGGATAAGTAATATAAAATAAAGTTTTAAAGGTTATAATTGGTTCCGCTTCTTTTAGTTGTTTATGATAAGAATCTGGATATCTTCGTCTAGTAGGTATAAATATCTTACGGCTAGCTCGTTCAGCATCTGTTAATGTGTCATCTTCTGGAGTCCAATAACCCTCCATAACACAGCCTGTCATTCCACACCAATATTTACCATCCCAATATAGAAAGCAGTGACCTCTACTATTTTTAAATAGTATATCGTAAGCAGCTTGTTTGGTGGGGATAAAATCAGTAACCCCCTCTGGCAGTATTACTTTTTCTATGGGTAAATAATCTGTTCTAACATTAGTACCATCTTGTAGAACAAAGTATCTAGGATAACACATTATATTTCCACCCCATACATTTTTGCGTAGGCAAAGAGCTTTTTTGTGTCTATAAGTTCTAGATACCCTACTGTAAGATTGCATCTAGAGCATAAAATACCTCTATAGTTCTTTTTATCAAGTGTGCTGTTGTCTAGTCCAAATTCATTCAATGGTTTATCAATTTTACATTTATTACAAATTTTAGTTATCAATTTTAACTCCGTAAAGAGCCCCATATGCATACTTTAATTCGGTTTTCCAGTTATGGTCAAAAGGTTTCATCTTAAACATCCTCCATCTCCAGCCCCAAGATATTTTTGTATTCTCTTAATATCTAACGATTCGTAGTGGCCTATTAATATATTACAATGCTTGCAGAGAATGCCTCTCGCAATACCCGTTTTGTGATCATGATCTACGCACCAAGAACTTCTCCACCCAGGCTTATTGCAACTACAGAGTCCACATCTATTTTTGAATTCTCTTAGCAGAGTACTATAATCATTCCATGAGAATAGTTTTCCTTGTCTATTAAGTATCCCTCTTTGCTTCCAAGAATATTCTCTATTCTTTCTCGGATTGGCCCCAAACCACTCTCTTGTTTTAGCTAATATTTTATCCTTATGTTTCTCATAGTATTTCTGTTTTGATATGGCAACCTTCACTGGATTATTTCTATTCCATTTTAAAGAGTTAGCTAAAACTTTATCTTTATTATTTCTTGCCCACTTTCGGCTAGATTGTCTTCTCCGCTCTTGTTTAGTCAATTGTAACTCCGTATAATTTTGCATAGGCGTACTTTAATTCGGTTTTCCAGTTATTATCAATACAAAACTTATAAACATTGTGCTTGGTTGGGTTGCATATCTTAGCCCCCTCGGCAATACTTATACATTTCTCACCGGGGAATATATCTGGGTAGCATAGAGCTAGAGTTAGATCTTTGTACTTCTCCTTAATTTTAGGGAGAACTGCTTTTTTAAATACTACATGATCTCCCATGCCACAATCAAGGAAGACAACTTTCTTGCCTTCATATTCCCGCATGGTTTCCTGAAAGGCTATCTCATCTCTTTCCCAGTCTTCTCTATTCCCAGTACGTATCCCACCTGCACTATTACGAAGGTGCCAAGTAAGGGCCCTACCATCTACAATTAGTTTAAAACCTTTTTTATAGATACCATAGGTATGTAGGGTTTCTTCATGGTGAGCCACAGGACTTAGATTAGTATCAAAGTCTTGAATACCTTTTCTATAGAGATAGGAGGAATAAAGATGTTCACATTCTTTATATCCTCCCCACCTATACCATTGGCAGTTAGTATCTAATTTGGTTATTATATTAGGAGGGTGGTCGAGAACAGGAGCAGAAGGAGGAAGTACAAGGCCGGCAGCAGCTCCCACTCCTTGTTTCATATCTGATAAAAGACACTCTAGAACGTTATGATCAGCCATTTCGTCATCATCAATTCGCCAAACTAGATCCTGTGCCATTTCCTGAATGATCTGGTGTCCCAGGTGTTGACCCCGTTGATAACCGAATTGTACACTCCATTGTATACCCAGCGAATCAAATCTCTCAAAGGCATAACGTAGTATCTCAATCTCTCTCATGTCCTTACGATTTACCGAGTCATCGTAGATAATAACTTGATTTACTCTTTTGGTTTGTGCCGCTATAGACATAAGTGTTAGAGGAAGGGTGTCTGTATATCGATCTTTGGTACAGACATCTGCAGTAATATGAGGGAGTGAAGGCCCAGTGAAAAGCTTTGTTAACTCTGCCATTTTAGTCCTTATTTATATATTGAGAGAACTTGGTCTCTAGATTATCATATATATATTTAGGATATGCTTCAGGTGTAATAGCTACAATCTCATATTGTAGAGGCCGGTCAAAAAGATCCCGGCCTTCTTTTACTATCTTCTTTACTCTCTCAGGGTCCTTCCACTCAGGTCTATTATATTCTTGATGGGCTGAAGCTCCAATCTTTTCGATAATACCTTCAATGGAAGCAAGATAAGAGAAGTGCCAACCACCGTTATGAAGAAGTTGGGTTGCTCTATCGTAGTTGGGGACGTAGCGGACTGAACATGGTGTCATATTTTTCATTTGTGAATAAGGAAGAATTCGAGCCCAGTCCCACTTGTCTTTAGCATGGCAGTTAAGTTGATAGTAGAATAGGTCTTGTGAGAAGGCACATAGCCCTTTGGCTATATCATAGTTTCTTACGGCTTCTGCACTAGGAATTTCGTCACAATCACTTATCATAATAATATCATTATCTTTGCAGTGATTTAACCCACGGGCTAGTTGATCTCTTTGGTGTCGCTCAATACACCAAGATCTATCCGTCGGCTTGGTGAATGTTTCTAGTTCAGGAGGATATGAATCAACTATGATATGGGTTACTTTACTGAGATACTTCTCAAATCTTTTAAGGTTGTCTTGGAAGTAAAGAGGTTTGGGTTTTCCGCCATGCGTAAGAGTAGCTTCTGTTATTACGAAACGATCTACTACATCCCATAGTTCCTCAAAACGAGCCTCGAGAAGATCTAGTTCATTGAAGAAAGGAAAGCAATCGTATACCTTACCCCTTTCAGGCTTAATATCTGGTTTATTACAATACCAAATAGTTGTTCCTGCACCAACAAAGAAGTTACTTAACTTCTCTTCAACTGCCTGATTAACTCCAGCCCAGGCGCAGTAGTCATGCCCGCAGAATATGCCATCATCTTTAATGAGCCATTTCCATTCCTCGATATCATCCCGAGCTTCCTCATATGTATGCCCGGCATCTATAAAGATCATGTCGGCCTTGATATCCTTTTCTCTAAAGAAGTCGGCTGCGTTCTTAGAGGTCATGCGTAGGGGTATAATTTTCCCCTGTTGAATAAGATCCATATTATTCTGTAGAAACTCGTAAAAGGCGTGATCCCCATCTTTCCACTTGGCAGAGCCATGGTTAGTAGCTTGTTCCGCTTTGCTACCATTCCATGTATCAACACAGTAGATAACCCCGCCCCGGACTAGATTATCACCTAAGGCCCTTGAGGAACGTCCATGCCAGGATCCTATTTCAATAATGACCTTACGCTTTTGTGCTTCCGTGCCTAGCCATCTAAGTTCTTGGTCTGTCATATACCCATCACAATTGCGGGCCTTATTGATATCTGGTTTGCTTTTTGCGTAACGTTGGTGAAGAATCTCGTTATTATGGGCTAGAAGTCTTTCTCCGCCCACCCAGTTTTTAAAGGTAACATTCCCTATATGATATATAGGATAGTCGCCAACCATTCTATTGGGGCCGGAATATGACGTATTCTCACATACAGAGTGGATCTTATACCCAGCATCTTCTAGTTTGCAGCAGTAGTCGGTATCCTCTCCATAACCAGGGGCAAAGATTTCATCAAGTAGGCCGAACCTTATTAGTAATTCTCGTTTCGTGCATACACAAAATCCAATAAGGAAGTCCCTTTGAGCCATGGGGCAATATGTTTTCATTGGCCCAGTAATTCCCATTCTCTCATCTGTCTCGAATGGTTCTACTAAACGATTAATCCAAGTATGTCTCACTTGTTCTTGAAGAATAGTATCGTTATTAAGCATAACGATGTATTCGCCAGTAGCCACCTTTATCCCCTCATTGGTAGAACGAGTGTAGCCCGAGGGTTCTTCAAGCCATACTAGTTTGAAAGGGTAACCCATGCTTTCGACGTATTCTCTGGTATTATCCTTGCATCCATTGGCTACAACTATAATCTCTATATCAGATAGATCGGTATATTGTTTGATGGATTCAAGACAGGGTTGGAGTAGATCAGAACAGTGGTTAAAACTGGGGATAACGACGGAAACTTTCATTACACTTTCCTATTTAGGGTTTTGTATTAGTTGAAGAGGTAGACGGGGGAGGAATAACAGGAGGAATAACAGGAGTTCGGAGGTTAGCTCTATGCCCTAACTCATTATTAATGGCAGCAATCTCGTTTTGTAAGCTCTGGATCAATTCATAGTGATCACATTTAATTGCTTTAAGTTCTATCTCGGTATAGTCAGTAGTTTTCTTTGGCTGTGCCATAAGTGGTGTATCCTTTTAATTAATAGTTATTATTATAGCCCTATATGGGTGTATTGTCAAGTATAATTATTAAACCGCACCCCATACTGTTCCATTATGAAAGTTAAGAACATGCGTTGTAATGTTATATATAACCATGCCTTCCGTAGCAGATGCAATATTGTCTCTTTGTGTAGTTGTCATTCTAGGTGGCATAAAAGCTTTAGTTGTTGAAGTTAAGTCTAGGATAGCGCTTGTATTTGGGTTAGAAATTCCTATCCCAACATTACCCCCCGCTGGTTGCAAAGCTATACTGTAAACTCCCCAGGCATATCCTCTGTCTAGGGTTTGCATAAAAGCATAGTTATTATCTGTCTCAAATCCTATTAAGAAGTTTTTAGTATCATCTGTACTCCCATTTATTTGGAAATGAGAGTATCCGTTTACAAAATTGGTTGCAGTACAGTCTGAAACAACTTGTAATTTAGCATCTAACTCTCCTGTCCCCCCAATTCCTAAGCTATCTGAAAGTAATGTTGTAGCACCCGATGAGGCGATAACCAGATAACCTGATGAAGCGACAGCAAAATCAGCACAGTTAGCAGCCGAGCCATTCGCATCACCATGAGTTAACCGAAGACAATCTCCATTAGTCGCGTTTATTTCTATTTGTTTATCTGGAGCAGTTGTTCCGATGCCAACTCTGCCACTTGCTACGATTAAGCCATTTCCTGAACCAGATGCATTTGCACCGTTATTTATTGAAAGACCATCTGTAGACATAACGAATCTATAAGTGTTATTTGGAGATATATATACATTATCTGTACCAGACGACAGGTATATTGCCTGTCCATCTGAGGATAGAAAGGTTTTTATATTAGTACCAAACTTGAGACTGTTTCCAATGGCCGTGAGATCACCAACAACGTCAACTGCTCCTCCAAAATAAGACTTTGCGGTTCCCGTATATACTGACCAGTTGTTATCCCCTTTGTTAAGTGTATTAATTAGTACGCCATAAAGGTTAGTTATTCCTCCTGTAGATGTTACGGTTGGATTATATACATGAAGTCCGTGAAAGTTAGTTACTTCTCCTGTACCATAAAAATTTGGATAACTAACAAAACTCGACATGGTATCAAGGGCACCTGTTCCATTGTAAATAAGTCGAGACTGGAACGAATAAAAGTGATTGTACTCATTAAGTGCGCCCTGCATTACTGGAATTGAATCTATTGAAGAATAGGCCCCCGTTGTCAGACTTTCAAAAACAGTTTCATCCTTATATGCATGACTGAAAAGGTCTGATCCGGAAAGTGCACCCCCAACTACAACACACTCTATTGAAGCTGTTTTTCTACCTATATGCAAATCATAGAGTGCGGGAGAATTGTTAATTCCGACATTTGTTGTAAAATTAACAGGACCCCCAAAAAGACTTGTTTGTAGACCAGTTAATGATACTTGTCTGTTGGCTGAATTTACTCTAGAGTATACAAGTAGGCTGTCGTCTGAACTGGACCAGATACTACCATTTACCACCGTAGCATACAGTACTCCGGCTTGGCTGGTGATTCCGTACCAGTTTTTATCTCCAGCAACAAGGTCAGTCCACGTCACTCCATTATTTGTGCTGGACCAGATACCACCATACGCCGTTGCATACAACACTCCGGATTGTGAGGTGATTCCGTACCAGTTTTTATCTCCAGCAACAAGGTCAGTCCAGGTCACTCCATTATTTGTGCTGGACCAGATACCACCATACGCCGTTGCATACAACACTCCGGATTGTGAGGTGATTCCGTACCAGTTTTTATCTCCAGCAACAAGGTCAGTCCACGTCACTCCATTATTTGTGCTGGACCAGATACTACCACCATACGCCGTTGCATACAACACTCCGGATTGTGAGGTGATTCCGTACCAGTTTTTATCTCCAGCAACAAGGTCAGTCCACGTCACTCCATTATTTGTGCTGGACCAGATACTACCACCATACACCGTTGCATACAGTACTCCGGATTGTGAGGTGATTCCAACCCAGTCTTTATCCCCCGTAACCAAATCTGTCCAGCTGACCCCATTATCAGTACTTTTCCAAATACTACCACCAACTACCGTGGCGTATAGTACTCCAGCTTGGCTGGTAATACCTCTCCAATTTTTATCTCCAGCAACGAGGTCAGTCCAGGTTGTACCACTATATTGGGGGGTAGTTATTAACGATAAGTTTGGTAGATAGGAAGCTGATTGAATAAAAGTTGAGGCATCTTGCGGGTTAACCCCATCAGCAATTCCTGTGATTTGCTGACCACCCATTGCGATAGTGCCACTCATCGTCCCACCGGCTAGAGGTAAGAAGACACCTGTGTATCCAGAATTATCTCCTAGTACTAATTGCCACGAGCCATTGGCGCATTTAACAATAATTCCTGAACCAGGGGCGATAGAAGTTCCAAGCATTGTAAATGCTACTGATCCTACATTGTTTATATAGCATATCTGACCATTATATGGGCCTGATGGCATATATATTGTAATGCCGGTAGTGGTTTGATTAATATTGAAACTAGAATACTTTCCAACTGTATCAGCTGGATTGCCACTTAACGGACCATTTGTGGCAAAGTCATTGAGGGGGAGTTCGGTTAGTGACTGAGCACCTGTAAGAATTGTGTGCTGACTGACAATCTGGGCTTCGACTATAGATGAATTACCTATAACTGTCTGATTACTTTTTGTTGCATGGACTCCTGTACCAATAGCAATTACATTATGTGAGGCTGTATTTGATGTTCCTGTGTTGGCACCTATAAGAATCGAATCGTAACCAGAGTAACCACTATATCCCGCATATGCTCCAATCGTAATCATATTATAACCAGAGGAACCCTGGTCTCCGGCATTTTGTCCGATAGCTATATTATTACTACCTATTCTGTTATATGATAGTGATGAAACTCCTATCCCGATATTATAGTCTCCTCCAGTACTGCCGAACATAGCGTCCCAACCAACAGCTGTGTTGTAATTCCCAGCAACGTTTCGGTTAAGGGCATCTAATCCAATGGATGTGTTGTAGCTACCTGTCATGGGGCTGATTGGATTGCCATCTCCACCATTGACGTTTGCTCCTGCACGTAGACCTACGGCAGTATTGCCATAGCCAGTAGTAACTCCTCCAAGAGCATCTCTTCCAACAGCAGTATTGTGGAATCCTGTGGTGAGAGTTCTTAGTGTTCTGTACCCGGCAGAAGTATTGTCATAGCCAGAATATGCAATCCCCGTACCAAGATAACTGTTTCTATTAGTATCGTCAAAACTAATAAGACCTTTAACCTCAAATAAATTGTTTGGTTGAGTCGTACCTATCCCTGTATTAGTCCCGTCCGTATATAAGGGGCTATTAGCAAGACTACTGGCCCCGGTAAATTTCGCAATATATCCACTAGTACCTGTTCCAGCAAAAGCTCCAGAGTAACCTGAAATACCACTGTAACCAGACCATCCACTATAACCACTTTTACCTGAATATCCTGAGTAACCAGAAACGCCGCTGCCCGAATATCCACTATAACCACTTAGTCCACTGAATCCGCTGTAGCCAGATTTTCCACTGAATCCGCTGTAGCCACTCTTACCTGAAAATCCAGAGTAACCAGATAGACCGCTACCGGAAAATCCTGAGTAGCCTGAGAGACCACAGTAACCCGAATACCCAGATGGACCTGAGAATCCAGAGTAACCACTAAGTCCAGAACCTGAGAAACCGCTATAGCCTGATAACCCGCAATAGCCAGAGTATCCCGACTTGCCACTAAACCCTGAATAACCGCTAACACCTGATCCAGAAAATCCAGAGTAGCCTGAAATACCCGAGCCAGAGTATCCAGAATAGCCAGACAGACCACAATAACCGGACCATCCTGATACTCCACTAAATCCAGAATAACCAGAGACTCCAGAACCGGAGAAACCCGAATAGCCACTCAAGCCCGATCCTGAATATCCAGACAAGCCGCAATACCCTGAGTATCCGCTCTTGCCAGAGAATCCGGAATAGCCGCTCTTGCCAGAGAATCCGGAATAGCCCGACACGCCACTGCCGGAATACCCACTGTATCCAGAGAGCCCGCAATAGCCGGAGTAACCAGATAGACCACAGAAGCCGGAATAACCAGAGACTCCGGAACCGGAGTAACCACTGAGACCGCAGAAACCACTGTACCCACTCTTTCCGCTATATCCACTATACCCGGATATACCCGAGCCTGAGTAGCCAGAATAACCTGACTTTCCGCTAAATCCACTGTAGCCGGAACGCCCACTGAAACCTGAATAACCGCTAATTCCAGAATAGCCTGAGTAACCACTAATCCCTGAACCACTATAGCCGGAATATCCACTGAGTCCGCAGTAGCCCGAATAGCCACTGGGTCCACTAAAACCTGAGTACCCGCTCAGTCCACAAAAGCCAGAGTATCCTGAAACTCCCGAACCGCTAAATCCAGAATACCCGGAGACACCACTTCCGCTGTATCCACTATATCCGCTTAGACCACAGAAGCCCGAGTAGCCGGACTTACCTGAGAAGCCAGAATATCCTGATAGACCCGATCCTGAATAACCACTATATCCACTGAGTCCACAATAACCACTGTATCCTGATAGACCACAATATCCCGAATAACCTGATGGTCCTGAAAAACCAGAATACCCCGATTTACCAGAAAACCCACTATACCCACTTAAACCACTTCCGCTATAGCCAGAATATCCAGACAAGCCACAATAACCAGAGTAACCTGAGAGCCCTGAGAAACCGCTATAGCCACTGGGGCCTGAGTATCCAGAGTAACCACTTTTGCCTGAATACCCAGAATAGCCACTGATACCAGAACCAGAGTATCCACTGTATCCCGACAAGCCACAGTAGCCCGAATAACCTGAAGGTCCGGAGAAACCTGAGTAACCACTTAATCCGCAGTAGCCACTGTAGCCCGACTTACCAGAAAACCCGCTATAGCCTGAGAGTCCAGAACCACTGTAGCCCGAGTATCCCGATAGACCGCAATAGCCTGAATACCCACTGGGTCCACTAAAGCCAGAGTATCCTGAGTATCCGCTCAGGCCAGATCCACTGAATCCCGAATATCCTGATAGGCCACTTCCCGAGTAGCCCGAGTATCCTGATAGGCCAGAGTAGCCAGAGTATCCTGACAACCCACAAAAACCACTGTAACCTGACTTGCCACTAAATCCACTATAGCCTGACAACCCGCAGAATCCTGAGTATCCAGACTTTCCGCTGAAGCCACTATATCCACTTAGTCCGCAGTATCCAGAGTAACCACTCAGTCCAGAATAACCCGACCAACCGGAAAGTCCACAATAGCCTGAGTAACCCGATATGCCACTGAAGCCGCTATAACCGCTCTTACCAGAAAATCCCGAGTAACCTGATAAACCACTTCCTGAATACCCACTGTATCCTGATAGACCACAGTATCCTGAGTAACCTGACGGGCCACTGTATCCAGAGTATCCAGAAATTCCCGAATAACCTGACCACCCGCTGATACCCGAATATCCAGAGTAACCCGATTTACCCGAGAAGCCACTATATCCACTATAGCCAGATATAGTGGATATTTCGCTCCAGTGATGACCGTCTAATAGATCGGCGTTTAGATTAGTATTGACTGTAGTAGATGCAACAGAGAGAGGTGAAGTACCAGTGGCAACAACAGAAGCAATTTGCCCATACATGGTACCCCCACCTAGATTTAGATGGGTATTAGATAGCCCTGCACTATTAAAATTAACGACGCCTATTTGTGCTATTCGAGGTGTTGTAACGTTGAAGTTTGTTATTATGTATCTTATTCTATTGAAATCGTATTGTGTTGTACTTCCATTATTCCAGTGATAGCTTACACTATTATATTTATGGCCAACAGGCACATTAGTACTAGCACTTAATAGTCTATATACTTGTTCTGTGTTAAGAACACTATCACGCCAAAGATACAATGATGTATCTTTAGCTCTCCAGTAGGCAGATCCATAATCTATATAGACAATACTTCCCCAGGAAAAACTGGGACAGGTTATATCGATTACAACCACATCAGTTGTAGCACCTACAGTAAATTGAAAATATGTAGGCTTGCCATCAAAACAGTTAGTAGGAGTAGTCGAGATGGTCCCTGTATTATTTAATGTAAGCTGAGTATAGTCAACTGAATCTGTTGTATAAATAGAACAGGTGTATCCCTTGGTTAATAGAAATGCTATATCATTTTCTATATAAGGAAGGACAACTCCTGGGGCTTCAGGGTGCGTAGCTAGATAACCGGTTTCAAAATTACCGCCATAGATATAAGTGCCAGTTAGACTGCCGCCTGTTATAGCTCCTGTAGTAGTAAGTGCTTGTGCCCCCAAGTTTACAGTACCAGTAGCTCCTGTATATGGGACATATAAGGACAGGTTACCCGATGCCCCACTATATCCTGAGATACCAGAAAAACCCGAATAACCACTGAGCCCACAGAATCCACTGTAGCCGGATTTACCAGAGAAACCAGAGTAACCACTTAGTCCACAGTAGCCACTGTATCCTGACTTGCCAGAAAAACCTGAATAGCCACTAAGGCCACAGAACCCACTGTATCCAGACAACCCGCAATAACCCGAGTAACCCGAGAGACCACAGAAACCACTGTACCCAGATACTCCACTACCGCTGTAACCAGAATAACCACTGATGCCCGAACCTGAATAACCTGAATATCCCGATAGACCACTAAAACCAGAGTAACCAGATATGCCAGAGAACCCAGAATAACCAGATGTACCCGAGCCACTATATCCCGAGTAACCTGATACACCAGAACCTGAATAACCTGAGTAACCACTCAAACCGCAATAGCCACTATACCCTGATAGGCCCGAGAAACCCGAATAGCCGGACAGACCACAGTACCCTGAGTATCCTGAATATCCAGATTTTCCACTAAAACCTGAGTAACCACTCAACCCGGAATATCCTGACTTGCCTGAATATCCACTGTAGCCGGATAACCCGCAATAACCTGAATAACCAGAAGAACCCGAGAATCCAGAATAACCAGAGAGGCCTGATCCAGAAACACCACTGTAACCACTTAAACCACAAAAACCAGAGTATCCAGATTTTCCACTGAATCCACTGTAACCAGAAAGTCCACAGAAACCTGAGTAACCACTAAGACCACTTCCGCTATAACCACTATAACCTGATAACCCGCAATAACCAGACCAACCAGAGATACCACTGAAGCCCGAATATCCTGAAAGTCCACAGAACCCGCTATATCCCGAAACACCACTGCCACTAAATCCTGAGTAGCCAGAGAGCCCACAATACCCACTGAATCCCGATGGTCCAGAGAATCCGCTATAACCACTTTTGCCAGAATAACCTGAATAGCCACTAACTCCAGAACCCGAATATCCACTGTATCCAGACAATCCACAAAAACCAGAATAACCTGAAATACCGCTGTACCCTGAGTAGCCTGATTTTCCAGAAAATCCAGAATAACCACTTATTCCAGAACCGCTATACCCACTGTAACCTGAGAGTCCACAATAGCCACTGTATCCGCTGATTCCAGAGTATCCTGAATAACCGGATACGCCTGACCCGGAATACCCGGAAGGTCCAGAATAGCCGCTATATCCACTTAGTCCGGAATAGCCTGAGTAACCGCTCGGCCCACTGAATCCACTATAGCCAGACTTACCTGAAAAACCGCTGTAGCCGCTCAGGCCACAGAAACCTGAATAGCCCGACAACCCACAGAAACCTGAGTAACCACTCAGACCGGAGAATCCACTGTAGCCGGAGAGCCCGCTACCACTGAAGCCACTATAACCGGATAGACCAGAAAATCCAGAGTATCCAGAATATCCCGATACTCCTGATCCGGAGTAGCCGCTGTAACCTGAAAGGCCGCAGTATCCACTATAACCTGATGGTCCGGAGTATCCAGAGTATCCTGACAAACCACAAAAACCACTGTAACCTGACTTTCCGCTAAACCCACTATACCCCGACAGACCACAGAAACCAGAGTATCCACTTAAGCCACAATATCCCGAATACCCCGAAGGGCCACTATAGCCCGAAAGCCCACAGTAGCCACTGTAGCCCGATATCCCTGAACCACTATATCCTGAGTACCCCGAGAGACCGCTTCCACTAAATCCCGAGTATCCAGACTTTCCTGAGTATCCTGAGTAACCTGAAGGTCCGGAAAAACCACTATAGCCTGAAAGCCCGCTATAACCAGAGTAACCACTCTTGCCGGAGAATCCAGAATAGCCGCTAACTCCAGAGCCACTAAACCCACTGTATCCGGAAAGCCCACAGTAACCGGAGTATCCGGACAGACCGCAGAATCCGCTGTAGCCACTCACGCCCGATCCGCTGAATCCAGAGTACCCGCTTACCCCCGATCCGCTGTAGCCACTGTAGCCCGATAATCCGCAGTAACCGGAATACCCACTTGGTCCACTGAATCCGCTATATCCGGAGAGACCAGAAAATCCTGAGTAGCCCGACTTACCTGAGAATCCGGAATAGCCGCTTAGTCCTGAAAATCCCGAGTAACCACTTGGGCCACTAAATCCGGAGTAGCCAGACAACCCACAGAACCCCGAATAGCCACTTGGTCCACTAAATCCGGAATACCCCGAGAGCCCGCAAAAGCCACTGTATCCGGAATACCCACTAACACCTGAACCCGAATATCCACTGTATCCGGACAGACCGCTGAAACCTGAATAGCCTGATGGGCCAGAGAACCCACTGTAACCAGACTTCCCGCTAAACCCGCTCCAGCCACTTAAACCGGAAAATCCGCTTAGCCCACAGTAACCAGAGTACCCACTCAGCCCACTGTAGCCGCTGTATCCGCTAAGGCCGCTGTACCCAGAGTAGCCGGAGACTCCAGAACCAGAGAAGCCAGAATATCCGGATAGCCCACTACCACTGAAACCGGAATAACCCGAGACTCCGCTCCCACTAAAGCCCGAGTAACCACTAAGTCCGCAAAAACCGCTGTACCCGGACAACCCACAAAATCCAGAGTAACCAGACTTTCCGGAGAACCCAGAGTAACCAGATAGTCCACAATATCCTGAATATCCTGATGGTCCAGAGAAACCACTATAGCCAGACAAACCACAAAATCCTGAGTAACCACTTAGACCACTGAAACCCGAATAACCACTCGGCCCACTGAACCCTGAGTAGCCGGAGAGACCGCAGTATCCTGAGTAACCACTTGGGCCACTAAAACCACTGTATCCAGACAGGCCACAGAATCCAGAGTAGCCTGAGATGCCAGAATAACCACTCCAACCTGATATACCAGAGAAACCCGAATAGCCGCTCAGTCCACAGTATCCACTGTATCCTGAGTTTCCACTGAAACCACTGTACCCACTTAGACCACTTCCAGAGTAGCCACTATAACCCGAAAGACCAGAACCGCTATAGCCACTGTAGCCAGATACACCAGAACCTGAGTAACCAGAGTAACCTGAGAGTCCACAATATCCAGAATATCCAGAAGGACCCGAGAAGCCACTATAACCACTAAGCCCACAGTAGCCACTCCATCCACTAATACCTGAGTACCCTGAGTACCCAGACTTGCCACTAAAACCACTGTAGCCACTGAGACCACTAAAACCGGAATAACCTGAGATCCCGGAGTAACCTGAATAGCCACTGGTACCAGATCCGCTATAACCCGAGTAACCAGATAAACCCGAACCAGAATATCCTGAATAACCGCTCAGTCCACTGTAACCAGAGTATCCACTTAATCCACTATAACCACTATAGCCTGATGGACTGGAGAAACCTGAATATCCGGATAGACCACAGAATCCAGAGTACCCAGACTTGCCAGAGAAACCAGAGTAGCCACTTATTCCAGAGTAACCCGACCACCCGGAGATACCTGAATAACCACTGTATCCTGATAGACCAGATCCACTATATCCAGAATATCCTGAAGAGGATGCAAGACCATCTTGGCCACTGTAGCCACTAAATCCAGAGTAACCTATTCCTGAGAAACCACTATAACCTGATATGCCTGAGCCGCTATAGCCAGATGCACCATCTTTCCCTATTACCCCATCTTGACCACTATACCCTGAGTAACCAGATTCGCCAGGATAACTTTGCCCAGGTTCACCACTAAATCCTGAATAACCAGAAGTACCATTACTTCCAGTTCCTCCACTATATCCGGACAAGCCACTATAGCCAGATACTCCGAATCCTGAGTAGCCGGAGTAGCCAGAATAAGTGTTAGATAGTGATCTAACTGGAGTCCATTGAACCTGTGGCATTGTCTCTTATTTCTTATTAGGGGATTTAAACTCTGCGTCTAGTCTTCTAGACGAAAATCTAAAGAAAATTGTGCCGGTTCCTTTACGAGCAGTGATCCAAGCTCTGGCACTTGAGGTACTTGTGCCAACAAAGCTAATTTGTCACCAGGGATAGGTACTTCAATACGTGTCCATCTAAGTTGAGTTTGGGGGGTGTCCATTCTTAATACCTATAGTTGGAACTAAATGTTCCACTAGGAACGGGGATAAATGCGCTATTAGTAATCGTAATGGTATTGGCACTCATTGTATAATCTGCTCCGTAGTCAAGAACAGATCCATCAACTATTAACTGTATGCTATTAGCCGGTGTAGGTGTGTGGCGAAGAGTAAAGATATTGTTGGAGCCGTTTATGATACCAGCTGGTTGTTCATCGAATACAGCTTCACCTAGGGTAATCATAAGACGAAGTTCATCTATCTGACATTGAAGAGCTGCGATTTCCGCGGCTACTGCTGTTAGACTTTGGTTAAAACGTGTTGTGGTAACCCAGTTTAGAGCAGCATTCTCTAGTGCTGTCGCAATATCAGAGGCCGGATCTAGATTGTTTACTTGTGTTTGAAGGCGATCCAACTCATTGGTTATGGCTATGATTGCCTGATTGAACCGAGTGCTTGTTACCCAATTTACCGCTGCTTGTGTTATTAAGGTTGCTATATCGGTGCTATCTTCTAGGGCTTCTATTTCAGTGCGTAGAGTTTCTAGTTCGACACTTAGTATGGTGGTTAACTGTTTTAGTTCAAGACGACCTGGCAACTGTCCTATCTGTTCGTTTAGGATCTTGATAGCGTCTGCTAGTTTCGTAAGAGAGGAGGTTGTAGGACACGTCATTAGCTTGTACCAGTTGCTTTAATAATAAAATGAAGAATGAGTTGAATTATAGCTGATGTAATTAAGCCGGCAGCTGTCCCCCCTATTAAACCATAGGCTAGAATTTTAGCCTTGAGTACTTCAAAGTCTGTTCTCTGGGTGTTTTGATCTTTTTTAAGAGTACAGATATCTTCATTATGACGTTCCATTTCGGCAAGCACAAGTCGCTGGTACATAATCCAGCTATTGGTCCCGTTACCATTTGAGGATCCGTTATTGTTAGAGCCATTTTCTTCGGGTGGCATTGGGATACTCGATATTATTTTGATTTAAGATGTTCTAGTTTCTTATTTAGGAAGAACTCTTTAATGGAATAATTATTTTCCTTAATGAGTTGTTTTGATTTAAAATCTTCTGGTGGTCCCTCTTGTTCTAGTATCTGGTAGAAAAGGACTCTTAAGTTCGTAATAGGATCGTTGTTTCCATTTTGCGAAGGTTCAGTGGATTCAGTTGAGGAGAACATTGAAGTATCTTTCCTTGTTCTGATTTTTAGTTAACTCTTCTTGCATAAATATAAGATGTGACTAGGCCACTAGCTAAGGCACTTCCTAGAGCATAAGGCACTGCATAGGTATCTATAGCTGCTGAAGCAGCTACTTCGACACGCCATGTCGGAAGATTAAATAAATATGTCGCCCATGAACCTGTATCTGTATTCATAAAACCTTGGTTTGGCATATCACCAAATGAGGCCAGTTTAGAACCAGAGAAAGTCACGAGAGGATTCGGGAGGCCCGTACCATTTCCACTAGACCAGCGACCATTTAAACACGTATAACCTGGGTTACCCCCGTTGTTACTAAAGTCAATAGATCCATGTAATTCCCACTCACCTTCAGTAAGCGTCACTTTATTACCAGTCATCTCTAACCAAAAGGCTGAAGTAGGAACTTTAGGACTAGATGTGGCTGTTAGATAGGTAGCATTTATTGTTTCAAGATCAGTTACTGGAGTATAAATGGTATCAACTTTTCCATCTAGTTCGTTTATAGCCGCGGTTACATCTGTAGCTGCTGTATTTAAAGTACGATTGCCGAGGAATGTATTAATGCTTGAGATGGCAGTGCCGTTGATGCCAATATTATTCGCGTTGGTAGTTACGCTTATGGTCAAGCCTGCAATAAGTGATTCAAGTTGGTCGTGGGTAAGAGTGCCAATCCCCAGGAGGGTACTATGATTAAGTGCTCCAAAATTAATCTTGCTAGCATCTATTGCTGCATCACTTGCTATATTAGCGTTTTTAATCCCGTAGATAGAATTGGTAACAATCTTATCTCCGGTAATTGTTCCGTTTTCTAACTTCGAGCCAGGGAGTGAGCCTTCAAGAATAATAGTTCCACTTATAGTATTGGCAGTAAAGCTATCATTGGTAATATCAATTCCAGTTAGACTTTCTAGACTTAGGAGGCGAGTATCATAAGCCTGCAAATCTTTAAGAATTTCCATAAAGGAATTGGATATGGCAAGAACATCGGCACATCGATTGCTCGAGTTGCCGCGGTAATTCCCCGATAATGATCTAATGGAAAAGTTTAGCACAGTAATCTCCGTATATATTCTAACGTTTTTTGGGTTATTTACCCTAGGAGTTTCACTCGGTAAGACTGTAGAACGGGTGCTATACCTGGGGAATTAGCTATTAGATGGGCACGAAATCTAATTGAATCTATATTCTCGCTAACCAATCCATTGTAACTAAAGAATATTTTGCTATGCTCATTAGTTAATGGGATTCCCGTTAGTGTAATCCCATCTACATATGGATCTGCCGCAACATCTGAACTGACAATAGTTAGGATAAGTTTCGGACAGTAAAGTGAGGAAATATCTAGCTGATAATTATTCCCCACATTAGGATTGTAAGAACCCAGTATCGCTTCACTAAAAGCATTACTTATTTCAAGGGCTTGGTTTTGTGTCGCCTTATTATTGTCTATAAGTTTTGACCATGTATTGCCAGTAGGTAAATATATGGGTAAAGATTTAATAGTTCTGGTTGCTTTGAATACTGGTGGATAAACAGATGGAGTATCATCTATGACACCAGAACCCTCAAGCAGGGTAACCTTAATATATTTAGTATAGATGGGTACCGTATATCTAATACTAGTTATATTCTGTGTTCCTGGTAAGGCCGCTGGTGTAGAAGTAATATCTGTAGTATAGTTAATATTATCTAAGGAATGGGTTATCTGAAGGGCTAGTTTAGTATCGATGGCAAGTATAAGATCAATCTTATCTACCCATCGTGGGTTGGTCCCTACTGTCACAACAATTGAATCTCCCTCTTCTAAAATACTATTGGTTACAGTATAGGTAACACCAGTTAGTTTAGCCCCCGATGATTTATATAGATCCTCTGGATTAATAGTACTTGTCAGAGCTTCAAAACTTTCTTCGTAGTCCACTTTGGGAACTACTACACCTGATGGAATGGCATTGATTGTAAGAAGTCCACTAGATGCATCGTAGGTGAAGATACCCAGATCTTCTGTTCCATAATTATATAAGAAATCGAATGGGGAAACATATTCCGCATTTCGTGCGAAATAGTAATCAAACTTTGTTGTTACTTCATTTTGTAATGCGTCTAGATCTTCAATAGCTACTTTATGTATCCCTTCAGTTAGGTCTTTGACGCCGGCTAGAGAACGATTATCAATAATGACTGTTTCAATCTCTGAATCGAATGTAGCATCAACCTCATTAGAGATTGACCCATAGGTTTGGAAATAACCTGAGGCATGAGCAGGTTCTACCCAATAACCCTCTACCCCACTAGCCACTGCTATGGAAGAAATATTAGGGCCTATATTCCTATGGAGTGTAATAGTTTGGAGGATAGTCGGGTCTTTCAGGTCCAACTCATTTGTATCTGAGGCTATATCTCGTATATCAATTGAGAGATGCCCACTTCCATCAGCGGTCCAGACTAGGTTCCCCGCGGTTGAATAGAGATCTTTTTCCACCTCTGTTAAAGATCCTATATCTATGATCTTGCTATATTTTGGTTGGCTATCTGAAGTAGGAGAAATTTTGACTTCAGTTGAGCCTCTTACTATACTGTATTCGATGTCGGTGCCTTCTGGTTTAATTTCGCAAACCTCACAGGCAACCTTTCCTATGTTCCGATTATCTGGAAGAGTGATGGGGATCGAATAGAGGTCACCACTTGATAGATATTTAACTTTGACAAAGTTAATATATTGGAACCCTATATTATAAACCTTCCCATTGTCTGCCATATTCTTAGTAACTAAGAATTTGATGTGTGATGCACTAATTGTGCTGAAATTGAATACAGCTCCCTGGCCCACATATTGAGGATTACTAGCTGATGGTATATCCTTATAGGAGGTGCCATCTAGTGAGTATTGAACTTGAATCATAACCCCGTTACCAGGGTTTGTCATCTTGGTTTCTAGTTCTATTTTATTAACTTGTATAGGAGCTAACGGAGCGATACGTACAATTAACTCCATTTGTAGGGGGCCGGGGCCAGTAAGTTCTACTTCTTTTTGCCAGGCGATTGCTTTATTATTAAAGATATCTGTTAGCTGACCATTGGAAAGAGAACGTATCCCGCCAGTTGCTATATTGTTTAGGAATGAAACAGATATATCGCTCGGGCTGTTTTGTAGAAATATTAGATTAGCTATTTCTGTTTCTTGCTGAACCCCTTCTACCCCTGAGTCTAAATCTAGTGCTAGTTCGACTTGTTGCTTATCAGCATTAACCAATACACTACTGGTGTATGGTGTAGTATAAGATATTTTAGACTGATCAGCGAATGTGTCAAAGAAAGAATATATAAAACCATCTGCATCATTTGAAAGAAGAAGAAGGTTTTCGATTCTCCCCATAAGTTTTTGTAATTGAACACGGGCTAATTGCGTGGCTGTAATTGTTTCGTAGAGTTTGTCGGTAAGATGACGCGCATCATCTGTAAAATCGGCATATAGTATTTGTATATCTTCTAATGCTGAAGCCTGGGTGAGATTCCATTTCACATAATCAGATGTTTCTCTATAGGCGATAGGATCATGAAGCCAGATGGGTTCTTCAATCTTGTACTCACCCGTTATTGCATTAAGAAAGTTTCCCAATTGGAGTTTGAGATCTTCTTCTACACGAGCTTCGTCGGGCAATACTCCATTAACTAGATAAGCTTTTACAAGTTTTTCTGTTCTTATGGCTAGTCTTCTATCTGTAACGGATGCCATGTTATAATGTTTCCTTCGTAATTACTTTAATAGTAACCCAGTTGACTATGGGACTATAATATGGGAGCAGGTCTTCTTCAATGAGCAGAGTATTTTTGTACATCCTTATCTTATGACGGATTGAGGTGGCTTCAAACTCCGTAGTAATACTACTGTTGGCCGAAGGATTAGATTGAGAATCTATATTGTTGACATTAATAATTTCTGGGACTAGAGGATCTTGATTATTAAGATAGATAGGACTTACCTGTTTCCAAGTCATGCCATCGTCTACGGATATGTCATGTCTAATTTCAGCTGTTGAAGACAAGATACTATCGGTGAAGACCATGGCAGGAAGTTCCCAAGCATCAATGGATATTTTATCAATACCCTGAGGGACAGAAAGTGCTCTTGAAATTAATTCTGAATTATTTGCGTATGTCTTTTGAACCAATTCTATATTTTTAATCCCTATAGCCCAGCTATATAGATCGCGTTTAGCGTCATAAAATGGAGCATCTTGCGTTAGGATGATGTGGATAGATTTAATCTTACGGGGTAAAAAGCTATATCTGCCCTCGCCGGCATAATTGCTAGCCTGGGGTGCCAGATTAAATTTCGTATTGTCTTCATTCGGTCCTAGTAATTCATCATAGATTGAATCAAAAGTGATACCATCGGATGAAGCATCAATGGCTGTAATTTTAGACCAGGTTTTAGTACCAAAGTTATTGGGAACAATTCTTATATGGTTGAGAACTGTTTCCTCTTTGAGCTTTATCGAAAAATCAAGTACAACCTTTTGTGCCGAAATAGAGGGTGATGTTATTTCATATTGGAAAAGTTGCAAATCATCGCTATTAACAACTGTCATTAAGGTTGGGGTGCCATAGGCCGTGCCATTACTTCCTGCGGGGCTTATAATGATATCCTGAATTTCTTCTTGCGAAAGAACAGTTTCATTAGTGACACCTAGTGTCACCACATTTTGGACTATATCAATATTGCATTCTGGCATGCTTAGAAGACTCGAGTTTGATTCTATCTTGGAAAGATCACTGAACTTCTCTATAAACTCTCGCTCTCCTATTTGTAAACCTTCTGCGTATAGCTTATAGTTAGCTAATTGAGAACCAACTGTTTTTAGTTGGAGCAGAAGATTTTGTACGTCGGCCATAACATAATTATTATAATCAGCTAGGATGTCCCCTATCCTATCAGCTTCTTGATATAGAGCTAAAAGATCGTTATACACACCAGACCAGAATCTGTTATATGAATCTGATCTGTTAACTGAACCCCGTTGGATATAGGTAATCCCATTGGCTGTATCTGAGTCACGGATAGCTTTTAGAAATTCAGCTATAGTAAGCTGTACAGAGGATAATAAATCTCCTCTTGAGCTATCTTCCCGAGTAGTCAAAAGATTACTTCTAACCATCTCATCTATAACACTCAGTTTATTCTGAATGAGACTTGTCAGGATTTTTGTGTCGTTTGTTATCGTATCCATCATGAACCTGTATACTTTTTAAATTTCATTGAGTAGTTTCTTACTTGAGGTGTCGTCATTCCATTTGAGGTTAGGTTTCTTAGTAATATTCTTATAAACACTTCACTATAATCTGTTTCGCTTAATGCCACTACATAAGATAAACTTGAGGGTATATAGCTGGCTGTAAAAATAGACGTATTGCGTGATGCTAAAGGAAGAGCAGAATTGTATATCTTAATAGTAACCCTACCATCTGATAATACGCTTCCTTGCCATTCTGAAGCCGACATCTCTACATCATTCCGTTTAATTGTGATATTTAGATTTCCTATATAGGTACCAATGTTTTCTATTGGGAACCTTGTTGTGGCTTCCCAATAGCCAGCTATGTTTTCATCGCCGTCTAAGACTTCATCAGTTATCAAACTAATACCAGCTGGTAATATATCATAGCGTGAGCTAGCAGTAAGTGTCTCTTGGCCATCTTCTATAGTGTATTGTTTGACCAAGAGTTCATACTCTATAGACGTAAGGCTTGGAATATCCTCTTCTGCTTCTAATCCTATAACGCCTAAAAGTTCAATCTTGGACGGTAGGGAAACGTATAGGCCAAGATTCTTGTATCTAGTAAGTCCTATCTCGAGCCTTTTGATACCGTAGAGAAATTCATAGACATCTACGGTTTGCGTATCGGTAAGGCGTTCTTTATCAATGCTGAGTAAGGCTTTCATATTGCTTGACATGGCAAAATAGATAGATTGGGGATCTTTCAATTCGCTACTGATATCGGTCTGTTTACTAGAAGCTATATCAAACAATTGGTTAATCGTTCTGTCAACATTGTTGACGACATATCGAAGGGCCGAATAATTATTTTGTTTAATATGGAATGACAATCGTTCAGCATAAATATTGCTGAATGATAGATTCACTTCTCCTGTAACTTGTACAGGATAAGAGGGCCCAGTTAGAGATATGCCATCGCTGCTATTTTTATTTCTATAGTAAGTGATAGATGTTATTTCATATGGGAAGCGTGTAAAAGGAAGTAGTTTGATGTAATTGATTTGCTGGGTACCAGCTAGATCTATTTCAAGATCTGTTTCCGCTACATTAGTACTTAGGGTATCAATCTGTATAGTCTCAGCCCAATAGGTGTCAGGGCTAGCATCTACTAATTTTCCTAGACTAAATTCCTTTTCTTCAGTTGGCACATCTTCTGTGGTAGTATAGGCATCTTCACCAGATGGTGTCTGATTCACAAGTCTAGCAGCCGCTATCTTATGTATGAGATTGGATTCAATGGGTAAGCAAAGGGTGCGGGTAGATGTATCAGCGTCATAGGCTGGATCTATAAGATCCAATAGCGGCAATATGAATGGTGATGTACCAACATTACTTCCGCGTATTTGTCTGTTAAGATCGCCATTAACAAATGAATGAGACATGTAAGTTGTATAGCCATCAGAGTTTGCTGCTATAAGCTCGAGTATATCTATTTCATGATCGAGAGCCAGAATCGAATTGTTGATATCATTAAGATATGTTGATACTAAATTAGATTGATCTGCAATGGCACTTTCTAATAGAACGGCCTCATTATAAAGGATTTTCAGAGCCTGTATCCCGCGGCTTTCCATATCATTAAAATTAGCAGAGCTAGTTAAACTTCTGAAGGCCTGTTTTCTTAATTTAAAATCAGGAGCTGGGAGCTTCCCATTTATGGCCGTCATTTTGCTGGCTAGGCGTTTTTCATATTCTGCCAGAGTGAGAACTTCGCCATCCTGGGTTTCTGAAGATAATATATCCAGCAAACGCTTGCGTTGCGCTTGTGGTATAGATTTTAAATAGGTATTAGTATATGTCCACGATGATGACATTAGAACCACTCCCTATCAATAGGGGGTTTTAAATTGATTAATATTTCGCCTGTTGCGTTATCGTAAAATCTTATAATGGGCATGACACCAGCTGCCAGATGCTTAACACATACTTCTCTTATATCAATATAGCGGCTTTGAAGAGAGGTTCCTGTAAGAGGGGTGCCGCTTTCTTCATAGTTGTCATTTAACAAATAACTAGGTAATCTAAAGATAACAACTGAATTGCCTGGCATAATTTCGCCATCCCAATATCTTAGATCATACATGCCATGGGTATTGGCGTTAATAGTATTGACAACACTTGTGGGAAGATTATCCATTAATAATCCTCCCCGTGATCTCGTATCTACTATATTACCATCCGTAATATCCCGGATGGTAGAAGTATTTCTTATGAAGACGCGGCCTAACTCAAGAAAAGTTTTATGATCCCTGCCTATTTCGGGTACACCCGAATCATCGCTAATAGCAAAGAAATCATCTACCGTTATACCTGTAGTGATAGAAGGATCAGACCCACCCGTAATTATTTCACTATCATCAAAACGTATATAGTTAACTACTGAAGATGCTATATAATTAGCACCATTTACATAAGCACGGGCTGGTTTGATATAGATGGAAAAACCACCCTTAGTGATATAACGATCTAGAACAGGGTTTAAGTTAAGAGCCATGTAGGTGTATTCTAATTCCTTATAGTAGTAAAATGCGTATAGGCTATCAGTGGTGAACACCTTCATATCGTTGTCTGTGATTACTAGATCAGTAGGGACCGTTAATCCAACAGGAGGAGTTAATCCGCTGACTTTTATAAGGCCACTATTTTGATCTATATCCGTTATGTTTACTTGCCACCAGTGAGAAGATGAACTATTATCAGTAAAAGGAGTATCGTTGGGGTCTAATATCGCTCCGGTACTATTAATTAATGTGTTGAGTAAATCACTTCTATCAGAACTTTCTCTAACATATATCCGTAATGGATTGATGGAGGCTTCTAGCGATAAAGGAGTTTGGCGTAATCTAAGAAGAGTATTATCTACAAATTCTGGTGTTTCCATTAATTGTTTTTTGGATGGGAAACCAGGATCCCAGTTCTGAATGGTATATTCAGGAATATAGTATTCATAATCCCAACCCGTATAACTACGCTTAAAACTACCATTAACTATTTGCAAATACCATGGTTCGCCTGAGAGGACTTTAACTGGATGCTTTGCATATATCTTGGTTGAGGCTTCATTTTTAATACTATAGATAATAGCTGGATTGGATCCATTTGTTACAATAACATATTTTGTATCCGAAGCATTATAAGTAACCTTATATTCATTGGCCGTAGTAGTTGAGAAAGATTCTACTTTATTAAATATTATCTCAACAGATAGTAATTTCCTAACCTCAACTCCAGAGCTAATATATACAAGAATATAATACAGATTGTTAGTATTGATTAAGTCTGTGTAGATGCCTGCTGGCTCGGTAGATCCACTTCTGAAAAATGTCTTATAACGATTAGTATCTACTACTAGGCCATTATTATCTTCGAGTCTTAAGATATATTGACCATTAGGCATCCGGTCAATTCGTTCTTCATCTCCAATGTCGTGCTTATACCAAAGAGGGAGTACCTCTTCACTTTTATTGATTGGAGTTAGAGTAGTCGTATCGTTAGTATTACTGTAAATATTAGTTAAAAGAAAGTTGGCCGAATCGTTGATGGTACTATTGCCTGAAAAAATACGAACAGTATTGCCTGATAAGAGTCTATTTTCTGGGAAGGTATGGGAGAAATCGATGAGGCGTATATTGCCTAGTTCAGTTGATGGATCGAGTTCTTCTATATTTACGTAAGCAAGATTAGCTCCACGCATGGAGCCTACACTAGTTTTAGGAACTTCACTTGAGTATCTAAAATAATATGGAGGCATTATTCCCACCACCCGCCTGGAGTGTAATAGCCTATCCAGTCTTTCTCGGGTATGTAACCATCTGTAGATAATAAAACTCGTCCGTTAGATCCTGATCTCCCGTTACCTGGCCATATACGCCCACCGGCAGTGGAAAAATTTAATTCTCCTCCACGTCCACCACTTCCTATACCCAAGGTCCCAGCACCACCAGATGCACCGAGAAGGTGGATACCCGGCATAAATGGGCATTGACCTGAACCTGTTGTTCCTGGATTACCAATAATACTACCTATGCCACCTGGTCCTCCACCACCCATATCTGTGATTACATCTGGGGGTCCATTTCTTACGGTACCTCGAATCCCTCCATAACCGCCAAGAACACCATGTTGTATGGCAGGGTTATCTATGGAAGTAATAAGAGAGGCTCCACCTTGGAGACCACTATTCCCTATGAAGGCAGCCGGATGATATTGATCCCAATTATTAATTAGTGTTAGCCCCCCACTACCCCCCTGTCCTATAGTAATTCTATAAGTGTTTCCGGGGATGACATCAATTATAGTTTCGTGATAACCTCCGGCTCCACCCCCAGCTCCTTCTACAGCAACTGCTCCCCCTTGGCCATTAATTAGAGCAGCAAATTGCCCAATGTCCGTTGGATTACTCGGTACGAAACCCCATAGGGTACTACAAACAGCACCAGCTCCCCCACCTCCAGCTCCCCAAATAGATAATCTCATTCTAAAACAACCAGCTGGCACTTCAAAGGTATAGACACCTGGTGTCATACTATCAAAAAGTGTACCTGCTGGTTCAACCAGATTCAGTAGATTTCTTTTCAAACGGCTCATCTCTGAATGAAGATAATCTAATCTAGAAGCTATTGTGCTTGGGAAAGATGCATTTTGATATCCGTATTGTTTGCCAATGATATTAGCTATTTTGGTTGAGTTGACATTGTTACCAGAGTAGTTTAAATCGCATGGTCTTAAGAGTCTATACGGTGTTTTGATTGGTATCAATACTTCTATGTCTGCATTTGGTAAAACACCAGATGGAATGACGCCACTCGCTATGGCAATGGTCATATCCGTTCCACCCTCTACTGTGATTGCGATAGGCTTATTGGTTGGGTCAAGTATGGGTTTCCCACTTATCGAAGCTAAGCTTGAGAGAATGTTAGATGGAGTTATACCATTACTTAATGCAAATCCAGAGATAAAGGCCTCATCTGGTGAAGAACCAGATTCTAATAAATCGTTGCCTGGAATAATCCATGAGAAAAGCCCGTTAGAGGAATCAAAGGTTGCATTCTGAAGTTGCACTTTGCTTTCCCAACGTGTAACAAAGTTTTTATCCTCTACAAAATCTACCTCGGCTGAAAGAGGTGGTACGTTATTAACATATCCATAAATAGAAGGATCACCAGTTTGGATTGTGTCAATATAGCCGCTGATACTGGGATAATGGAGATGTCCTATTTCTTGGATGAGTTGTCTTAGCGTAGAACTGACGGTTTGTGAGGGGGATAACAGTATGTAAGTCTGATCTGTTAACCATCCCGGGTCTTCTGTTCTAAAAAGAACTTGCGAAATATTGCCGCTAGTATGAGAAGTTAATGTCTGGAAAGTTCCGTCTACTACTCTAAATAGATTGCCGCTAGCATTCAAGATACCGAGAGTAAGACCTAGAAGATTATGATCAACTGGGTAAAGGTATTCTGGATTAATGACACCCGAAGAAAGAGTTATGGTAAGGAAACCACTAGCATCCGATGAAGAAGAAATAGTAGCTGGTATGCGGTTGTAATAAGATATTCCATCAATAATTGGATTTCCAGAGGCTGGTACCAAATCAGTATCATTAACATACTCATTTGGATTGCCGATAACTGCGGCTAAAGACGATTGGGAATTCTGGTATAAATTTCCTAAAGCCTTTATTATGAAGTCATGTACCTCTTCTGTTTGCCCATATAACAAATTGATATTCTCAGACGTGACACGCCTGCTCTTATCAAAAATAGGCTGTGTATAACCGTTGCCGGCTATCTCACTATTAGAGGCTATATCTTGACTCATTAAACCACCACACCACTGATAGCGGCTATATTCGCTTCTAATATAGTTCTTTGTGTTTCGAGAGTATCTAGCCTATCGGCTATAGTCCCGGGGATAGAGAGGGTACCATAACCATATTGATTACCAATTACTTTGCCAAACATTTCATGTAATTGGGAACCCTCTCCCACATAGGCAAGATCCATAGATCTTAAGAGGCGATATGGAATATTAACTGGGAAGTAAACGTCTATCGCTTCTGTTGATATATTGGTTAAATCAGTAGAAGGGATACTTATTGTGATATCATTACCACCCGTTACTATAGGGGCAGAAGGAAGATTAGCAGATGTTACTATTGGAACACCTTGGCTATAGGCATACACAGTAAGACCCGAGGGTGAAGCAATCGTACCACCCAGGGTTGTGATATAGTCTTGGGCAAGTGCTGTTGATGGAGAAGAATCGGTTTCCCAGTCTCCTATTGTCCAAACTAGATCACTTCCTATGGGTTCTGCTTGTACTTTTTTCAACCGGGCTCGCCATTTTATAGCGAATGTCTTATCCTCAATGAAGTTGATTTCATCGCTTATACTGATTGTAGAACCGGTTCTGGTTTGTATTGTATCAGTAGCTCCTGGGATGTACCCCAAAGCGGAAGAATATTCCAAGTCGCCCACGTTGATAATAGCTTGGACCAATTCTTGAATAATAGATCTATTCGCTGTCAACAAAACTAGCCGGGTATCTAGATAATCAAAATCGGAATCCGATGTGATAAAATCAATTTCGCTAACAAAAGCCTCGCCCGAATAGCCAGCTCGTGTAGTAAATGATCCGTCATATACTTTTATAATTTGCCCATTAGTATCAGTGGTAGCAATAGCAAGATTAATAACATCAGGTCCTGTAATCTGTGGGATATGGGCTGACTTACTAATGAGACCATCTATTACTAAACGAAAGGGTGATACGGTAGTTTCTGTTACTACTACCGGAAGCCTATTAAGAAGTTGATTTGTGGAATCGAATATATTGGGACTTTGAGCGATGGGTGTATCGGGATTCGATATGTCTTGGGTAAGAAGTTCGGCATTACCGATAATAGCTGCAAGATTAGCAATATTACGAAGATATGTATTGCCTACCGCTAACTGAATAGTATCTGTGGAATCTTTTATATACCCGCCGATACGATTAAGTTTGTCGTTAAGGGGAACCTCTGCATTTGTGAAGACAGGTTTAACAAAACCCGTATCAATATGATCTGATATGGAACTAACTTCAGTAGACATAAGTCTCTCCTCTTAACTCATCCGTAGATAGGCGAAGTAATCTGCAAACTTCTGGTCCAGTCTAAAGACACCCTTTTGAGCATCTGTAAGTCTTACTCTGACACTTACTGTTTTATGAAGTGTTTCTAACCCATTATACTCAGCCCATCCAGTTATATCAATATCTAGTGGGTAGCTAGCATGGTATGTACTATTAGTGGTACGATTAGTTATAGTTGGGTAGGTAAGCCATGAGCCTGATGGGGTTATTTCAGAAATAATAGGGAAGGCTGGTTTGTATGTGTCAAAGGTTATAGACGTGTTTCCTATAGGTATTGTAACACAATATACTATGATTTTCCCATACTCTTGGGGTGAAGCATAATCGTCTACCTCATACTTGAACTGACTGCCGGCAGATTCCAGGCTATCAACCTCATATATCATACCATTGTTTACATGAATAGAGCCTAGATCAATATTGAAAAAACTATCACCTATTTCTACGCCATTAAGAGTATTGCTAAGGCTAGACCCGCCGATTATATATTTACCAGAATATCCATCTGGTAAATCGGTGGTTAACCAATCTCCTGGAGTGATATTAATATCGTAGCTATCTCCATTGGTCATAAGAACAATGCGTTGCTCTTCAGGGTAGCCAGAGATATCTGGTTTCTGAGCTGTAGTATATATTTCATCTAGAGACTGGTTTGGTATCGATTTGTCGAATAATATTTTAAGGGATTCGGTTAATTCAAATACGTTGTTTGTGGTAACAGCGAATACGGAGGGGCCCCAAGTATTAACACCACCTACTAGAAATAGTCTATCATTATGGACAATTAGAGAATGGTCTGCTCTATGAGCCCAAGGACAACTAGTTAGAAGCGTCCAAGTTGTTCCATTGGAGGAATACCAAGTTTCATTTGTGCTAATTGTGCCCGCGGTGTTTTTTAAACCACCAGTTACCCACATAAGATTGTTGTATACAATAGCTTCACCATCGCTATTTGGGTCAAATGGAAGAGAACAAATATTGGTCCATGTAATACCATTATCGTCAGAAACCCACATGCCATCATTTAGAAGTGCCCAACTCGTTGTTCTTCCACCCCATAGCCAGAGTTTATTGTCATAAGAAACTAGATACGGTTTTGAACGACCAGGCCATGCTGCACTAGAAGTGACGGTTTCCCATGCGACCCCATCATTAGAAGCATATATAGTTTGTGGGAAGGAGGATCCCGTCATGCCTCCCATAAAGAAAATTTTGTCCTGATGGACTACAAGTTTCCCTCTAGTTCTATTAGTGGTCCATGGAGCAGTCGATATCTGCGTCCATGTCGTCCCATCTGAGGAACGCCATATTTGATTGCCATTTATTACCGTTAAAAGATAATCCCCTAAATGAACAAAATTACAAAGAGTGGATGAACTAGCTATAGTATACAATGTAGGATACGAAGCTAGTAAATTAATAGGTGTCCAATCGCTTCCATTAGCAGAAGAATAAGCAATAGTGGGTACTGACGAACCCCCCCAACCACCATTAGCTTGGATAACCCACATAGTATTATTCATACTAAAGGCTACGAGATTACCCAATACAATACTAATGGGATGACGATCAACGAAACTTGAAACAAGATTAAAGGGTTGATCTACTGACAGGACCCAATCATAGTTTCGATCTACAACTATACCACTCGCTTGTACGTTTTCTATAGAACCGGGGATAGTTAGGAATGAGATTGCCTTTCCATCAAATTGTGTATAAGCTTCATTATGGCTGAGAATACCTGCTGAGTTGGATAGCCTAAAATGAGTAAGGGCTCCAATGATTGGTTCATCATCTAGGTCATGTAACCCGCCGATGATAATGCTGCCCCCAGCGGCATAACCTAGCTCTTCTGGATTAGCTGTTAGCGTAAAGGAAGCATCAGGATCAAATCTTTGAGCTTGATCTCCTACCCAAATAAAGCCGTCATAACCTATACCATGGAGAGGGTTGAAATCCCATGGGAGAGTATTCCATCCAGAGGGGGACGCATCATAGTACACACTTAACCCATTATGGGCTTCTCCGATTGTTAATAATGAACCAGAAACTGAGAACTCGTGAGACGTAGAGCCCAGAGTATCAACTCTTGTATATTGGTATCCAGATGGAGCAGTATGTCCTGATATATCTATTACGAAGATGGGTGTCCCTTCTGCGCGAACGTCAGACGGAAAGGTGAATGTAAGAGATTCAGGAGGTATGGCAGCTTCTACTAGTTCTGAAAAATTATAGTACATTTTATCATGAACAAAGAAGTCGCCAGTGTGGACTTGTGCTTTCCAGACTTCGCCCGACTCTAGAACCATTCGCACCCTAAGATCATCGCTATCAGGATCCCGAACACCAGATTGGTAATATTCTGAGGAGATACCCGAAGCCATATTCCCCATGAAGTCAGGGACCTTATCAGTACTATTAAGGCCCCCATCAAATGCTGAAATATCCCAGATGAAACCAATTTTATCAGTCTCACCAGATCCCCAAAGAATGGGAGCGGTTTCTAGTATCTCTTTTGTATAGTCTACGAATTCAGTATCGGGAGTATTATCAACAACATTAACATGCCCACTATAGAAAGCCGGCTCATAAAGAACATTTATTTTGGCAAGATCTGTAACGTCGGAAGGATAGGCCCCATTTACATAGATGGGATAACCAGTTATAAAGACACCATTTAAGAATAAGTTTTCTGGGTATTCATCAACAGGAAAATAGCCATGCGGAGTTAGATCTAATTCCCGGCTAGTTCCATTGACAACACCTTGAATTGTAGAGTTAGCCCGGAATTGGAATACCTGCTGGAGTCTTATTTTATATTCTTGATTGGATTCTTCTAGTAGTCGGGGGGTGTCAAGAAGAAAACCGAATTGGTCAAAATGATTGGGTACATTAAAAGCAGTTTGTATATAGCTTGTTCCGTCTACTAGGAGTGATGCATATTCTTCACGGCAATATAAAGTCCTTCTGTCATAATCAAATATTCCGTAGTCATAGGAAAATCTATATTTTGTATATGTTGTACCATCGTAGGTCCAGAAGAACTGTCTATCTTCATCCGTAGATAAAGAAACTATACTAGTGAGACTTTGGTTCGGGTAAAATCTTTTTAAGGCTACTACAGTATCACTCTCCTTGTTGCCAGCCCATAGTAGATCGGTATTGGCTAGGAGAGGGATTCTCGTATCGAATACGTAGATACCAGAACCGAAAGCAGCAACTAGTGTGTCTTCGCCCAGACAGGCTCCATGATAGGTGCCAGTGATGGCACTCCCATCTGAATCTACCAAATGATATTGACCCAAAATTTCTTTATTGGTTGCTACCTCTAATGGTATTTCTGTTCCCTCGTCAATTAGAAAATATTTTGAGAGCTGAGCATTACCTGAACTGTCAGCATCACATTGGAAGTAAAGAGATTCTTCTTCTTTATATGAATTTATATAAGGAATATCGTAGGCAAGAGAATCAGAAAAAGAGGTTCCAGAGGGAAGGGAAGTTTCTGTCTCTATAGCCTCGAGTCTTGTAGGAGGCATAAGATAGAAGAATATATTAAGATCATCTAACAATTCGATACGGAGGCTATCACCTGAAACTAAGGGGGGATTGTTTTCATCTAGCTCAATATGTCTGGGTAGTTCGGCTTTGTAAATTACATCGGCCACATTGATATCAGCACTTTCTAGATATAGATTGTTTTCTATTAGTGCATTAGCTCGATGAATGTTATCCAGTTGCATACCGAAGACGTTAAGGAATTGCTGGCCAGATGAATCGGCTGATTTACGTATTTTAGTCCATGATGGGAATTCATTGGCTATTCCTTGGGTGAGAAAGGAATAATGGGGATATATACCAGAGGCTGCTGCGCCAGCAGATATCCCTGTGCCTAGTATAGGGGTTTCAATAATGGGGGTCATTTATTTATTCGTAGGTTATTGTAACAGGTGTAAAACTTGTTTCGTGAACATAGCCCTGCAGATTCTGTTCTACAATCAGTTTGTCATCTTGATATGCTTCATAATTTCTCACAAGAGGATCTCTTATCCTATTGGTTGCAATTATGCCAGCATCGCTTATATCTATTGTGGTTGGTGTCCAGATATAAACAGCTAGTCTCTCTTCTGATTCTGGTGAATCCTCAACGTCTAGTATCTGGTTCGAAATATCCATAATTCGTTGTATTAATTCATTCCTAATAAAACCTTGGCCTACTGGGATATTATTGATGTAATCATAAATCGTATTCTCAACGTCATTAACGATAATGTCTTTATCGGTTTCAATAGTTGAACTACGAAAGTGAAGATGCGCGATTACCTCGAGACCTATATATCTGGGCCCTCTAATTGTCCCAAACTCACCAGCAGCTGTTACTTTGTTAACGTTTGTTCTGACATTAGCTAAGGTAGTTTCGGACACAACTGGTGTTGTGCCAATAACCAATACCATAAAGGTACCTACGCCATGGAAATACCTAACAATACGGATATCGGAAACACCTTCTGTAGAAAGAGCGGCAAGAAGAATAGATGTTTCATTAGCAGCTTCGGCCGCGGTTACGGTTTTCGATAAGACGTATCGATACTCTTCATCATTTTGAGTATCGGTCCCATTTTCGATGGATTCAATATTGGTAGTAAGAATACCAGTGATTGCTAGGTTGTGACTAGTTAGGATGTTCACGCCCACGTTATAGGATGATCCACTATTCAAAGCTTCTATTGATCCAGTGACTTGGGTATCTGTAGGATTAAAAGCAATGTTAGCTGTCACCCGGTATTGGATAGAGCCGTCAGGAGTTTGGATAATCGTACCAGCAGGGATAATACCACCCAATACTTCTATGCCGGGTAATGAACCAAAATCTCCAGAGGAGACATAAAACTTTTGAGCTGCAGATCTATTTCCTAGAGCGGTTCCACCTCGTGGTGTATTCAGCATGAAGCCGAATCTATCTAAGGCCGCTCCAGAAGCGGTACCCAAATAAGCATTTGCTAAATTGATAGTTAGAACTTGGTAGTATTCATTAAGTTCCTGATTAACAGCTTTTAGAATGGCTCGAGCAATAGTACCGTTAGAAACTTGAGTGATTTTTGTATTATCACGAAGTATGGCTAGAGCTTCCTCTTCAATTTGATATGGGTCTTTTATAGTTATGGACACTTTAATAACCTTGAGAGGGACTAAACTTCGTCAATCCCTGATGTGTAATCAAAATGGAACGTAATGGTTTGGTTTAGGATAGAGGCATCATTTAGTAGTGTGAGAAAGAATAATAGTGAGTCTTTAGAAATGGGAACAGTTTTAATGGTAATATCTGCAGGGGAATATAAACCTGGAGAAGTAATAGCTCTTAATATCTCGCTCTCCATAAGACCAGCATTCTGTCTAGTATTGGGTTCACCCACAAAACTTTCCAGTCTGGATCCCATATCTGAATAAGCTCCAAAGTCACCAAGGGCCGTGAATACATTAAGAAGTACATTCTGTTTGGTTGTTTGATCGATACTAGCAATGGCCAAATCGCCAGTGTTAGATATGACCAAATCACCATCAGTTGTTAATAGAAGGTCTTGTTGTAGGTAGGCCCGAGCCATGATGTTTCCCTTTATATTCTAACACTTTTATTAGACTATTGCCTTAATTTGACTAAGGTATTTTTTCATTCCTTGCAATAAACCCTGCCCTGGAGGAGCCCATATTAATGTGGGAATTGGTGTCACGGCAGTAGAGGGTATCTGAAATTGCATCATCGGGTTAAATCGCCATGCTCCCCCTATTCTCACGTCCTGAACAGAGGCTCCCAAATTAATCTTCCCGCCCATTGTTATGCCACTTTGTGAGTTAATAATAATATTGTTTCCTGTATTGGCGACTAATCTAACCTCGTCTTCTGACGCGGACACATAGGCCGAGCTATCATCTATCAGACTATTGAGGTCTTCTTGTGTTATTTTATTCTGGCCGATATAGTTCGGTGGTAAGTCTTTTTCTGGTTTAAGAATAACCATATTGCCACTAGGATGATTACGTTTATTTATCCTTTTTCTAAGAGGAACACTAGAGAGAACATCAACCTCAGAACCCTTATTTTTTTTAGTTCCAGGTTGACCAAATAACGATGTGGTAGTCCCATGTCGTATGTCTAATTGGGCTGTAACCTTTTTTACTAGTTGGACACCTGCTGGGCTTTTAGGATCGCCATGTAAGATACCAATATAGTTGGAGGGGTTAAGCGTGGCTCGCATACCTGGGGTATTAATAATTTTAGCTTCTATTGTTTCAGATCCACGAGTATGTCCCTTAGGTAATACGCATCTAGCTTTAGCTAGATCTGGGCTAATAGATTCTATATGGACAACTACTGATTGGAAATTTCGTTGACTTTCTAATCTAGATAAATCTTTAGATACTTGAGCTACAGTTTGGTTTATCATTGCATGCTTCCCATATAGTTGGATTCAAGTTCATAAAGGGTTTCACCTATCGTTCTGACAGAGCCAACAAATTTACGCCACTCACCCTTGATATGTTCCCAGATTCCACTTTGATGCGTTAAGCCCTCTAGGCCCGCATAATATGGACTCCCACGATAACTAAGTGGGACGATACGTAGAGGGCAGGCATAGTTCTTATCATCCATTCCTGCGAACAGTTGGTAATAAGCGATAGGCCCAATTACCGAGGATACTTTTAGAAAGTTTATAAGAGATACCCCAGTTAGTTGCCCATAAGCAACGCCTAGTGTCGAGGCCATAAGAGTTTCAGCTAAATCCTTGGTTGTTTGCAAACCAGCTTTGGCCATATTAAGTTCCCAAGTTGCGAGACTACGCTCGATAGCTAGAGCAGCATCTGAGCCTTCGGCTACGCCAGCTGTTTTTCTTAGGGCAATATTTAATTCGGAAGCCGATGCTTCATGTATTTGCGTAATAGCTTTTGCATTTTTAGCATTGCGTCCTTGATTAACTATGGATATAACATCATCAATTGATTTTCCACTCATATTATGTTTAGTAAGTATTTCAGATACAGAGCGTGTAGCAACTGCGGCTCGTTTTTGAGCATATATTTGGCTGGTAGACCCAACTCGTTGTGCTACCCAATTAGCCATTGATTTTCCACTAGCAACTGTTTTAACAGCACTATCTTTAAGTGCTTGTTTTGCGAGTGTCATACCCCCACGTTGGGCGATAACACCAGCTTTAACAGCAGTTCCAGCTTCCCATAATGGAGGGATGACCATTGTGATTACAAGTAGTATATCGAATATCTCGGCAATGACTGATGCCGGTCCTACATCAGTACCCATTGTTTCAACATAAGCATGGGGTTCAATAATAGTAATGAATCCAGTATCAGCTGACATAATATGAGTTACTGACTTTACTTCAATCGGTCCATACATTTTTACGTAGTCATCATATACGTAAATAATATCATTGGTTTTAATATTAGGGTTGCCTCTAATAGTGAGAGTTCCCTGATACATCTCGCGCACTCCATCAGCAAGGAGAGACGTAGCATAATTACGAGCCTGCCATACTGTTTTAGCATTCTCTATGGGAAAAACCTTTTCTCTCGTAACCCTTTGGTCTAGTGTATCTCCTGCCTGAATTTGGAACTCGTTTGTCGCTTCACCCCATAGAGTAGATGGCTGGAATGGGAGGGAGATATCCATAAAATCATGGCGTTTATATTTAACCTTTACACTATTCCACATACCCATTAGATTCAAACGGATATCATTATTAACAATATGCTCATAACTAGTTACTAAATGGTAATCTCTAAACCGTTTTTCTAATGGTGACCGAGCCCATTCCGCCAGTATCTTTTGAAATTCTGGGCTTATATCAATCAGATTGGTTAATATCAGGTTCCTCAAAGTGATATGTGCTTTTAAATCGGTACGGTTTATAGGTCCAGTATATTGAAGTTTTATATTTTTGATGGAACTAATAGAGATCTTTTCACTAGATGTAATTGTAGTTTCAATTGGAGAACCAGAGAAAAGTTTAAATTCTTTGCCAGTTTCTGTTAGCCCAAACTGCCGCAAAATTTGATATATCCAGGCCCATGCCACAATAGCTATAGGAGACTCAATACCGTAGGTTTTGTAAACTTCGAGCATAGGTAGAACGAAACCTTGGTCTGTTGCTTTTAGCTTATCTTTTATAACTTCAGTATCTCCAAGCAAATCATATTCGTTGAGAGTTTGCTGGATCCGTTCAAGCTTCTGAGAGGCAGTGTTTACTGAATTATCCCCCAGAGACGCAGAAGTAGGATCTATAATAAAGCTAATATCGGGGCGTAATGCCTCAGTTACAAAGTGTACATTTTGGTCTCTAAAGAATTCTTCTAAAGCAATAGTTCGTCCGATTGATGAATGGAGAATAGAGCTTCTTATAGAAGGACTTAATTCGGCTAAGAATTCCAATGATATGGGTTGGTAAACTCGGCTATTTTGTAAATTTGTAGTAGTGACTCTAACAGATCCAGCAACATCGAGAGATGGTTCTGATGGTAGGGATGTGGTATTATCGCCTTGTTGAGGTATGGGCATTGATGCTTGGGTGGCTGCTTTAGTTGGTGCATTTTTTTGTTCTGGTGTTAATTCGAGTTTACCAATCAAATCATATTGGATATTGCCTACAGCTGGGTCTGCTGCCAGCCAAGTTAAGAGGTCAACTATTTTACAATATTCCAGAGCGGCCTTAATATCCTTGCCCATGATTCCTGTAATATGATTCTGCCGCCATTTTTCTATAGCAGTTTCGAGAATATCTTTCTTCCGTAACCACTGCATATAGTTTATGGCAGGTGTCATACTTCTTGATTTAATTGCATTGATGACAGCTTCTGAGTCTTCCTGTTTAACTGGGAGTGTGGCAAGTTTCGGAATGATATTTTCAGGTATGTCAACGTACTGTTCAGTAGCACCAAGATCTTGGGTGTATTTATAGTTGTAATCTGGCCGGCCGAAGAAGACCGTTTCTCTATCGTCATATGGAACAACATCACAGATACAACCTGGATGGGCTGCGGCTATATCTTGGAGGACATCCCATTTAGTCATGTTGTCGGCATTATAGGATTGAAGGAGACGCCATTTACCAGGTTCCATATTTTCATTTAAATATATATTATCATCAAAGGCAGGCCCATCTAGGATATCACAAGCACTATTTGGGAGCACAGAATTCTGAACTAGTCTTCCTAAGTGCTTAACTTTTGAATCTAAAAGCATCCACCATATAAAAGCCTTAGGAGGGCAGATCCATCCAAGAAAGGATCCTACACCTGCTTCTGAGAATAGTTCTGCTCCATAACCTTGGGCTACTATCTCAAATTCTTCACCTGGGGAAACGTCAGTTATGAATCCATTGAAGATTACTTTGAGGTCGTCGGGATTTGCTTGATACCCTACACGAAGTTGAATTTGGGTACCTGACTGTACGAATAATCGTTTTATAGGTTTATTTGTATATGGATTGATTAAGCGCTCGTTGCTATTTCTTACCTCTGTAGCGAACGATTCTTTAGCAAGTAATGCTTCAAGATCGGTAAGAATTCCTTTATGGTTATTGAGCTTGATATTAACTATAGAAGCTGGAGTAGCTTTATCTTTATAATACCTGATTTCGTAGATGGCACGGTAATCGAAGAAGTTATCAAATAGAAACCACTCAGGAGAATTTTCTTCTCGGAAGTATAGTTTATATGTTGGGAAGGCTTTATTTATAGAATAGTATTGTTTATCCTTGGTGATAGAATCCCTAGCTTGCTTAATAATATAGGCTATAGTCTTATCAATATCGGGATTAAAATCTTTAAAACTAGACTTCCATAATCTGTGTTCATATTGAGCTTCCTCGATGATGAGAGGGGATGTCTCGTTGCCGAAACTACCCAATGATGAAACCAAGCTATTAGAAAGAAATAGTTCATCTACTGTTTTAAATGTTTTAATTTTAGTGGAAGTCTGCTCACTTAAGAGCCCCTGCTCCTGGAGCTTACCTAAACTTTTATTGGCATTTTTTTGTATTGATTTAATTTCTTGTTCTAAACTATCAGAGGTTATAGCATCAGCCTTATTCGTAGTGGAATTAGTTTCTCCTAAACCCTCATAACCATTGAGATTCATTATATCGTTGGTGGCATATGTATTAACGCGCTCAATAGATGGAAGAGAGCGACTCTCGGCCAGAGAAAGCAAGCTATTATTGGCTAAGGCTAAATGGTCATCAATTTCCACTAATGAAACTTCTCTCTTTTCCTCTGGAAGTAACGGGGCACTTTCTTTGAGATAAAAGGAAGGGCTGAATTTTATATCTTGAACTCGCTTCCCTTTATCATTATAAAGGGGCTGCCCATCATTTTTTTCTATAAAATAAGTAAAAGGGATACCGAGATCTAGGTAGCACGACATGCTAGAGGGACCTAAAAACTTCTGTAGTCCTTGTTGGAGTTCTGAGTTAGTCCCATTAGAAAGACCGTGTGTTTTATTGTATTCTTCTACATCTTTAAAGGTGAATAGATCCATATTAACGAAATCTTCTAATTCTTGAGGCACATTATTCATTATCTCTGTTTGTTCGGCAAATGTTTTAGCATTCGCAAGCCTAGCATTAAGAGCTGCTACTTTTTGAGGCATAGTGAGATTAGTGTTATACATTAGCCTAACTTCATATTCTAGAAGTTTGGGGCTCCGTAGAAGATGCTCGAGACGGCGACAATCGCTATTAACAATAACAACCGCGGCTCCCTGCAATATTTGGCGGTTTAAGTCTTCTTCATTATCGCTTAATGGAGTTGTGTAACCTGGATATTCTTTAGATTTTTCAAGAAGGAAAGCCCTCATCATATTCCAAGGGGCAGTATTAGGTCGGGCTGGATTGCCAGTAATAGTTTGCCAAATATAATTGTAAGAGTAAGCTCTATGTTTTGTTTGTTTTCGTTGTGTTTCAGTTTGGTATATAGGAAGTTTGCTTCCATCAGTTGTTATAGCTGTACCTGTTTGTTCCTGAACAGGGCTTTCTGTTCTAAATAGTGTTTCTAATGATATCGGTTCATAGCCCTCTAGATGAGCTATTACTCCGGCTGTTGATCTAATCCGATTTCTGAATATCCCCAAGGGGTCTAAAAACCATTCTGTAGCAATAGCAAATGGATTATTGTGAGTAACAGACGCCCCTAATGTAGAGGAGTCAAAACGACCACGTTCCCGTAGCCATCTAATAAAGGCGTTACGGACTAATCGGATCATTGAAGGGATTAGGAGTACTTTTGTGTAGGAGGGTTCAGCTTCACTGAAGTTAAACTTCCATGTATTTAACTTATGAGAATCTGAGTATTTCCAGCCTTTATAAAAGGTAAGAATGCTTTCAACAAACTTACGTTTAAAATTCCTGCGTTCTATGATCTTAGAATTAAGAACACTGAGAATTTCTGTTTGTTCATTTAGTTTCCATGATATATTATAGGTACCTGGGTTATCGGGAATATTTTGTATATCCACTTCACCAGTATCTACGACAAAGGTTCCATTAAGGTTGATAAGATCATTTTCTATATAGATTAATTCACTGCCCCCATGCCTACTCACGTTTCTGGCTGATTCTTCAATTGCCTTATCTACACCCATAAAACATTTAACTAGTTCTTCGTTATTGGTGACAAAATTGACGACGAATGATGTATCGGCCCCACCAAGATACTGGCAAGATGGCACAGGGGAAGAAGTGATTGGGATGACTGAAATCGGGAATGATCTTCGTAGGGTTAAGCCGTCTATAACGCAACTCTCACTATTTATTAAGGAATATCGTTTTATGTATTTATCTGCGTTATTAGCTACTGCTATATCCAGTAAGTTGTCTAGATTCTGGTTAACAAGATCAGTGGTCGATGATTTTTCATCAAAAGCTATACCCCGAGTTGTTAGATGGCGAATAACATCTGTTCTTAACTCTTCTTTTGTACCTATCCATTTCCCCGATTGACGACTCTTATAAGCTCCCAGACCTAAATCAAGTGCTTTAACAAGATCCATAACATGATAACCGATAGTGATACTATTGGCTCCTTGCGTATAATCGGAACCTATCTGCCTAATAGCTTGCCCATTCCGGAGAACTTTAGCATCTAAATTTGCACGGCTAGTAAAATAGAGATCATTATCTGGAGTTTTCTTATTGAGGCCCTGGCGTGTCGCTTCTGCGATAGTGAGTTCGCCTCTTTTTTCTATCTCTCCATCAAACATAAAGTTATTAAATACTGGGTTATTCGTAGTTTTAATAAGCGATTCATAATATTGTCTAAAGAGATTGCTATCTTCAATTGAAAGAGCAGGAACAGTTGAGATGATATTATTCTCATCTATTATTTGGCGCAGATATTGCCAATGTCCAACTAAGGCCTGGAAGTTAAAGACTGTCATTGATAGACGCATTATTAACGTATCGGGGAGATCGGGTTCTGTACGTAATACATAACCATTAACCGCTATAGGTATATCACTAGCGAAACCATTATCGTTGGCATTATAGAAGACAATCTTTTGGATAGTTTCGTTACGGATCGTAATAAAAGGGGTGCGGCGTAGGGTAGCTAATAGTTTCACGAGTTTGTCGTTAATGACACTTGTGCCCGAAAAGACCAAATCCATATCAACAGACCATATCCCACGGCCTGTCTTTATGATGGTTGGCCCCTGCTGCCGCATAGTTGTTTGGGAAGTTTCGAATTTATGTTCGTTGAAATGAATATTAATTGGTGGGACACTAAGCCAAACAGGACCTATCCTGGTAGCTCCTGGGAGATCTGTAGGATCAAATTGGTAGGCTTGAGTAGTCATAGTTAGCCGATTCTCATTTGCCGCGCAAAACTATCGCGGAATACTTTCTCATAGTTAACATCTTTGGTGTCATCTTTAATACGGATATTAGTGCGGGAGGGAGATTGATATTTCCCAGAAATAGCTTCCGCGAGATCAACAAACTTCTTGCGGTCTACAGCTTGCATCTCTTTTATTCTAACACGAACATCGTACTGTTGGTTAGACATAACGCGAGCTGAGGACTGTCTCCTAGGCACTATTACGGGGGATTCTGGTTCATTCCCCGCATTTGGTTGTTCTATAATGATATTGCCAGGTTTTCGCAGTGACAATCCAACACCAGCTAGTACCGCTCCACCAATGATTAAGGAGGTCCAGCCTTTACCTTGTTTAAGACCTGAGACTCTACTAGCTACCCCTTCCTTGACAATATTCCATATACCACGGCCTCTACTTATAGCAGCATCGGCTAGGGAGCGATTTTGGGCACCTTGTTGACCAACAGCATCAGCCATACTTCCTACGACTCCAGACCGGCGTAGTATTCCTACTACCCCACCAGCTGCGGAAGAATCGGCCGATCCAAGAAGTACATTCATTACCTCTTGAGTTGAACGCCCTCCCTTATTCATGTCTTGAATTTGTTTAATAAGAGAATTATTACCTACAACAAGAGATTCTTTTATATCCCCTGAAATAGTACTGATGTCTGCTGTTTCTCCAAAAACTTTCTGGATGTGTTTGCCTAAGATTGAGGGTAGAGTAGTTTTGGCCTCACCTCGTGGTCCATATAGACTTTGAATCAAATCTGTGTTAAGATTAGTTAAATCTTCTTGGCGTTTAATATCAATCATAGATTCGCCCAGACCAAAGAGAACATCAGCTAATTTCTTAGCATAGGGTTTATTAAATCTTTCTAGTCCTTGACCCCCCTCTTTTGACAAGGCTCCTTCATATACCCTGAAAGCGGCATTATGAGCGATACCAGTAGTACGTGCTTTTTGAATAGCTGCCATAGCTACGTCAACATTTTGGAGTTCTGCTTGGCCCGCTAATTCAAATGCTGATGCACCAGGAACAAGTTTTTCTATCGCCTTAGAACGTGCATACTCAAAACCTTTTATATCTTTAAGGTAGCCCTGTTCGGCTGCTTGCTGCATTTCTTTGTCTTTAATTAGATCAGTAATAAGAGTGATACGATCCTGGTCTACGTCGCCATGGATAAGAGAAGCTAGTCCAGAACTGGCCATGATAGCATCTGATCCAAAGTTGGTCATTCTCAGTGCTTCTTTATCCATGATGGCTAAGCGAGAGAAAGTCCATCCTTGTGGGGCAGCAGGATGACGAAGAGTAGGTACATAGACACCACTCCGGATTTTCTCCATGATTGCTTTCTTGCCTTTGATTCCATACACATCTTGGAATATAGGAGCAGCTTGTTTCATCGTTAAGGCAGTCATTCCATGGAGTGCTTCACCAGTAGAACCGAATTGTGAGGATGCAAGATAGGCTTCTGTTTGAGGACTTAGGAAGGCAAGAGTTCCAGCAGCACCACGAAGTCCGGTCTTAAGAGTATCTTGGACGATAGTACGATCTTTCCCTGCTAGTTTCCCGAACATATCTACATATCTCTGGGCTGCATTTTGTACTAGTTCTGGATTCTCGCCATGTACTGCTTCGAATAAACCAAGCATAACACGGTTCATTTCTCCTGCCCACACTGTTCCTGATGGCATAGCTGCCATTTTACGAGCTTGCATGCTCATGATGGGGAGTTGGCTTAATTCCGTAGAAGTCAGTCCACCAAAATTAACCTTTACTTTTTGCTTAAGATCTAGCATTCCTATACTGGATTTCGTTAATTTATCAAGGGTAGGATCAAAGATGGGGTTACCCATCTCACCCTCAAGTGCTCCGTATCTAACACGGATATTCTTGGCTATTTTCCCGACTATATCACTGCTAATTCCGGTAGCTCCCGCGATAGGAGTACCTGCTTGGAGGAAGCCTAGAATACTTTTCATTTCCTGATTAATGGGGCCACGGCCTATTTTGCCTGCTATAGCTTCGGCAAATTTATCATGACCCTGCATTACAAGCCCCATAATATCTTGTACGCCAGCTTGAGCGACAGTTCCATGCCTAAAGAATTCCTGCTGAGGTAATACATTTAAGCGCAAGTCAAGTGTAACCCCCTCTACTTTATTTATATAATTATAGATATTCTGACGTTGAGCGGGGTTTAATAAAGCTGCAATAGATTCAACATGTTGTTGTGTAACTTTAAATAGATCTGGCATTAGAATCGTAGGATGATTATATATCTCTCTTACCCTAACTCGAGAACGAACTGCTTTAGCAGTATTCCCTTCATTAAGAATATTGGCAATTTTTTGAGCGTTAGCGAGAGCCGTGGAGGTATCGGGGACGAACTGTGTTTGTGTAAGATAGTTTTCAGCAGCCTGATAGGCTGGTAGGATTTGTCTAGTTGATTCGGAAGAATTAAGCCAAGACATAGCCACTTCGGCTTCGGCAGGTAGGCCAGCCATAACCTCTGGCATATAACCAGCAACAGCTTTTCTTAATCCTGCAGATACTTTAGTTCCAGGACCTAGAGGTGTACGTTGCCCATAATGAACACGGAGATTTTTACCCTCTTGGCTAAGACCTAAGATTTGATTAATGGCTTTTGGATATTTTTTATTAAGTCGCTTTTGGGCTTCCCGTTCTGTATATCCCTGTTGTAGTAGGGTCTGGAAGTCGGCATCTTTATTGAGATTGGCCGTTCTCAATTCAGTAATGTCAGTTCCACGTAATGTATTGCCAATAGTTAGCTTAGACAACATATCGAGAGTTAATTTGGATGGGTCAACTAAGATTTCAGAGGGTTTATAGCTATATAACCCTCCTAGTGTGCCTTCACGGAGAATGGCAGGTCCACCAGCTAAACCCGGGTGGGAAGTGAAGGCTACTTTCCTAATGACGCTATTTCTTTCTAGTTGCTCTCGTAATGCATTAAAGTGTAGATTCCGATAGACTGGGTCAATCTTGCCATAGTTAAATAACATATCCGCGGCAGTAGTACTAGCTGACTCCAACATAGCTGGTGTCATTGAAGATGGAGCTGGCATTCCTGAACCCGGACCAGCTGCCGATCCTACTGGTAAGTAATCTAGAGGAGTGGCAAACTTACGGATATATTCTTGAGGACTAGCTCCAGGAATTAGAGCCATTAAGGATTTAGTACTATACATAAAGGATCCAACTTTTTCGGATCCTACACCAGAAACACCATAACCAGCTTTGGTAAAATTTTGAGCAAATTGTTGTAATGCAGAGAATGGAGCGAAACTATTTTTATATGAAGCATATTGGCTATAGTCCCATGCAGAATGACGAGCAGCATATCGAGCGGCTCTTTGTTCTGCATGAGCTACAGGCATCCCATAGATGAAGTTTTTAAAACCATATTGAAAGGCGGAGAGGGCTTTTTCTTGTTCTTCTAGATTGGGTATCCCAGCAATATCTTTTATCTGGGAGGCAAGAAATGTATTTAGCCCTATGTGTTCTCCCTTAGATCCAACAAAAGAATGGGCTATTCTACGTACACCATTATAGGTTATATAGCCGTGCCCACGATCCATTGGGAATATATCGTTGGCACCAAGACTGAAATTTTCATGGAGATGCTGAAGCTTTTTAAGGGCTCGGGCTGCTTCAGGATCAGGAGTAAAGGCCATTGTTATGCCACCATAGCATTAGATACTAATTTACGAAGGTTTTTAGTTATGTATTCTTTAGCCACACCCTCAGTAACATGCTTGATATCAAAGGATAATTGCATATCTGGATTGCCAGTTTGGCTTTGTACATATACGTCATAGTCATTATACCCTTGTGCAGACATGATATCATTTAATTCTTGCTTGATTAGATGGGGGTTCCCGCGGCTGTTAAAAGGATCTATTAGAGGGACATAGGGTTTGCGTCTTAGGGTGCGCTCCTGGGATTCCCATAGGTTGAAGTCGTGAAGATCAAGTCCTTCTTGACGAGCCACCTTAAGTTTCACATCATCTAGATTAACTGCTGGATGATACCCCACCCAGTTTTCAGCTGGCAGTTTGTGAGATTTAAAGTATTGTTCGAGATTAGGATTATCTTCAATGGGATCCCCCCACTTAGCTTCTAGGAACCTTCGCATACCCAGAGGCACAATTTCCTTAATCCGGCCTCGTTCGCTAGCTGGAGCCTGTATAAAAGAGTTGAAGAATTCTCTTTCCTTGGTAGGAAGCGCTCGCATTAACGAGGCGAAGTCTCCTTGGACATCGGCACCATACATGGTAGACTTATATTTCTGTCTATAAGCTAGGGTTGCTCCGGTATAACCACCAGAGGCTAGGCGGAGTGCTTCATCTTCTGTCCATTTTTGATAAGATAGAAACTGCTGGGCTTCCTTTAGACTTTGTTTTTCTGCTGAAGTAAGTTCAACTTTTTTCTCATCTCCTTCAGCTTTGGCTTTTAATTTATCGAGAGAAGAGAACCCATACTTAGTTGTTATCGCTCGGCTGACTTCTTTTCTTGCAGCTCGAGAGGCTTCGACAGATTTCATCAGAAGTTCGGGATCCATTCCTTCTTCTTGTATAGCACGGCCGCGGGCATAAGAATATAGTCTCTGATATTTAAGATATTCTAGGATATCAAAGTACTGTTCTATGTCCCGTTCTTTTTGTCTATATTTAGGTATCCCTCTTTGCGTAAGACTTCCTGTAATTCCTAGACCCACACCTACACCACCTAAAACAACCTTACCAAGTTTGGTCGCGCCGAAAAGTGAACCAACGACTCCTCCAATAAGCCCAGCTGTTAGTGGATTACTTGTTCCAGCTTTATGCCACATAGGAGTTAGGAAGTCCCTTACTGGGTGCATCCAGTCAGCTGATTCACGCCCATAAACTTGAGTTCTCTCATAAGTTTCTAAGGCATCCCAATTTCGCATAAATTTGCTATTAAGTGGTGTACCAGCATGAGATAGCCCTTCCCAAATCCTACCAGCTCCTTGTTCAAGTTGGTTATATCGAATAGGCATATTAAGAGCGGCATAAACATCGCCAGGACCTGTACGTTTATACTCGGCCATCTTTCCTTCTAGGAGATCTCGATTGAGACCCCCTACAAGAGTGGGTACCGTAGGAATAGTTGTAGATGTCTTTTTGCGATACCGGGGATCCGCTAGTGTTTGAACGGTAAGAGATTCCCCGGGTTTGATGGTTTTTTGTATATAGGCCTCACCCTCAGGAGAGATGGTCTTGAGGCCAGCCAGATCAAATATAGTCCCTGGTTCTTCTTTAGTAGTAAACCGGCCTGCTCCTAGATATTGGCCTACTGTAATTGTTTCATTTTGGAGCGCACCTTCGGTAAATCTTCTGGATATAAAGTTATATCTTTTCTTTTTGGCAGTTACTTCTTTTTTAATGAGTTTACGTTCGGTATCACCTTCTGGTGTAAGCATCCCCGCTTTAGCCATTGCTTGGATATATTGGGCTGAGTATTTATATTGCTGACTATATGGGGCAACATCAGCAAGAACGCGGTTAATGTCCAACATTGAATAGTTAGATGGAGTATTGGCTACTCCCATATTGTAGATACCTAACTGATTGGCAGCATCCAGCATCCCAGCGCCAGGTTGGTAGAACTTCTCATAAGCTCCACCAGGCAATCTTATCTCGCCATAATCGCCAGCTTTTGTAAACGGATCACCAGTTTGAAAGTTTTTAAAATATTCCTGGCCTGGCAACCAGGCTGGGGACTGGTTAGGAATAGGATTATACTTTTCAATTTGGTGGCGTTCGTGTGGGATAAAGCGTCTTAGTAATTCTGTGTATCCTGGATCCCCAAGGTTCATTTGCCAATAAGCTCGTTCCGCTGAACTAATTCTATTGGCTGATTCTAATTGGGGTTGAGTGAAAAAGTCTTGGTCACCAGTAAGACGGGCTTTGGCAGCATTTAGCATGAAGCCATAAATGCCACCCCATTCAGTCATCCGATATATTTGTTCACCAGTTCGTCCTTTTATACTATAAGGACTAATAGCTTCTTGTGGGCCTAAGCCACCCAGACCCGGGATGGTTCCGTAGGGGATACCCTGCTCGGGAGTTCCTGCAATAAATCCTCCTCCATAAGGTTGCGGAAATGAGCCTCCTGCGCCCGGAAGAACACCGCCCGGGCTTGATCCGCCTCCCGTAATACCTCCAGGGCCAATGCCCGCGCCTGTAATGCCGTTATTTTCTCCATAAGCCCCGCCTCCATTTAAATAGTCTCCGTGCATCATCATAGGGGGTGAGAACATACCAGCTATAGATGGACCTATAAAGGGTATTTCTTCTGCACCCGAAGTTGTTAATGGATAAGGTCTATCTTTGTAATGTTTGATTGCATAGTGGTTAGGGTTAAAGAAGTTGCTCCAATATTCCCCTTCAGATCCATATTGTACATCTGTATATTGGTATCGGGACTTCATACGACGATACCAATTAGGAGAGAAGTTTGTTACTTTATCCCCCTCAAACCTACTGGAACCTAGTAGCCACCACCGGCCTTTTTTAATAGGCACACGTTTTTGACCGTAGTACTCTTGCTGAATCTCATCACCAGATTTTCCAAGTGTTTGGGTAGATGTACCTCCAAGTAGAAAAGATGCTGCAGCTCCGATAGCTAGGCCTTGAGGACCATATTTAGCCCCCATGGCCAGGGGCATACCAGCCCCTCTTAGAATAGACATACCAGAAGAATTAACAGATCCAGGCATTAAGCCTTCAAGATAATTAACACCCGCGGTAACTCCAGTAACGTCTCTTAGATAGGCTGCCCCGACTTGGGATGCGGCCAGTATATCGGCAGGGAGATCTAGTGGCCCATAATTAAATAGGGAGTGAGAAACATCATTAGTAGCTTGGAGCATTTTCCAGGCTGTATAAGCAGGCAACCAACGCTTAACTATGAGTTTCCACATTACATCTGAGGCAGATTTAGTTGTACGAGGATCAAAAGAACCAAATCCAATAGCTTCCATTAGTCTCATTGGCCGTTCGGTTAACCAGAAGGCCGCGGTACCAGGGAGATCATGATATGGCAGAAAAGCAAAACCCGACTCGGAAGTAGAGATTTTCCCACTAGCAGTTTTGAATTCCTTTTTTATAGTGGGGAAAACACTAGCTACACTACCTCGTTTAGAAGCGAAAGCTTTATTTTCGCTTGTGCCTACAGCTGCTTCCCCTATAGATTTAAGCGATTGCCAGATGCCTCCAGTACCCTCTTTATTTTTGATGGGTTGCCAGAGTCTTTCCCAGATAGATGGATACTCAGAAAAACCTGTTTGATGCATAAAGGGGACATCTAGTTCAAACCAATTTAGAATCTTTTGCATCTTGGTTGTAGGTTGGTTAGCAAAAACATGACCTAGATCCATTTTCCCAGGAGGTGTTTTACGATCTAGCATTGCACCTTGGCGCTGTCGCATAACACGGCCGAAGGTCTTTTCCCGGAAAACTCTTTCTCCACTCTCGAGTGTATGATAGGATCCAGTCTTTATTAAGAACCCACCTGACGAAACAGCTTTGCCTGTATTAATATCGAATAGATTGCCACCTATATAGGCAGCCCCCTCCTTACCTGCTTTGATACCAGGTCCGATAGAAGAACCTGCAGGGAACTTCATGAATTTAGTCCCCTGTTTAAGGGCCGCTGAGAATTCTGTAGGTCTGAATAATTGGAGAGGATTGAAATCTAGGATAGGAAGTTTTGTATGTTTAACTAAACAAGCTAGGGTAGTATTTATGATATTGCCGGCGCTGAACTTATTAAGATTAAGAATGGCTTGTTTTTGAGTATCATATAAAACATTCTTACCTAAGGATAATTGACCTGGATTTAGGCCAGCCCGCATTAATGGCTGAATGCCAAATTGGATATTACCATGCTTTAATGCATCAGCTAGAGTAGCTGATCTTATCCCATTGATAGTTTCGTTTGCGCCAGAAACAGTATATTTTTTAACCAGATCTTCTACGGCTGCTCGTTGCCCTATGGCAGAGAGTTCCGTATTAGAAATCTCTCTTCTAATTTGGTATATGAGATCGAGGTGTTTCTGGATGGGGAAACGAACTGCATCGGTAGAAGCTGCGTTTTTAACTTGGGCAAAGTTTTCTTGGAATATACTCCCAAACTCCCCTAAATTACCAAGACGAGAATCTTCTATACTCCGGCCAAGAGCTTTAGCCCATGGACGCATTTGAGTATCAAGGCGAGCAAGTGAACGTGCCATGTAGGGCATAGCAGTTTTGCCGCCATAGTAAAGAGAACTAAGGCCAAGAGCAGATGAAAGCAAACTTGAACTAAGGGGTTGACGAGATGAATCAGCTTGGTTATCTAGTTGATTCTGTTGAAAGCCACGAGTTGTGGCATAAGCGCCACCAACAGCGATAGCAGTTCCAACTGCTGATATCCATGGATTTTTATATCTAGCTTGGGCCCAAAAAGTAGCAGCAAGAACACTTGTGGTAGTGGCGGCACCGATACCGATTGTAGACTTAGACGGAGCAGCAGGAGCTTCGTTATTAATATTAGGACCCGCGGCCTTGAGGCCGAGGTAACCTGCTATGGAGGTGAGTCCTATTCCTGCTGATTTTAGGAAACTATTTGGTAGAGGCATGATGCTCGCGTATAATGTCTTCAGCTCGTTTACGAGCTTCCATTATTTGTTCGGGAGTAAGTTTTGCTTTTGCTTCCTGGCCCTTTTCCAAAATGTTTTTGGGTGTTTGGGTCAAATCTGGTATATCAAACTTTACTTGCATAAGTGATTCGGAAAGAGCAATAAGTCTAGCTAATTGCTTATAGTTCATGTTCTCTAGATCAGTTACCGTATAAGTAGGGAATGCTCGAGAGATGAAAGCCATCATTTGACCCATCATTGATGTAACCATATGACGTTGAAGATTAAGTTCATTAAGGAAATCATCAACCCCCATAAAACCAGAAGCCTGGACTACAACAGGTACTAATTGTTTAACTTCCCCCTCAAGTAGTTTATCATCTAGTACTTCTTTTGGTGGGTAGAGGATAATGTTATCAAGAATAAAATTTTCTGCTTCGTATGTTACTTCTTCTTTTATACATAAAGTATTAAATACATCAAGTTCTGATTTTGACATTAATCTGAATAGAATAGTGATGCCAGATTCTGGTGTCGGCCATTCTAGTATATCTTTATATTTTGAGAGAAGTTCTAGTTTGGCTTCTTTAAGAGATAGAGTCATTTTGAATCCGAGGAGGAATATGGTGGAGCCACTGGGCTTGAACCTGCAACTCTTATGTAGAAAATCTCTACTTTCATGTTAGAATATTGGTGGAGGTACCCAGATTTGAACTGAGTTTCGGATCGTGCAAGGATCCTGTTTTCCCAAGTAAACTATACCCCCAAGGTGCAACATGAAGACTTTAACATCAAGATGTAAGTTCTGTCAAGGAGTTTTTGAGGCTCCTCTTAAAGAACTAAAGAGAAACAGAGGAAAATTCTGCTCTCTAGCTTGCTCCTCAAAATACGGTGCTTCTCTTCGAGAAAAGCCGAAGCTAAACGTCAACTGTGCTCTTTGTAACAAGCCATTCTACAAGAATACCTCTAAGCTTAAGCTATCAAAGCATTCTATCTACTTCTGTTGTCGCAAGCATAAGGATCAAGGTCAGCGCATCGGTGGCATCTTAGCCATTCAACCTCCACATTACGGTAACGGACATAGTGAATATAGAGATGTTGCTTTTAGAAAATATCCAAAGCAGTGTAATCGCTGTGGATATAATAAGATTCCTGGTGTTCTAGTAGTCCATCACAAGGATAGAAATCGTAAGAACCCTGTTATAGAAAACCTTGAAATCCTATGTCCAACCTGTCATCAAGAAGATCACTATTTGGCTAAGGATGGTCTTTACAACAAACTTTCATGATGCTTGCAAAGCAGAAGTTATCCCATTTAACTATAGCCCCACATAAACAAAAGGCCGGGCCCTGTGTGAGAACCCGGCCCCTTAAGAAGAGATAGGCTAGTAAATTTACACTGGTTCCGTAAGAATGTTCTGTGTAAATCCACTTAGTTCTAGAACCTTATTAGAAAGCATTGGGACGTATCCACTAGGATCATCATCCCAATTGTCTTTCTTGGGCCAGAGAAGAGTTGTTTCGACGATCTTTAACATTGCAAAATCGCCACGCTCTTCTTGTGGTTGCTCTTCAGTCAATTTGTCAATCCGACGGTGTTCAGCCCTCTTAAGCCGGCGTACATAAAACACATCATCCGGAGTAAACGAAACCTTGAAGATCTTACCGTGTTTCGTTTTTAGTGCTTCAATGTCTAGTTCATCACCCATTGCAATTGCCTCCTAGGTTTACTAACTCTATAATATTACCATTAAATAATGGTTATGTCAAGCCTATTCACCCATCTGAGTTACCAGACGTTTGGGTATACGGGTAAGAGGAGTATCCACGCCTTTTGCTAGAAAAGTAAAGACTTCCTGGATAGGTTCCCCTGTCATGGCTACTTGGATTGAGTGACCAGTTATATGAACATCATTGATAATCTTAACTGTATGGCTACTGAGGTACTCATCCTGTACTCTACGGTCACCTGGATAGTTCCCGAAGGTAATCATTATATCAAAACCAGGTAGATTATCGGGAGGGAGTACCGCCATTTTCTCTGGTTGGGTCTTGGAGTCTAGGCCCCAAAAGTAGCTCTCGAGGATAGATACTTTATCCTCAAACTCCAATTGAGCGGTTTTGCCCGCGGTTTCTTTGTCAAGAATGTTTACATAGTCTAGGTCACTAAGACTAACTTTCTTATTCCGGACATCTAAGAGGAACTGTTGGACTGAAGCCTCGTCAACTGTCCCATCAGCTCCTGCACGACTTACTGAGTGATCTTTATCAAGCCATTTACTAACAACCATATTCAGGAAGTTAGTATGAGTATAGTTCATTGAGAAGGCACCATTTACTAACTGAGTACCTCTCGCCACTAAATCATATTTCTGGGATTTATATCCATAGAAAGGACGTTTGTTCTGTACCATCTGGTATTGGATCATTGAGATTTCATTAAGCCAGATGTCACCTAAGAATATAGCTACTTGACTACCGCAGAAATAGTCAGTTGTATATCTTTCAACGCCCGAACTTCTGGACTGGTCATTGAAACCAATACCTGATGTATCAGATTCGGTTGTTGGTTTAAGTGTTAACCTATCATTATTGAATAGGGTATTTAGCCAACTAGATGAACCCAACTTGACTTTCTCCTATTTTTGCTATACCATATTGCTGAGGTCAGCAAAATGGTCCTGGAGGACATATGAAAGCTTTCTTTATCGCTGTTTCCCTATATATTATAACGGTTTTTAATGCCCAAGCCGATATTAAGGTATACGCTGACTTCACTAGAACCATCTATAGCCAAGAAAGTCCCGGAAAAAGGGCCTTATTCTTCAATTTTGACACCATCCTGGAGGCCTTGCCTTGGCTTGGTAGTACTCTATCTACTTCCGGAGGTGGGGGTGGGGATCCAACGTCTCCAAATGGGATGTCGAAGACTCTAGCGCGTAGATGGTTCCAGTCCAATGTCATGTATGCTGTCTATAAAACTCAGTCTGGAGCTGTTGTAGTTGGTTACCGGATGAGCAAGGAAGAAAACAAGAAGTATGAACGAGTAGTAATCGCTGATTATGATGAAATCTTACCTTCAAAAGAACCTTGGATAGCTTATGACATCACCTTTGTTCTGATGAAACAACTTTCTGATAATTTCTTATTAGCTAACAATGCATATCAGTACTGGGAATGGATACCTTTTGAATCACCTACTTGCGGTAGGCATGGAAAGTGGCTACATCCCTTTCAAGATCACCTGTCGTTACTTCACCCTATGATGCGACCTGTATTTAATACTACTCTATATCGAGTCGGTATTATCGGTATTAGTAGATAGTATTAGAAGTAAGTACCTGGCCGGTAACTGTATCAAATTTATAAATAGTTTCAGGGACCATAAGATTAGTGGCCCGAAGTGGTTTCCCCTCTAACCCTGGGAACATAACATCCATATCGTCTGCCACATAACTATGAGAAGATTCAATATAAATATCATTGACTGACATAGTTTGACTTTCATCGACGAATTGTACACCATATATGTTAAGGTTGGCCTGGTGTCCTAATTCATTAATGAAGATACATGAAACATCAAATGGAGCCATCTGGTGACCCTGGAGAGAATAGGCTGCTTCACCTATCCCATTATCCAGACGAGCTTTCTGTTTGGCAATATCGTAGAGAGCATAACGATCAAAGACTGCGAAGATCATTGTACCTGCTACTGTAACTCCACCTGCTGTATAGCCTTTTGGATATCTATAACCTAAAGCTCTAACAGGGTATCTTTCACGGTGGACAGAATAGGTTAATGTAGAGAGATTCCCAATGGTAACAATATTCCCATCATCGGTATGTACAATAGCTCGGATATCGCATCCCGAAAAACTATTAGTACTACCAAAATAATTCGATCTGCTTGTAGGCAGAATCGGATCGTTGATACGATCTAGATCTGAAGGGAAGCCAGCCATGGGTATTCCAGGAAGGAAAGATCAACCGCCCAGTGGAGGGGATACACCAGGCGGTTGCACAACCGGTAATAAGAAGTTATGGAGTCTGAGTTTCAACCAGCGCAGGAATATCGGATAGGTTAACAGACCCACCGAGGTCCATAATGTCGATGCCAGTTGCACCATATTCGACGGGTAGAAGAGGAGTCTTCTCACGAGCGACATAGGTGAATGCAGCTTCATTAACAATATCATCAACTGAGATTCCTGAACCTTCGTTCAAGAATTCCACTCCCAGGATTGACATCGAGGCAATTTGCCCATATTCGTTAGCGCCCGTTAGCGATACGTCAAACGGAGGGATTTCGTCTGCATACTGAGGGGTGGCCAGGAAAGCAATAACGTTCTGGTCTACCTGATCAACAGGCACAGCCGGCAATCCGAACACATGTCTACGAACCGCATTTTCATCAGACTTGGCTACATAAGTAGACCGAGCTGCGATCTGATGAACAGGATCACGGTCAAATATAATAAACACCATACTTCCGGCGATCCCACGCTTCCCTCTCGAAAACGAGACAGCATTGACTTTACCCATCACGAAGATGGGAGCCTTTTCTCTCGTAATCGAATAAGAAATACCTTGGATCTCTCCAATCCTAAGAGTATCGATATGAGCTACCATATCACACCCAGAGAAGGAGGTATAGGTTCTAGTGTACTGGCTTGTTGTAAGATCAGCCATGGTAAGACTCCTTAACTATGAAGGACTTCAGTTATTTTATTACCCTTACTTCTATTTTCAGAAGCCGAAATTACTTGTAAGTTCCATGGCAGGTGTAAACCATTGAAATTTTTTCCTCGTAATGGATGAATATGATCCACTTCGTGTTTAACTCCTGTCGTTTCTGTCAATTCCCTTGCTTTTCTATACATTTGTAAGGTGTATATTTTCATTATTTCTTTAGCCCAAGGTGGCGTAGCATTAAGATGTGTGAGTTGATATCTTCTGATCCCCGCCATGTGCTTCTCAGGATTAAGAGCTACCCATTTTTTACGACTGGATCTCATCTTCTCTTTATTATTGTTATACCAGACAAGACTGGCTTTTCTTATTTTGTCTTTGTTTGCCAACCGCCATTTTTTATCGTTGAGTCTAACTTTCCCTTTATTATTTTGATACCAGGTATGTAAAGATTTTTTTACCTTATCCGGACTTTTTATTCTAAAAGAAGTGGATCTTTCTTTATTACACTTTTTACAATCGTGAGATAATCCATCTTTTCTAGAGTTATTACTATAGAACTCTGAGAGAAACTTGGGCATTTTACAAGCAGAACATCTTTTCATAATTGGACCTGGAGGCAAGTACCTTAAGGTACTCGCCTCCAGATCTGCCATTGTTCTCCGCTCCTATAAGTGCGGTTATTAGTTAATTAAAGGCTCGATGACATATTAACTACGAAGTCAATTCTGCGTGTCTCAGTGTCAGGGACAATGGACAACTGAATTAACATTCTGCCAAGAACCCGGTCAATAGAGCTGGCGATAACCTGGAAGTCATACTGGCTGATACCTTTGCCAACAAACTTCCGGTAAGCCTTATCTAGTGAGGTTTTGAGTGATGCTCTCATAGCGTCACTATTAGGTTCACCAATAAAGGGATCCGCAATATTACGGGTCACTTTCTTGATGGCATTGATAATACGCATCGTTTGTGTGCGTCTGTAGTCAGAAGCAGGTCTGGCAGCTGAAGCTCCGTCAACCACAACTACACCGCGGTTGGTTTGCTTAGCTGTTACATGACCTACGTGGCCTAGATCACTACCTTCTAGAAGATCTGGCCGGCTCTGAGTTAGATTGTCTAGTTGAAGCTCTGAGAACTTATAACGCAAACCGGATACACCACCCAGCGATTTGTTAGTCGGACCACTCTGAGGTGCAAGATTAGAAACCAGACCAGCATATGCAGATCCACCAGGACCTGTATAAGTAGTAGTCCCATCATTGGCGAATGCAGCATTTACGAAATTAGGTTCAATGGCTATAACTTCGATAAACTTACCAATGTCAACAGGGTTACCCTTGCGATCTGTTAGCATTTCAGCATCGCTAAGAGGAGGCAAGCCATAGTTGACAGAATCATTGGCGAAGTTGGAAGCGATAAAGCCTGGGAGACCACTCGTATCTCCAGCCATTTCCTTTTCGCCTAGTAGGCCAGTACCATTGGCCGTAATAACACCCAATGTATTCTTGGTAGGAGCTGTTCCTACATATCCTGCAACATAGGTTAGGGTACCAGAAGCAGCTGGCTCTACGTTGATAATACCAATGACTTCGTTGTTTTGGGCATTCATCTCAAAACAATGGAATGCTAGATCATAGGCGAAGCTTAATGATCTATTATTCACTACAACTTTGTCAAAGGCATAAGCATCAACAGGGAAGAGAAGGTCGAAATCTGTTTTGTTCTTAAGAACACCATAGATATACTTAAGGGCTCTACGGTATACTTCTTTGTCAATGATATCAGTGCCGCTAAACAGATCATAGCTGATCTCAGTTGTTGGATCCACGAACACAGCCGAGTTCCATTTGCCGAGGTTTACAGTGTAAATACGGTTAGCGCCACCAGCCGATAGTTCATAAACGGCCTGAGTAAGAGTGGAACCATCTTTCGCAAAACCATAAATATAGTCGGCTTCATCACCCTTAGCTAGAAGGATGGGATTGTCGCTATACGTAGGGCGTGTGCCACCAGCAACTTCATGCTGTGTGGTGAGAGCTGAAGAAAAACCTATGGCCATAACAACATCTGTAGCCATATTTGTAGCATTGATGACAATGCCACCATCAGTCAATTCGGTCTCGAGTACCGGTAGATTCACAGTCCGGGCCATCTGTATGCTCCTTTAGAGGTGTTCCAAGAGTTCGGTGGTGCCGGTGCTCATGCCTGAAACGAAAGGATTAGCTTCAGGCGTAATCACGTATCCGCTGGACGACAACCCAGCAATTTCACGGAGGAAGGCTTCTTGCTCTTCATCCGGGTTTTGATTAATTCGCATCTCCCAATCAATCTGTGTAATCAGGGTTTTGGGGGTTATCGAGATTTCTTCGGTCCCCACATAATATCTCAAAGATACACATGAGATATCATCCCGCCATCTGGTTACATCTTTATCTTGGGCTCGTTCCCAAAACTCAACTCGTCTGAATCCTTGCCGAATGATGGACCCTTTCATGTATTCCATCATTATCTTAAACCGAGTGGCTAGGTTCCCTGCATTTCTCCCTGTTGAACTCCAACAGTCGAATCTTACCAGATTATCCATCGGCCGGCCTTCAATATCATAAGCGATACCCGGCTGATCATCTACCAACAAATACTCTCTATGCTGTGCGCCTCGTTGCTTTTCTGTTCCGAATGCCTTGTTCATGCCGGCTGGGCCTTGCCATTCAAGTGTAAAGGTTACAAGGTCAGCAAACGGATTCAGGAAGTAAAAGTCATCTAGACTAGTTATACTACTCCTCACCTTAGAGTTCGAGGCTTCGTGTACTTTCTTCTGAGGATAACCTACCAGAAGAGGTACCCAGGTATCCTTAGATCTTTTAAGGATATTCCCCTGGAAAAACTTAAGTGCTCTTAGTGTAATTGTACTAAAATCTTCAATGGTTCCATTTCGGTCCATCTTTACCCGAGGTAAATCCGGGTACGAAAGTGTTCGTGGGGTCGTCGGGAGGACCGTACCATTTAAATTAGTGACACCAAAAAAAGAGGAGCCCATTTTACTCCTCTGAGCCCGATTTACCCATATATATTATAACCACATCATAATGGGTTATAACATTTTTATTGAGCGTTTTATAACGAATTATGCCGCTCACCATTCCTCCCGTTCGCATATTGCCCTTATAAACTCAACTCTTCCGTTATCTGCTCGATAGTTGATTAACTGTATTATCTTAAACTTTTCAATCTGATTGGCAAGACCATTATTAACTGGGAGACCACCCGATAGGTCTAGTTTAAGTTCTACTATTTTGTCCACATCGGCTATTGGGGTGCTATATTCAAAGAAATAATTAAATCCCATTATGGCTACTATGCCCGGAGGTGTTTCTTCATAAGAGGCAAGAATAGAACCGCTCTTGGAACCTATCATACTTCTATAGGCGGTATAAGGTACATCGGAGTATACGAAACCTTCGCCATGGCATACTGAACATTTCGTATCAGGCTCTTTATGTTTTTCCCCAATATCACTATCCCAAGTTGATGAACCAGTGCCACCAATCATACATGGACACTGGCTTGTCATATGACGAACAAGAATTTTGTGGCCTTGAGGAGGATGGTGAATGTCGCCAAATAAGATTTTATGAAGTTCTGCTCTTAGGTCGATATTCCCTTGTGTTGCTCCACCTGGATATAATGACGTATTACTTATGGCTGTTCCGGTAGGATTAGTTGTTGGGGTCCAAAAGTTTGTCATTTAACTTAAGCCTTTTGATTCAAACCAGGAAGAGTACCAATAAAGTTGGTTCTACCCTGGGGTTTTGTTTTATCATTGAGACCCCACACGAAACTTAGTGCGGGTTTCCACTTGGCAGCGCCAGTAATATAATCCAACCAATCTTGAATCTCTCCTTTAATCCCTTTCTTGGGATTGCCCTCGAGACTCTCGATAATGGGACCAACTGTAGATGCATAAATGCTCCCGCCACCTTGAGTGATCTTGAGATCATCAAGAGCTTTAGCAGCGCCAGGTCCACCACCCAACATAATACCGTCGATATAATTATTATACTTGGCTCTTAAAAGATCATACCAGGTTTTAGCTAGTACAAATCTTTTTACATATTCGGGGGGACCGGTAACTGGGTCTACAGTAAAGGCTGGTCTAGTTACGGTTACTTCTGAGCCCGTATAACGGTTAGATGTAAAGGGTTGGATTACCGCAGGTCTGCCGGCAGAATACCAATTAGCTAAGATAGAATTGGAGTGAATAATTCTTAGTATAGTGTCATCAGGTATATCTGAAATCATTGGACCCACAGGCATTAACCGCACATGGTTTACGCCGACATATAAAGGATCTAGTTCGGTGGTGAAATAGAATGAATAATCCGCGGCAAGGGTTGAACCATCGGTAGCTGTAACAGTTGAAGGAATAGTAACAGTGATTTCACGGTTTGGTTCAAACACCTGGTTATTGTCAAATGTAAATGTAGCTTGCCATAGTACAGATGACCAAATACCAGTGGATGAAAGATCTACAATAGGACGAAATGGATCCTGTAATACATCTTGGCTGATAATAGTTATACCATGAGGATCGCACAATTCACCCGAACCTGTTATTGAGGACAGCCGAACTGGTTTATTAAAACAGATTTTAAGTGTTGGATCGCCGTTACTATCAAGATAAACACCAGAAGGATCGAGACCCCATTGGGCATTCGCAGGTGTCGTAGAACGAACTGCGAAGATAGTCGAATACGTAACACCTGACGGATAAGTAATATCAGTAGGCACACCACTAGGAATAGTTACTGTTGGGGGGGTAAGAAAACGACCATCATTAGTAGTAAAAGTAAATCGATAGTTCCCAACTAATTCTTGTACATCACCCCATGCATCGGGAAGTGATTTGACACCATCTTCACCGCCAACTACTTCAACAATATAGTCATGGCGAACTAAGAATGGATTACTTGGACTGAAACTAAGTATACGATTAGTGGCATCATATGCCCGAATACCATCAATAATATTGAAATCCTGGTCATACACAATAAATGTTTCGGCTGTCATGGTTGTTGGATCCATGGCAACATCGAAAGTTATTGCAATGTTTTGGCGAATATAAACTTCGTCTGCCTGATCAATCGGATCTGTGGAAACAATAGCAGCCATTCGATGAACCTCTAAATAGAAAAGCCGGTAGGCAGGGGGGACCTACCAACCGGCTTTCCGGTGCAAAGAGAGGGTTAAGTGCTAGGCTCAGACGTTACGAACTACCTCTGCAACACTCGACACAGACAGAGTATTGGTGAAGTCGTAGGTAGGAACCATAGCGATGTTACGAGCAACCACGACGGACTTGCCTTGAGAGAGTGTACCTGTTCCGTACATCTCCATGATCTTCAAGGCCTTGATGTCCCTTTCAGGATCATCAAACTCATCGGTTGTTACGTCTTTCTTCTGTAGGATTACGCCGGTCTCGGAACTATCGAGAACGGTGATATCCGTAAGAGGACGAACAGCGAGAGAAGAACCATCAGTGATCCCGGTGACTGCACCAGGAGCAGTTCCATCCTGCTTGGTTACGGCTGCACCCTTAGCAATAAAACGAATGTAAGGGGATACCAGAACCTTAAGAGCCCAGGGGAAAATTCCTGCTGGGATTGCAGTTTGGAAAGTAGCTGCGTTGGGGTTAATGGTCTTCATTCTGAAGTTGGGAGAACTGTCCCAGCTGGTAGCGCCCTGCGTCCCGGAGAAATTGCCACCGAGATACTGGTTGCCTGCCATCCAAGCGATCTGTTTCAGAAGAGGATCTTTTGCCATCATGGCCCAAGCCATGGGGTGCATCATGATTGTATCGGGGGTGAAGCCTGTCTGAACTAGATAGGCCATCATCTCAAATACGTTATCAAGGTGCATTCCACCATTAAGAGCACCTGTCCGATCAACACCCGAGGATCCGCCCAGTACTGCGGCAGACTTTTCTAGGTTGTCGATAACCTTCTGGCCATACGTATTAAACGTTTCGGCGCAGATGGTTTCTTTCTTACGGGCAAGAGCGCGGCCGGCTGCGCGAAGGTGAAGACCGATGACATCCCACTGAGAGTCGTCGATCATTTCCTGGGTAATCTTCACTTGGAGACCATACTTGGTCACTTCCAAGCGAACCTGATCACCCCCAGAAAGGTCGAGGGACTTCTCGGGATAACGAGAGCCTTCAGGAATAGCTTCGGCAGTTAGGGCACCGATAGCGGGGAACTTGATACTGGTCCCGCTTACCAGGCGGATAACTTGGAACAAGGGACTGATAACCAGCCGTGGCTCCATAGCTTCCATAACCGTGTTCGCAATAGTCTGCTTTACGAACAGGGTTGCGTCTGTAGAAACCAGGAGGTCCTTGACCTTGAAGCGATTGGACTCGTCCACAAATCCATTATTACGGAAAGCCAACTCGACTTCCCGATGGATCTTGTCCTTGATCTCCCGTTCCTGCTTTGTCTTCTCGTCATTAATCATGGGTCTCAACTCCTCCTGATAAACCGCAATTAGAACGTTAGCCGGATACGAGCAGCTTTAGTTGCTCCGGTCCAAGCCAGTGCTGCTGGGAAACCACCCGTCTCAGAGCCTGGCGTTTCTGAGTAAGGATATGTCATGACGTGCTGTAGCATATCTTTGGGGAAGTCAGTATCGATGGAAAGTACGGTACCGATGACCTGGCTAGCAGCCACGCCATCCCACTTTACAATCTTCCCGTTCGGATCGCTCATTACCTTATTACCTGGCTGCAAAGCGATGAAGGAACTTGCGCCATAGGTAATGGCAGCAGCTCCGGTCACGGATGCATAGGCAATAGGACCAATCTTGGCCTTAGCAATTGCAACACCTGCTGCAACACTTGTTGGGGATCCTAGATCGGCAAAGGTGAAATAAGGAACTTCGATGACATACTCACAAAGAATGCCCAGGGCGTCTGTCTGGTTCTTGTAGTTCAAATATCGGCCCCGAATATCCTGACGAGCATCAACCATCAAGACTCCGATAGGCTCGTTAGCAGAACGGGTATAAGTTCCCGCTACAACTGCTAGTGTGCCATTCGAATCCTTAACGCCTGTGTCAACGTCGTTCATCGTGTACGTATCAGTTGTTGCATTGCCACCGTTAGCAGGAACAAGATTCCCATCAGAATCAAGTGCTACGATGGTCCCCTTAGGAAGTACGATCCAGTCATGAATATTCATATCCATGAAATTTACTGGAAGGTATGCCGCGGGCTTTAAGGCAATTGCCGGTGCATCCGACTCGCTAACCTGAAAGTTAGGCCGAGTACGGCTTACATAGGGCCACTGCCGAACTGGAAGAGCCGAAGAAGTACCCACTGTTTCAGCCATTTGCTACAAACCTCCGTTTTGTATTACGTTCTTTATTACTAAGAATTACTAAGACCGCGGATTCCATTTCCCGTTAAGATATCTCTTTAACAGATCGGCAACTGGAGTCTCATCAATTACTTTTAGAGCCTTTTCTAACTCGGTATCCGCAACCGGGTCAGAGTCACCAATCTTAATAGTAGAAGGCTTCACTTTCGAAGCCTCTTTTAGACTAGCACTCAGATCTTTAATCTGATCGTCGATGGATTCAATAGCGCGGGTCTGAAGTTCATCTTCCGCAGCCTTGCATTCATCTTCTGTGGTAAACTTCACAAGGTTTAACCGCTGTTTCAGATCTAGTATCTGGGTGATCTTCATTTTCCGAATCTGGGACTGAAGATCAGTAAGAAGTTTGCTAGCAGCATCCTTCTCGCTCTTTTCAGTCTGGAGTTCATCTTTCAGATTCTTGTTTTCCTCTTCGAGGGCCTTAATTTTAGTATCCTCTACTGGAGGAGTGGGAATCGGTGCGGCTGGTATAGGTTCATTTTTTAATTTTTCATCCTTAGGAGGTTCGGGAATAGGAGCCACTGGGGGTTCAGGTTTCTTTTCATCCTTAGGAGGCTCAGGAACTGGGGCCGCGGGTGCGGGAGCAGGATCCGGAGTTGGGACAGAAGCTGTTTTCTGGTCTTCAATCTTAACTGGGGTCAACTCGGGTTTCTCCACTTTTGTTTCCTTCTTTTTGAGATCTGTTAGGACCTGGAAGATTCTCTTGCCGTATAATCTGTCCAACTCATCAAGGGAAGTTTCATCGTCAAGCTTAATGCCCTTGCCTAGAGAATCATTGATCGCATAAAGTTTGATCAGTCTATTCTTCGAGTCTGCAACCTGAGCCTTAAGTATCGTTACGTCTTTGTAGTCATAAGTATGGATGATCTGATCTTGAGCATCTGCACTTACTTCTCTTGTGACAACTTGAGCGAAAGGATCTGCTGGTGTGTTAACGAAAGAAACCTCATCCCAGACAAAATCCCCACCAACCCAGTAGGCAAGATCTTTCTTGCCCGAATCTTCATCTTCGTATTCTTTTCCAAATCTGTGTTCGCAACGACCATCTTCTAGCCAGTTCTGACCACAGATGGAACATGTCATTTCGTCTGTCTCACCACTTACAGAGACGGTGAGGTATCTACCATCCAAAACTTTCGCTACTGCATCGGGGTCACTAACACTTACCAAGTTCTGGATATGGCCTAGACCCCGGAAACTGTAATCAGCACGTTGAATCGAGTTCCTAACATCTGGGATTACAGACGGTACTGTTGACCGCCAAACTGATGCTACCGTTCTTCCAAGTGGTTCTGTATGATAATCATGGTTCTTTAAAAGAGGCTTATTAAAAGGCTCTACCCATGTCCGAACCGACTTGTTTAGTCTTTCGGGCTTATAGTACCCGAAATTTCCATTTACAATTCCACCATGCGTTACAGCTATTTCAGATAGTAGACCGATTGGTGAATCACTACCTCTTGCATCCCGAACCATATTGGCTACGCGTTCTTTAGCTTTGCCAGTTATTTGGCCTAGGGAATCCTCAATGCTAAGGGCTTCAAAGATTTTAACTGCTTTAGGCATTGGGTTCCTCTACTGCTTCAAGGTAGCATTCGCAACTACCGTGATGGGGTGGAATGTCTTCCGGCTTAATAGATGCCAGAGTAATTTCCTTACCATCCTGGGCCTTACAAGTTTCACAAGCTTCATCAGTAGCACGATTTATTGCTTTGGTGTGGCCATTACGTTTGAGAGCGACGGCGAAACCAAAGTTAAATGCTTGACTTATACCTGATGATATTGAGGAGTTCACATAAAATTTCCTAGTATCGAAAACCGCAGAAATCTCGCTGGACTTCTCGGACATACTAGGGATTGATTGGCCCAATATATTTATAACATCTTTTCGTAGATTTGCCACAGTTTTCCGTATATATTTCCCATATTGGTCAAGTACCTGTCTAGATGTTGCGTCTTCTATAGCCTGTCTAGCGGAAAAGACTTTTCCAGGAACTGCAGAAAGGTATCCATCTTCAAAAGCCTTATCAATATAGGGTTTTGAAGTTTGAATGGTGTAATCTTCGAGGACGCCAAAGGTCAGTTTTAGTGATTCAATATGTGTCTCTTCTGGTGAACCAGAAGTTAGTTTCACCATGGCTAAGGTGTCTTGCCTGGCATTTTCTAACTGCTGACTAAGAGAAGAGCGTAGCGACTGTATAAGTTTGGAATTTTTTAAACGTGTGATAACACTTTTGTTGGCATCTCGTGTCTTTTTGGGAGATGACTTTTTACCATGCTGATTACTTGGTTGATCTGCATTAGCAACCGAAGCTGCTGCACCAGCTGAAGCTTTAACCTGAATTTCGTATTCAGCAAGCTTGGCAGGCCCGAACATATAGAAAAATAGTTTTTCTACTTCTTCTGTGTTAGTAACATCAATAACTTCTTTACCAACTTCCATACGGAATTCGTCAAAGGTAATGAGATTATTATTGAATTTGTTGATGGCGTGATTTTCTTTCTTGATACGCATGTCAACGTCAATTTCGTTAAATACAAGTTTTACTTCTACGGCTGAGGCTTGGTCATAAGTCTCATATCCACCTTCTTGTAAAAGTTCTTTAATAATATATTCGTTGAAGAAATCTTCCACAACTTGTTGATAGAATTTGGCCTTTTCAATAAGTCCACGATCTATAGTTTCTGCTGAAGCTCGAGAAGCACCAGCCGCACTACCAAACGAAGTCTCACCTATGCCTAGACCCTTGATGACACGTTTTTGGAAATATTCTAGATATTTGGAAGCATCAATAGCTTCACCTTCAGCACCTAGTACTTCTATTTTATGGCGCTCTGGAGTTACGAAACCTCCACTTGTTGGCATGTTCTCTAAATCAGTAATTAGTTTTTCAATTTCTTCGTCTTGCGCCGGCTTATCTTCGGTCCCGATAATATATTGATAGAGAGGAAACAGATGTTGATGGACTAATAGCTCAACGTTTTCTTCAAGTCTACGAAGTGTCTGAACATCAGTTAGAACTGGTTGGATGAATGGTGTACCGAGATTATTACGTTCACTTCTATAGCAAAAGAAGTGGACCATATCTTCTACTTTTACTGTCTTTTCTTTGCTACCACTAGCTCCCTCAGCAGTTTGTTTTACAACATACTTTTTAACGTTTCCATTTTCATCCCGATTAGGAATCGTTGCCGTAGCGTCAAGCCGAGCATATGCAGAAATAGGAACTAAAGGTTTGTCGGCAATAGTAATAGGTTTGCCACTGGAAAATTCTTCATCACGATATTTGAAGACGAAACAGTTAGAGTAGTGAATTACATCGGATAGAATTTCTTTTAGAAGAACGGATGTAGGTTTTTGTGTAACGATAGCAGATTCTGCTAACCGTTGTTTGATATAGGCCGCAGCTTCAGTGTCTTTTGATACTAATTCATACCCACCATTTCCAGCCTTCTCGAGTACTTTAGCAAAAGCTTGAAAGACTAAGCCTTCATTATCTGAAAACCGGTCTATAACTGTAAGATCGTAATCTTGTTTAACTTCACCCGTAGTCGTAATTGTCCCGCGGGTAGTAGTTGGGGGGTTGTTCGCAAGGGCCTTACGAAGAACCTTGACCCGAGCAGGATCAAATACGTCTTTGATTTGTGGTTTGGATCCTAAACGCGAAAAGAATGAAAAGATACCCATTTTATTCATCAGCCTTAAGTTTATTTATCCAACCCAATACTCGCTCAACCTCGTTCTTAGGAACCTTTTTAAGGCAGTCATCAAATTGAGCACGTTTAGTATCAAGACCCGAAGTGCCAGGATTTACATCTTCGCCTGGTTTGGCATCGTCTAGATCAAACTCGTTACGAACCTGATTGAAAAGGAGTCTAAGTTCTTCATCTGTCGGGACTTTAGAGTTTTTGCAAAGTTCTCCATATCGACGAGCCTTTAGGATGACATCTATTAATTTTAAAAGTCTGCGTATATATTGAGATTCTTTTAAACCATCAATATACTCAACTTGGTATTTGGTTTGCAATTTAATGCTATTATTGAGATCTACTACTAGGTCTAGGAGGGTTCGCTCAAGATCCCCTATAAATTTTAACAAATTTCCAACGAATATGTTCCATGAAAGACAGGCACCAACTTTAAAAGCCGCTGAGTCCACTTGTAATTGAAGTTGTTTACGTAGTTTAGCGTTAACTTCATCGAAAAGGTTGTATAAAATGGACAGAATTGAAGACAGGAGCATCTTTTCAATGGTGCGCCACAAATTAGCAAGAGCAGAGTCTAGACTCTCAAACATTAAGGCCTTACGGTTTAGACTTATTTTTAGGATAGCCTGGGCTAGCTTGAGAAACTTAAGTTCTTGAGCGCCAAGAAATTTGAATAAGCAGCAGAATAGATTATCAACAAATCTTCCTCTTAATAAATTATCCATATTAGCTAGAGCAGATTCTTGGTAGTCTTTCTGAAGCAAGAGAACTTCTGCCATATCTTTGGGAATTTTGGCGGCGGTAGTCGCCGTATTTTTAATATAAGATCCAATTTTATCTGTTTGAGTAAGAGATTCTTTTTTGTAGTAATCAAAAATTCCTAGAGATGATTTGTACTGTCTACTTAGAGCTTCATAATGTACATATAGCATAGCGGCTTCAGGCCATTGATCTTCTTCCGAATAATAAGCAGTCTCTTGAACATGCTTAGCCAAAACAAGGGCGTCGAATCTTTCTACGTCTCTATTTAGCTTAGGACCATCAGCTATTGCTTTTTCTACCCAGTCTAGGGCAAACTTGCGGGCCTTATTAAACAACCATGCGATTCCTATAGTTTTCCCCGCATTAACAAGCGCTGCTCCAATTGAACTGGCAGCTTTAGATAAAGCAGTACCTATCCCCGGAGGAGTAGGGGGGATAGGAACGGAGATGGGGAGCCCAGTTAGTGGATTCTTTTTAGGTTCTTTCCCTTCGACTAGACCATTAATTTTTCTCAATAACCATTTCATGGGAGTGAATACTATGGCGAAGATGGCAGAAGTAATGAGTCTTAGAATCGCCAAAAATAACATACGGAGTAGAATGGTCTTGCCTGGGTTCTCATTGAAATCTTTTGTTCGCTGTTCGCCACTATAGGGACCAGAATCAGGGTCACATATTTCCCCACCAGCAATTAGTTGACCTGCTACGAGAGCCGCATAATCATAGTTTTCATCGTCTGTTTCAATACCAAGTGTTGGAGTGTCTTCGTCAGAAATGTTTCTGGTTGAGGAAGAGCAAATACCGTTTGTACCACCAAAGGGATCAGTGAGAACATCATTCCCATTTCCCGCTAGGCGTTCTGCATAAGTTGTAAGTTTGTCTGGATCCTCTTGAGGGTAGTCCTGGGAAATGCCGACCATACGTTTATAAAATGCCCAGCAAGATTCATTTTTTTGTTTTTGGCGTAGGTATCTTTCTTGTATGATGGGCGGGAGACTCGAGCAAAGTCTCATGGTCTCCCCGCGTGTATCTAATATAGCACCAACACGATCAAAGAGATCTTGGAGAGAAATATAATCTTTTTCAAGTTGTTCAATATCTATTTCTGGTTGAGGGATGGGTGTAACAGACTGAGGCTTACCCGTTAAGCCACGAATAGTTCCATCTTCTATATGGCGAGGAGTGAATTTGGGCACCTTGCTATAAAGAGAATTTTTCTCATGAGATGTATTGATGCCCTTGCGTGTCATATTACCCTTCTTGTTGGTCTAGTAAACTGCTTACTGTTATATTTGCCACGGTCCCATAACTTATGAGCACGAAACCAGGATTTGTTATCTATGGGAATAACGCGGGGTCCTGCAATTAGACTCCGTTTATTTCCTTCACCTGTTTTGTCAATTACACTGATATAACCTGGTTCTTCATTGTCAGGTGTAGATCCGCTTTTCTCTCCGAAACGACCTCCGACTCTCATACGGGCAGTGTATATTGGTTCACCTAGATCAGTAAATTCCATAGTAAAGGCAAGTAGGGAGAAATTAAAAGCATCTAGAATATGATCCTTTCCTTTGTATACAGGCCGGCCATCTATTGTTTGATGGTCAATAGTATAGTTGCCCAATTCCTTAAATAGATCTTTATCGGAGCGATTAAGAATAATAAGATTCTTTTCAAAGAAACTTCTTGAGTTATTAACCATGAAAGGCTTCATATGCTTTTTGACAATCTGTTTGGTCGCGGGGTCGTGTAT